CAGTATAGTTTGTGCCCGTTACATGTCGAGTTTCGATCTTGTTTCTTACAGGATCTAAATTGGTCACTGAGCGATCATCTATTACTTTGCTGTAGGTTTCACTGTATAATGTAGCACTTGTACCTGTTGAATTTGGCGTTAAGTAGGTAATAATGCCTGTAGGGTCTACAGTTGTGCCACCGTTGCCAAAGGCAATTTCATAGATAAATCCTTGCCCAGCGTTAGCAATACTCTCTGCCAACGCAACGCTCATATTTTCGTAGTGTATAGCATTACGTTTATTAATGAAAACCTCTTGGGTTTTAGGGTCATAAATTTTAATATGTCCCTCTATGTGAATTCCTGATAAGTCTTTACCTTGCATATTGATCTCTCATTGTTTATTATTTATCGTGGCCAAACAGTTGTGTTTTCCTTCAAGAAATTAGCAATCTTATTATTAGATCTTGCTAAACTCTTACCTGGATCGTTCCACAATGTTAACTCTTTCTTGACAATAACCACCTTAGTGCCTTCGGCAGCAGCAGTTGTTAATGTAATTCCGTTAGTAGTTCCGTCTACACTAAACTCTGCAGGGAATGTGCTGTCGCCTTCGTCGCTGTAAGGATAACCATTTGTTTCTTCAAACAAATCGTAATCTACTTTTTTCAACTTGTATCCATTGACAAAAACGTCAACTTCGTTTTCATTGGCAGGAATGTACTGTAAGGTACCTAAGTTTGTAGTAACTCCATTGCTAATAATAGTATCGATAATAATTTTATCAGTATATGGGATTGTTTCTGTAGGGCCAATATCTTGCACTGATTGTCCTGCTAGATGTACTAGCGGAGTTCCTGTTCCTAATGTGCCTCGGCGTAATTGTCCTAGTACATTGCCAACTTTAGTAAAGTACTCAATACGTTCCCCGTTAATCTCAATAATACCCGGCAAGTTTAATGCTGGATTAGGTAACGAGAATACTGATCCGTCTGCTACTGTAATTTCAATATCTGATTGTGTTAGATTACTTGCTAGTACAGATGCTTTTTCTGCACGTAAACGTTTGTAATGTACACGATTTAGCATATCTTTAAATTGCATGAAACCAAATGTACTACGAACCGTTTGATCAGAGAACAACATTACCTGTACTACATCAGTAGACTCTAAAGATTCTTTTAATCTAACAGTAATCCGATCATCATCAACAGCATAATCAACACTGTGCGTTAATAGTGTGCCATTTTTAATAATCCAAACAAAATCGTCAGACACTGCGGAACGACGTAGTGTAAAATATCCACCTAACTTATTTGTAAATTCATAGTAATCAGTTGTACCAGGAGTTAGTGTAGTTGACGGAATCATTATATCAGTAGTTCTGTCTATATCTAATAACATGTGATTGTAGAATGAAATTATTTCAATGTTAGTACTTGCTGGATATACTGTAGAAAACTCAATAGTTCCTGCATCAGTTATTGCATAATCAAAATCTACGTTAATTACCACTGCTAACTTAGCACCCTCTATGTATGACGATTGAGAAAGCTCAATTGTGATTCCTAATAAATCAACAATATATCCCACTCCAGGTGTTAGTGCATTAGAATCAGAGTATACTCGAATATCATTAGAGCTAATCGAATAAGTAGCAAATTTATGTGCAGGAATTGTATAAGATAACACATCATCGGCCATAGTAAAGTATATTACAGTCGACGGACGTAATATTTCTTGACCTTTACGTACAATAACATTTGTTTCGTAAGGTTGTAACTTGTTTCCTGGTAATACTTCAGAATTTAAATTATCTAAATTGTAAATTGTAGCAGTTCCATTAGTAGTGATCATCTGACTCTTTACTACACTAGCAGTTTGCACAGTAGTTCCACTATCTATCATATAGTTAATAAGTGAGTCAGCTTCAACTGATGAACTAAATCGTATAGCAACTCTATCAGGACTGTCATATGTATTATCAGTTCTAAATAATTCATACGTGGGTACAATGCCATTAACTAATACCGTCGAAGTTAGTTCACCTTCGATCCACGGAGCGCGGGTAACATATTCAGTAGTAGTACCGTCAGCAATGAAATGGTCCAAATCTAATATGTTTTCACTATTAAAGCCTACGCTAATTATGCTAACTATAGAATCAACCAACGGCGCAGTGTCAAATATTACTGAGTTTGATGCCCAATCAATAGTATATGCAGTTTGTTCAATTATTGCGTTTCCAACTTTAACAATTACTGCTCGATCAGTGGCAAAATATTGACCTATAATAAATGTATCAGTAACACCATTGCCTACATAGTTTTTAAATAAGATGTTTGGGGCACCACCTTCTGGCCTATGATATACTTTAATAGCTAGTGCATCTGTTATATGGCCAGGAACAATCTCTTCTGGAGCATGACTAGTTGCAGGTGTAACAAAATCGTCGCCGTCAATGTTAATATCTGCCGGAGCGTATCCGGTTGCCGTTGTTAGTACTGAGCCGTTGAAAGCGCCACCTTGTAATTGTGTATCATAATCATTAGGTCTCGGAAGGATACTTCCGTCACTAGTACTCTTACGGAATATAACTTTGTCCTTATCGTTAATAGTTAAATTAGCACTAGGTAATGTAAATATTTCTGTTGTTCCGTCTCCGGGAATAGAAATCATTATTGCATCAGCATTAACGATTGTACCCTTTTCCCATTCAGAAGCCAAGAATGTTACAGACGAAGTTGCTACGTTAGACACATAATAATAGTCTTCATAAACTACTCGTGTTCCTACAATATATGCATATCCGCTTACCCAGTCGGGTGTACCATAATATAAATCATCAAGTCTAGTAGGAGCACCGTATGTGTATCCATATACAGTTCCGCCGGTGCCTAATACAACAGCCCTATCTAATGTTATTGAAAAAGTATCTTCAGAAATTACTTGACGAATTCGATATGTGCCAATGTAGTTTCCAGCTGTCACTCCTGCTATAGTAATAAACATATCAGCTGTAAATCCGTGTGGAGTAGCTGTAGTAATCCAAACAGACGTATCACTTAATGCAGATTCAGTTGCTGAACTAATATTAACAGTTGCAGTTGGGTTGTATCTAGAAATATAAACATTTAATAATTCTCCAACATTAGGAGCATAATTTAAATCATATGTATAGTCTCCTGCTCCTGCTGTGAATATTCTATCGTCATACGTTGGATCAAACCCGTCCCACTCATCCGTAAACCACGGAAGGGCGTCCCAACCACCAGTTGCTCCAAACCCGAGCCCTTGTAGTTGTACACCGTTATAGTCAATCCCGTTCATTAGTTGAGCTAGATCTTTACCTAACATTCCACTCGTTGGCTCGTAGAAGAAATTAATTCTGTCAGCTGCCGACATATGCTCAAAGTTTTTCTCATAGGTAATTCTAATTGTTTCTCCCACGGTAGGTGCAGTATCTAGTGTTAACAATCCAGAATAACTTGTATATCCTTTGCTGGTAGATTTTTTAGTCGATAACGTATATTCGCCACGTAAAATATCAATGCCAGTAACTCCGGGGGTGTCAGGATTTATTCCTGACGGGTATAACTTAATAGAGGCTGATCCTATTTCTATTCTTGGACTCCACTTTAACGCAAATTGTACACGTGAACCTGTGCCAAGTAATGTTTCAGTCTCAGTTTTTTCACTAATATAATAGTCTCTAGTTATTCTATCAAACTTAATAGCAATCTTATTTGCTCTAACTACTTCACTTTCAATAATTGCAATTGCAGTTGCTGCGGTGCCTGTCTCAGATAGTCCGCCATCTAGTGTAATAGTAGGTGCTTTAAGATAACGTGTACCCCCAGATATTAAATCAATCCTATTAACTTTGCCATTGGAAATATATGCTTTTGCAGATGCTCCTGTGCCAAATCCGCCTTCTATTTTAACTACCGGTTGATTAATATATCCATTGCCGCCGTTAAATATTTCTACAGACTGAATAGTAAATCCCACATGATCATTCCAGTGCTTCCACGGATATGTTAAAATGTCGCTTGATGATGCATCAATAGTGCCATTATTAGTAACTGTTACATTCATAGGGGTAACTGTTAGATTTTCAGTAACTAACGGAATTAAGTCAAAATCAGTTGTTGATTGTCTAGCATAATCTGTTTTATTATAAGAGCTAACATACTCTCTAATTTTTGTTCTATAAGGTTTTACTTCATTAATATAGTCTTCAAAATTAGACAAATTATCATTATTATATGTAACTTTTTCTTTTAACTCGCCTACATTATGAGTTGCTTTTACAAAGCTAGTCTTAAATGCCCAGTCAATAAAAATTTGCTCGTGCATTACATAACGCAGACTTGAAAAGAATAATTTTAAATACTCAACTCGAAGATCATCAACAAGAATTTTATCTTTAATAGAATTAATAATAATTCTCAATTCAGCTGCTGCATAATTATCATATAAAGAAGCATCAAATAATTGATTATCAAATCCTACAGATGAGTTAACAAATGTATAAATGCTACTTGCAAATTGTATAGTTCCGGCCTGTCTACCAACAACTTTATAATTTTGTGTATAATCGATTGTTGTTAAATTATTGTATTTTTCTAATAATAGCCAGCCCCCGCTACCAATATTTTTTACCTTAACTATACTGCCATTGTTTGCAGACAATGTTACAAGATAGTATGTATTGTCAACCAGATAATCAATTTTTGTAAACTGCGTATATCCTGTAGCATACCAATCAGCATAGTTCCAGAATTTTGTCACGTCATATGATTGGCTTCTTATACGATTCCAACTATTGTCTCTAGCAGTCCACTCATAGATACTCCATTTATCAAATGAACTAGTATCACTAGATACTAACACCGCATGAGGTCTTACTATTAACATAGTCTCGCTAAAATAGCCGCGGCCAGCGTTTTGTATAGTAACACTGACAATTCTACCAGCAGTATCTAATACTGGAAGTAGTACTGCTCCGATCCCCGAACTTACAATTTTAATAAGTGGGGGATTTTTGTATCCATATCCTGGATTATCTATCAATATATCAGTTATAATTCCATTTTCAGTTACCGCAGTTAGTGCTGCTTGAACTAATGATGCAGTTCCGATAAATCGTAACTCAGTGTCGAAGTCAATAACAGTGTCCCACAATCCCGAAACTGTCGACGGGGCAGGTTCAGATAACATTAGACCACTTATATCAAAGTCATCAACAATTAAATTTTCCATTAGTATAGCATTAACTCTTTCTATATATTGTTTTAATGCTTCAACTCTATTAACAAACATTCCCTGACGAGGTCTAAATTCTATTCCGTAACGATTTTTTACTGGAAGATTAGTATCAGGAATAACTCGATCGTTACTGTCTTTTCCAATTAAACTGTCTATCCATTTGTTTTCAATATTTTTAGGAATAGTTGTGTTCGGGTGTTCGCTTATAATTTTCCATTGACTGTGCATGTTAATGTCATGATTATCTATTAACCATGTCTGGAAGTTTAATACTATATCAGTACCTTCCAACAAATTAGCAAAATTGACTAAACTAAAACTATTTGCACCAGTGGGGGCAACACATGTGTATCCGTATCCTATAGGATCAGATATTAGACTAGATATCTTTTCTGCTGATATTGTTCTACTAACAGAATTAGGTGTTATTTTTTTATTCTTGACCCAGAAATAATATGTAGGAATTAATTTTTGACCAACAGTATCATATTTGTTTTTAATACTGTAGACAGTATCTCCATAAAGACTCGTACCGCTTATACCTGCGGCCAGGCCTTTAGTAGTATCAGCTAACTTGTCCCATTCGCTTGGTAGATATTTTGTTTCGACCCATTCGTAAATGTCAATGCTGGCAGTTTTATATAACTTGTTCCATGTAGTTGATCTATATACTACTTCACCGCCTTGATTGTCCATAAACTTAGCACGAGTTAAATTCCACCATAACATGCCTACTTGAGCAGTAGTCCAATTTAAACCGCTATCAACGTTAACTGAACTAGTGCCTACAGAGTAAGTTGCTGGGTCAAAATATGTCTTGTATCGAATTTCTTGATCGGCCAATCCAGGAATTTTTCCCTGTATTGGGTCAACTACGTCAAGGTATGATACAATAGTATTAGTTATTTTATTATATAGATATGCTTTTTTAACACTAGAGATATTTGGTCTCGGCTGTTCATACACTTTTAAAGTCCACGATTTTAACAACGGTGGTTTAACATATGAGAATACTGCTCCGGCAGAGCTGTTAAAATTAGGCGCTCCAACTAAAATTGTATTATTACCTGCAGTGATTGATGCTCCGTAACTGACAGCAGTTGAGGTAACGCTTTCACCGTATAGAAATTTAGTACCGTAAAGATCATAAATGTCAACTCGACTATCACCTGTAGCAAATACTACTAATGTAGTATCGTTGTTAGTAAACTGTACCGTTGTGCCAAATTGGTCGCCTATATCTTTAGTTAAACTTGTAATTGTTTGATACGGTGTGCTAGTATTGTCAGTATCGTATATGTAGACCGTGCCAATGTCACTACCAATGGCAATGTACTGAGAAGATTGAGCTATTGAAATACTTTCACCAAATCTGTCACTTGTTGCAGTGCCGGTAAATGTAGTCGACAATACATAGTTGCCCAACGTTAGAGTATATAATTTTACTTGACCTTTATCTGAAACAGCACTTGGTACCGCTGCGGCAAACATGTTACCTGTTGCAGATATTGTAATATTTTCAACATCCGTTATTACTAACGGATTTACATAATTAGACCAACTACTTGTTCCGGTAGCTTGATAAAAATATACAGCATCGGTTGCTGATACTGCTAGTATATAAGTATTATCTAATTTAGCAAATGCTAACTTAGTTCCAAACAATTCATCAGCACTTGCATTCTGACTTATAATAGAATTAACAAAAGTATATCTATTACCTGCTGCTTTGTAATACAAAGAAACATAACCTTGATTGGCATATCCGCTACTGTCAACATTACTTGCAGACGGGGACGCAATAGCTAACCACTTACCGTCTGCTGACAATGCAGTTTCAGCGCCAAATTCTTGACCGGCAACATCAGCTATAGACGGGTCAATTACGAGTGAATGAGTTTGAATCCATTTATATAATTGCGTAGTATTAGCATTGTATGTCGCTGAAATGTTCTGTCTTTCTAATATAATTACCTGGTCAGCATCTGTAACAACTGCGGTGGTACCAACTTGAGATACTGTTACTTTTTTACCAAAGTTTAATCCAGTAAGATCAGGAATAGTACTAAGATCTATATTAAAAGAATTATATACTGAGTTATTTTCATAAACTCCCCAAGTGCCGTTACCAGAATCTTTAGTCCATAGTAATTCATTAGGTTTAATACTAGTTGGCAAATTATCGTTTGCATTATCGATTGTATCAAACAAACAAGGAACAAACTGATACAATACTATTCCTGGTGGTTCTGGTAACGGTTCCCAACCTGTTGCTACTGTGCGAATAACAATCTTCCGCGGTGTTGAAGCGTCTGGCGTTCCGCCAACTCGTTCTATACCAACTGAGTACACTGTGTAAAATCCATCTTTTGGAATAGCAACATTTGTAAGACCTACTATGTCGCCAACAATTACGTTAGGGATTGTATTACAGGTAAGAACTACCTCTCCAAGTTTACTAGTAGAATTATAAAAGTATTCTGCTTTAGTTACAGTGAATAAACTTTGAGTAAATCTGTATACATTCCACTTTTCGCTAAAGCTATTTAATTTATTTTCAAATGCGCACCATACATAATCACCTTCAGTAAAGGTACTAATATCATTTTGTAATGCATCGGCTAATGTGTCAACACTTAGCAATACATCTTCATATCTAACAAATCCAGGAGTACGCAGATACTGTTTAGTGCCTGTTACTGACCATATATCGTTATTATATCCTAACGGTTTAATGTACACATCCAACGGACGTTGTCTGTAGATAAAATCAACTACTGTGGAATCAACAGTTGATACTAGCTCTACAGGTTGAGGATTTATTTTAAATTGTGATTCATCTAAAATAAATTCAGTTTCATTGAACGCAGTAACAGCGCCGTATGATCCCACACGGACTGCCCATTCTTCATTGAATGTCAAACTCTCTACGCCATCAGCACTTAGCACATCAAATAATTTATTGAGAACATTTTGTGTGCCTTTTTCAATAATCATACCTTGATAGAATTTATATTGACTCACATCGTCTTTGATAATATTTTCAAGGTACTGACGTTTCTGATATCCAATTAAATGCTGTGCAAATTTCTGTTGCTCTGCATCAAAATTATCAGTATCAAGGTCGTAGAAATCAGTAAACTGTTCTGATCGATAGTCCCAGTTAGCTGACATTTTTGCTGTAGGTTTTTCAGCAAGTAAGGACCAGTCTGCGGCATTGAACTTTTGTACACCTGGCAAAGTTGATAGTGCAGAATAATAAAATTCTTTATACTTTACAATGTCACCTAGTTTATAATCAGTCCATGGTGTCCAGTCATATATTCTAGCTTGATCAAAAATAAATCCTGGGATGTTAAAACCGCCCTTCCAACCTTGGCTGAGATATCCAATAACTTTAATACGTTCCTGACGATATCCGGGTTCAAGGTCATAGATAACATCATTAAACAATGTTCTATTGTCTAAGATCATCACATGTTCTTTTTGTATCAGATAAAATACAGCGCCATATATTCCATGGGTAGTACTTGTAGGAGTTAGTGAGAATGAATTCTCATCATCATTTCGATAGGTATTAGTAAACTCAGGTTCTAATTTTTGTCCGTCTACTCTAAATATCTTATATCCATAAAACGGATCTAGTAGATCGTTAACCACACTGTTATTAGTAGATAGAGTTATTCTATTTGCTGCTGGGCTTACAGAAAGTACTGCTCCGGCTCCCCAATTCTGAGTTGTCCAAAACATAAATTCTTTTACTGCGGTTTCCCAGTTGGTAATAGCTTTTAATGTAGTGTTAAAGTCATCAAATACAAATCCTTGATTTGATAGGTATGCGCCGTAGCCTTGCAAGAAATCTACTACTTCTTGGACAGTTGCTAACTTTGTTCCGTATCCTAAGGTCAATGTTAGGGTAGTATCCCATGACTTCCTAATGTTAGCATCACGGCCGCCGCTAACAGGCAATTCTGCAAGTCTAGAAAATAATGCAGCGTCAAACGTATCTGTAGAGGTATGTGTAACATTTACTCGATAATATCGATTACCGTAATAAACAATACCGCCGGCAACATAACGTTTACCAGCTGTCCATACAATATAACTTTCTGATATTCCGCCAACGTTGATAGTTCTAGCAGATTCTAACCACGGGTAGTAATTAAAATACGGTTGCTCGTTATAATATCCAGTGATTTCAAAACCATCAACATGTTTGGTAATAACTACTCCGCTGTATACTACTTTTTTAACTGCTGACGAGGTGTTTAAGAAAACAGTATAATTTTCTTCAGGAATAAAAATACTACCAGTACTAGTGGGACTCTTACTATCTAATAATAACTTAAATTTATTCTTTGCAGTAAATCCGCCTAACTTAACTCCGAGATTGTTAGTTAGTGTATCTAAATCAGTCTGGTACTGGCTAATCAACACGGTTGTATCATTAGTCAAATAGTCAATGATGTAGTTGATCAATCCCGATGTTGAAACTCGTTGGGTACTTGCAGAAGTTGATGGTAATACAATATCAGCAAGCCTAATACGTAAACCAGTTTCAGAATAGACTAATTGATTACTAAGATTGCGTACAATACGGCTTCTATCTAAACATGTTCCCAGAACTCGATTAGGTTGCATTAGTAATGCTGCTTGGATAATTGCAAAAGGATAATGTCCCGAGCGGCGCCATGCAGACTCAACTGGGCCAACGTCGCCGAATGTATAATAACCTTCTGCAGTTGGTTTAATGGGACCGTTTACAAAATTAGCGTTGACTGGGTCTTGCAAGTCGCCATTCTCGTCCACAGGCACTCCGTGAGCTAGGATAGACTTTGCAAATTTTTCCAAACGTCTAATAGGCTGGCCAGGTTCTCTAACTATACCTTGACGAAGGTCATCCCACATGATTAAATTGTCACTGGTGTAAGGTACTGGTCCGTAGACTTCTTGCCACCACGCTGGTGGTAGACTAAATCCTAAACATTCCCATGGGTGTGTATGTGGGCGGTCAGTATCTAATAACCAACGATATATACCTCTCCAGTACGCTGGAACAGGATATCCATTAGGGGAATAATTTCCGCGGTAGTTAAACGTAAATGGATCTAATCTGTTCCACCATTCAACGTTCTGTTTAGTAAAATCTTGTCCAACATTGCTGGTCCATTGATAAAAGAATGTGCCAAGGATAGCTTCGTATTCGTCTTTTGAATATACAGTTGGTCTATCATATCCTGGAATGTAATCATAGATATTAAATATATTAGGATTATATTGTACTTTGATATTGTTGAAAATACGCTTTTCTAATTCTAAGATTAGGTCATCGCGATAGTCGCCAAATGCAATAGTTATACTACCATCGTGTCCTTGAATAACTTCCGTTGGTTCAGCATAGGTAGTGTCTACAAATTTTGAAGGAACAAACTTAGGATATAGGCCTAGTTTAGTAGGGGTAGCAGGACAGAATGACCCGTCAGTACTTTCGTACTCTACTGCCATGATAATATCACCATCAGTAAGGTCAGTTAGTATTTCAAAGAATACATCTGTACCAAATATGTAATCTTGGCCTTCTACTAACTGCACATCATTTAGGTAAAGATTGACTGCTTTATTTGATAGGGCAGTTAAATTAAATGCCGTGTTTAATGGATATATTTTTGTACGAGCATCAAGTACTGTATATTCAAATATATTAGACGCGGCATATCCAAACATATCTGATAGGTAGTAAGGACGTGATGTAGATTTATCTTTTGCTAATTCTGCTAGTACATAGTCAACATGGCGTCTTGGATCTGTGTCGATTCCTGAACTAGTTGCTGTTACAATAAAGGCTCTTTTAAATTTACTGTAATCATCTCGTGCTTGTGCTAGTGCCTTAAACACATTTGCAGTTGGAGTGCCGAGGTGGTATAAACTTAAATTTACAGGGCCGGCATGTTGAATAAATCGTGTACCATAGGGTGTAACATTTCCTATATCTCGCAAATTGCTAGTGCCAGGATAAGTGCCAACAAACGTAGTAATATTATCAATTATAGTATCAACATGATCAATTACTTGGCCTAATGTAAATTCTGATAAATTATTGTTTAACGGATTGTTTTGTAAATTAACTGGAATTTCATAATATCCATTGTTATTTTTTTGTTGTGCAGAAAAACATTTTAATGTAACTACATCGGTCAGTGCAACATTAGTTTCTAGTAATATATATTTTCTAACACTATTTTCAGTAATAGTATAATTAGACCTAGGCTGTCTCTTCCCGTTAATATATACTCTAACTTCTAAATCAGCTAGATTATCTACACTTGAATATACGTCAACTGGAAAATTATTAACTAGTCCACTTTCTTTAAAAGTTCTAATAATAGGCTGTAAATTTGATATTAGTGTAGTCTTCCATCCGTTAACATACTCGAAAGTAGTTAACCCCGAAATTGATTTTAAAAATCCAACATCAGTAGTCTGTGTAATAATATCAACTACATTTTTATATTTAAAAGTATCAGACAGCAGATTAAACTCAAAAGCAATGTCACCGATATTGTTTATATTTTGATAGGATAATGGAAATCCTAATTCGGTATCATTTGATCCGGTCCCTACTTTATACGAAAATAATTTAGTACCTGCAAATGTTGTACCGTCATAGTCTAATGCGTTTCCGTAGCTGTCGCGGTCGGCGGCAAATACGTCAAACAATGGAGGTTGGTTGACTAATGTTTTCGTCTGGCCAATTTTCCATGTAGTTCCGGTGTACCAGTACATTAGTCCTTGATTTATAATTCCTTGCTCTACTAATACAGTTTCATTTACTAATGGAATACTGTCATCAGCTTCAACTAAATTAATTTGTTTACGATATCCGGAAAACACTTCTAATTTGTGTACGTCCGATCCTGTTGCGAATATATCAGCAACTACTGTTAAATTCTTGTCAGTGTATAATTTTATTTGTGTAGTATTAAGTACGAGCACATAGTAGGCTTTTCTGTTGATCAACCCAGAAATATCTATATTACCATTATTGAGATATAATATTTGATTGCCAGTTGTTAAACCGTGACCTATGGCATTCGTCAATGTATCGGTTTCTATTGTAATAATATTAGTATCTGGATCAATCCCAGGCAGGGCATAAAAACCAATCTGGCGGCCAGGTACTGTGACATTTACAAAGTTAATATTAAAGATTCGATCTTTAACTAGGGAGTCAGTATCTGCTGTAAACAGTATTCGCATTCCTGCAGCAAGGTCTACACCGTCAACATTATATCCTAATTGCCCTTCAACAGTTGAGAATACATCTGTAGTAAATGTATCAACTAATGTAACATTGGCCTTTGCTTGATGACCAAAATTAAATAATTTTAGTCCAGCATCAAATTCAATAATAGGACGAATTGCTCGAGCTGATTGATCAAGAGAGGGAACTTGATCAGCAGCATTGGCGGCTGCTATAATTACATCTTGATGGAACCAACGGTTGTATCGACTCCACGGATTTCTATCTGGAGTACCTCGAGCAACTAATATGTAGTCTTTATATTGTGGGAACGAAGTGGCAGTACTGAATGGGCTTTGGTCAAAAGGCTCATCGTCAAATAATAGTGCCCTTTCTTGAGAATATGTACTGATAATTTCCAAATCAGTTTCTGCAACTAATCGAATTGCAGTGCCCACTCCCTCTACATACCAATAGCCTGTTGCATAGTTTATAGGAAAAATGTTGCCTTCAAATTTTAACTTCATACCGTTTGACAACGGAATACCGTTACTCATAGTATATGATTTCTTACCTAAAATATCAGCATCAACATTTAAGTATGTGTTTTCATCAATATCCAATACATGGAATACTCCGCCAGTATCAACACTGTTTTCACTAACATAGTATAATACATCAGGCGAATTAACTCCTACAGTAAAAGTTATTGTGCCCAACTCGACCGCAGAATTAGAAACTCCAATTGTATATCTATCTAGAGCACCTGCTACTCTAGCAGTTTTAATACTGAACGGATTTCCTGGCGAGTTGATAACAAATGTATATGTTTGCCCTCTATACAAAGTTAGGGTAGGATTGCGAGTTAGTCCATCGGGTGAGAATAAAAATGCATAATTATCTGATTCATCAACTGCGTCAACTGTATATGTACTTTCTATAGCCAGTTGTTGTCCGGTAATTTCAATAGGTGCTGGGCCGTACGGTAACCAGTAGTATTGTTGATAATTAACAAATTTATCCCAGTTAATATGCGGGTCCCACGAGTATGATTCTTGACTGTTTATTCTTTCATGGTTTAAAACATTGCCACCGAGTACATCAACATGATTTATATGATCAATATAGTCTTTGTAAAAATTAGTATTTCCTAGATAGTCTTGAATAACTGCTGCTGGCTCTAATTGATAATTTTGTCGAGTAGTATCAGCAGCCTTTACAAAAATGTCAGCTGATGTTATTGCTTTGGCCGTTTGTCGTCCAATGTATCCGTTAACTTTTTTAACTGCTCCGGGCTGCGTTAGTTGATCTAAAGTTGCTTGTAAAAACTTTTTATTACTATCTGTTCTAAAAAATCTTGGCAATAAATTTGCCGAATCTCTGTTGTCAGCATTTGACAACGGTAGGCCTGATTCGTTTTGATCGTTATTTGCCATTAGTAACTCCCACTAGTAATAGACTGTGTACTTAAAGTAGATGATGTTATAGTTATTGCTCCAGCACTGTTAATTTTACTAGCAGTCACAGCTGATATAATTTCAAGGTTGTCAATGGTTGCACCGTTAATAAAAATTTGATCTTTTTCTGATCTTATTTCATATAGACCACCAAACGATAACGCAGTGTCTTTAGGTACTATTAAAAAAGTTACAATGTTAGGAGTTAATTTGCTCATTATATAAGATGAAAGTTCACTGAAATAAAAGCTGTCGCCAAAGTCCCAGTTTTCAAGCGAAAAGAATTCATTAATTGCCGACAATACTCTCGATTTAATATCGTTATCACTAATAACAACTTCTGCATTTTTTACAATCTTAAATGTTGCCTGTACATCTGAAGACGCTTTTTCGCCAAATAATACTTTATATTTCACTGGATGGTAAATTAATTCATCACTAATTGATTTAATCTTATTAAGGTCTGCGGCCAACAGTGTATACAAATAATCAGTGCTAGGAGGCAGTGGCTCGGCGGCAATTGTTCCTGCTAACCACTGACGATAAGTTTTATCATATTGTTTAGTTAGTATAAATGTATCAATAATATTAGTCAATCCTGGATCTATACGAGACTCGTAATCTGCATTATGAATATATTGAAACTTGATATCTCTGCGACCAATATATACTTTATAATTTAACGATGATGTAAACTGTGGAGAACTATCTCTATTAAATTGTTTAACAGCACCTACATCTTTAAAATAAAAGTATTGCCCTGTTGAGAATGCCGATGTATTAGTCGGTTGTGTATCTAGAATTGTAACAGTACTATTACTATTATCAAATAATTTATAGTCTTCTTGTCCTTGGGCAATAATATATCTTTCAAGTATTACATATTTTTTATTGTCTGGAGAATTAACTATGTCTACAATTTCTTCAAACAGGCTAGGATTATCAACTACACTGTCGTCGTCAGTGTCACTAAATGTAACTTGAATTTTCTTCGTATCAACATAGCCGTCGAGACCAGTATACTCTTCGGTAATTTCCCAATCACGGTCAAAGGTAAATGAATTAATAAAACTTGGAGGTGCAGTATTAATACCTAGCACTTTGATTTTATCTTTTACAACAGTATTAGTCCTAGTATCATAAATTTTATCACTAGCATCAAAGAAGAATCGAATCTGAGCATCACTTTCAAAAATATATCTGATCAATCTCGATGTCACTGTGTAAAACTCAGTATCAGTAGTAAACAATATTAACCAACTAGAATCTTTTTGTTGATTTGAGTTGTTTCCTTGATTAGCAGTACTGAAATCATCTAAAGTATTTAAATTTACTTCGAATACAATTTTCCAAGTGGCTGTTTCAATATCATATCGCAATCCGAACGGTTTATTTGAAAACATTAAATCTACCATAGTAGCAATAGTAGTTGTATTGATTGAAGATTTCCATGCTGGGATAAGTTCTGATAACACTGCACCTGTCGGGATAATATCATTTAACACAACAGTGCCCGAACCGTCAATTAGTGTTCCGTCTCCGCCACTAGTTCCGTCTCCAACAACAGATATTACTTTTGCCCATAAGATGGTAGTTGAATTTGCTATCGCTGCAGAACCTAACACTATTGCATTATCATTAGTTTTATCAAAATAGTATCCGGCTGGCGCTGTAAATTTTAATAGTGCGCCAGGGGTTACAAATCTTAAATTAGTATTTGTATATGAACCTAACTGGTAAGGCGCAGCAAGTTCTCCAATATATCCAGTTGTTTGATTAGTATCTACTGTATTACTGTACCACCTAACATCTAGCGAATCAGTAGCGATTCTAAAGAATTTTGAATAATAAAAATCACGCAATTGAGTTGTTTTTAAAGTTTCATATATTTGATTATAAATTACTGCTTCAATATCTGTACGAGTTGCATATGTGAATCTAAAACTAGTGGTATATTCTTCTTTGTATACTGCGCCGTCATCTCCAAATAAGTTTGTTTTACTATACTTGCCAGTTGGATCAACTAGATCAAAGTATCTACTAATACCGCTTGCGCTTCTGTTAACTGCTTTAACTTTAACAACATCTTGATTAACACCTAAGGGACTTAGGTTATAATCTTCAGCAGTTATCATTCTATTTTGAGTATAATAAGTAGCAGGGGCATTATTTTTAATGCTAGTATTTGATTCAGCTTCTGCTGAATTACCAACCGATGTTTGTAAACCTAGCGTTAATGTTAAAGTTTCAGCTTGACCAACATTAGACACATAGGGAATTGAAATCCCTACATTTTTTACATCGCGAGGATTGATCGTGTAGCTAATGCCGTTGCTTGCACGATAGTAAACTCTAAATGTTCCACGAGGTAAGTTACCAAATGTGCCATCACTGAAAACTAAACTTACTCGATCATTAGATCGAGTAAGAACATTATAAATGTTTCTAATAGACTTATTCAAACTATTATAGATAATATTATTGCCTTCAAGGCTTGGGACTTTTGCCCAATATTCTGTCTCAACACTATTTTGATCTAAACGATATAACCATACATCGGTATTGTTAACATTGATTGCATCAAGGTCAACAGTTTCATTTGTTGCTGGCTGATCAATAGTAAATGTACCTTGATTTAATAGACCTTGTCTAAAATGTAGAAAGAACCCGCTGCTAGTACTGCCAGCACCTCTGCCGTCATTTCTATAGACAAATGCCATTCTATTACCGATGGCAGGCGGTTCTTCGTATATTTCTTCGCCACCTTTGAATGTAGTAGATACTACTTCAAAACTCATATTTCTGCCATCAATAGCTTTGGCAAAACTGAATACAGGAACGTTAGCATTAGATCCCTGGAAGCGATATTGCTCTGTAGCAATCCCGTATACATCAGCTTTATCGTCAGGATTTCCAAACTGGCGACTTGCAGGCAATGCTGCATTTATAACTTTAATAAATTGATCATACCAGTTGGGGTTAGCAGGATCGTTCCATCCGATAACTTGATTTGCTAGATTTCTGCCGTTAGAATCAACTACTGTTTGAGTGGTCTGTACCGCAGTAAATTTCAATAATCCAGAGCCTGCAATATTACGTTTTGAGTTGTAACTGAGCAAGCGGGCCAGGCGTAACACGCTGTCACGACGTTCTGCTAGTTCTAAAAAGTTTTCGCGGGCGTTTAAATCTGTGCGGAAACTGATGCTTTGACCAAGGAATGCAATTAGGTCAATTAGGGCCAAATACTCTGAGCTTTCAATGTAATCGTTAAAATCTTCCGGATAGTTTTCACGGATATAATTAATCATTACTCTGCGAAGATTTTCAAAGTCGTAGCTTTGGAAATCTGCATTACGAAACGTCTGGTATATACGTTTCCAATCTTCTGCTACCAGTAATCTATTTTGTCGATCAGTTGCTGACATACGCCCTTCCCAATTATTGAGTATTTAGCGTAGTTTATTATGTAGGAGTTTAATTCACAAGTCCGTTAGCTTGATCAAATTTCAGCTGTATAGACTCTTGTATGTAGTATGGCAGGTAGGTTAATCTACATTCGATCTGTAGGCCACTTTCATATTGTGTGATGATAACTTGGTCAGCTCGAACACGTGGATCATAGTTGATAATGTCCTCAACATTCTTTGCCACCAACTGTTTAAGTTCCTCAGTTAGTGGTTCAAATATCACATCCCAGATCACTGTGCCAAATGTTGGATCATTTAATTTTTCACCTTGTCTTATATGGAAATGGTTGAGAATATCCTGTTTGATCAGGGCAAGATCATACAGTGCAAAGCTGGTAGCATCTTCAGATATAGTACTAAACCCTTTATAGGTCTTGGTACCGGGAACATTCTGCTGAGTTCGATTACCTGGTAAAGTAATCTTTTCATATAGTTTAGGATTAGCTGACATAATAGTATTTAATCTCTTTATTCTTCATCAGGTTCTGCAGGAGAGAATTTAATAAAAGTATCTTCAATAGTTGTATATTGTTTCCATGCATCTGCAGGAGCGATCATTGTTTCTGAAAAATCTGACTGGTCTGATATTTGCTCTGCATCAGTATCTTCATATCTATCTTCTAGATCTCTGTCAGTTTCTTCTGGCTTGACTTTTAACGGATCTAAGTTTTCATGGTATGGATACGGCTCAAATGTTGGAATGCGGCGCATAATACTTGGAGGTATGACGTCTTCTACAAACTCTCCAGATTCATCTGACAGCTTATGTAATTTTAAACGTTGAGGTAATACTGCTTCAGTAGCATTAGCGGCAGTGGCTGCGGTAGATGCCGTAGGTCCGTTAAAATTAATGTTTCCGCCAGATATAGTAGTATTAGCTGCTTTAATTTCCATATTCCCTCCAGAAGTTTGAAAGTTGTGGCCGCCAATATTGAAGTCAAAATCTCCGCCTACTTTATGTTGATACGCACCGTCAAACACTTTATCTACATCTTGTAATACATGCTGTAAGTAGTTTTGATCGTATAATTTGTTTACATCTTGTTTCACATGATGTGTATAATTTTGCTCGTATGTTTTGTCAACATCTAACTTAACATGTATTTTTTGATTTCCGTCAACAATTAAAATTTGGTCTTCAATCACATGAGTATGTTTTTCACCGCGAACTTTAGTATTAAAATTGCGACCACATTCAATATTGATATCACGATCTGCATAAAAATTTAAATCGTTTTTACTATGTACACTGACACTGTCCTGTGCAAAAATGTCAATCTTGCCGTCACTGGTCAGTTCAATCCAAGTGGTACCTCTAGCATTGCCAATATAGATCAAATCTTCAGTATTGTGCATCAGGATTTGATGCCCTGTACGAGTTCTAAATCTCATCAACTCGTTGTGCAATAGTGTAGGATCACCGTCAGTTTCTTGATTTTCTACTCTAGCATATTCAGGGGGGCCTTCGCTTGCTGTTGTCTTACGTAAAAATTTATCGTCACCGTCGTCCATTACAAAGCTGCTGCCGCCGAGTCGACTAACAGCAACATTGTTAGTCCTGTACTCTCGCTTACCAGTGTCTCCAGTTTTTGCGCCGTCTTGTTTATCTAAAGGTCCGGGAGTTGAAATGCCAAAGACCATTGACGGAGTTTCTCTTCTAGCACTGCTTGATGTAATGCCTCGGATATCATCTTCTAACAATCCCTGATCGTCTAACACAATTTCTTGTGGTGTTGCAGGTTTTGTAATAGCAGTTGCGTCAAGTGTTTCAGCTCCAATAACACTGTTGAACTCAGCAACTGGCACACGCTCTTTATCAGTAACTTTAGTCTCGTCTACATTGTAATAGGTACTTGCATACCCGGGAGTCATAAAATTCTTTTTGTCATCGAGCACACAGCCCATCCAAAAGTAGCCTTCTCCTTTGACAAAAATAACCATTACAGTGGATCCTACATCGGGAGGTATCATCCACATGCCGTATGATTTTTGTGTGTTATTATAGTTGTCTTCAGCGTCACTAACAAAATCAACGCTGGTGATTCCCCAAAACGGGCTTAGGTATCTTGCCTGCTGTAATTGACCTTCAGCTGCTTCATCGTTACCACTTTCTCTATATAATTGCACCTCAAGGATGCCCATATAATTTTTGTCGTGATGACTAATAACTTTTGCTAGAAAGGGACCAGGGTCTGTTGTTTTTCCTGCATCAGCAACATTTCTTGTATCTTCACTCATAAGTTATTCTGCCAATTGCGGGCCGACTCCTGCATTATCTGTAGTTTGTTGTATCTCTTCTGGTGTGCGTATTTCGCCTTCTCCAGTTGCTCCAGTTGCTACTGCAGGTTTTACATTTTGTGTATCCTGTAAAAGTTTTACTGTACCACCTTCTGCTGCCGATGGGTTGCTTGATTGCCCTGCACGTCTGATTAATGTTAAAACTTGCGTAAATCTTCCACGAGCAAATGTGCTTTCAACTCTAGTAACTTGATATAGTCCACTAAACTGATTGATTAATTTTGTTGGTCCAAATGTATAAGCACCTTTGCTCATGTCAAGATCAATTGGAGTTCTAAAATCAACTGTTACATCAACTTCTCCTGTTTGATAATCAATACTATAGTCGGCTGTCATATTTTCATATTGAGACTTTGGAGCAGTATAATTACCCATACCGCTATCACCTAGATAATATGGATCGCCTAAAATAGTCAGTGTGGTATTAACCATGTCAAACGGATTGTTCAATACATTGTTTTGAAAATCCTTTGCTGCTCTAGTTTCAGGAGTGTCCTTGGCGCTGCTGCTGCTACCGGTGTTAGTAGTTACTGAATCGTATCGTACTTCTTTTGTTACTTCTCCCTCTATTGGTTTACTAGAACCAGCCGCTGGCGGCGCTGGTTGAGCTTCAACCGCAGGATTAGCTCCCGACGATTCTTTTGCTCTTTGTAGGCCAGCAGTGTTCTTTCCAGCATCTGCAGCCATAGCTGTATAAAATGCCGCTTTAAATTTAATGTCAAAATTTATTACATCTAAGTTTTTAGCTGTATAGATATAGTTGTACGCTTTAACTGCCTGTTTCTTTGCCTGTTTAACTTTAGGGTTGGCAGTATTTGGGGGCATAAAACTTGAAGCATCGATACCAAACGGTACTACTCGGTACACAATAAGTTTTGGTTGAACCCCAGTTGTGGCCATGTTGGCATCAGATGGAATTGTAAACACCTGGGCTTCTATTCGCCACCATGGTATTTTTCCAGTATCAGAAAGCTGTGTAGCTGTTAGTGCTTGACGACCATAGTCACTCATTAGTAAAACTTGATTTATAGCATTAGGAATGTCAGTACCTTGTGAAAATTTAAAAGTACCTTCGGTAGGGTCTATTGATATTTTTCCTCGAGTATATACTTTAGAGGTTTCATTGTATACTAGGCCTTCTTTAGCAAACGAAGAATCTCCAATACGTTCAGGAGTAAATCCCATACTGGCTCTACCCAAACTATTCATATCAGCAGTATATTGTATTAGTGTTCCGTTACCGCCTTCTTCTTTAGCTAAGATTGCTACTTTTAATTTACCTTGTAAATCTCCGCCTTGTACTGCTCCTGTATTTGGAGAACTTGTAGCTGATCCGCCATCGTCGTCATTTCCTACTGGAGCTCCTGATGTTAAATCTTTAGGAAACATTATCAATATTTGATCAGGTACTCTACCAATTCCTTTTTTAGCTGCATCGTTAAGACGTTCATTTAATACAACTTGCAAACTTCGTTCACCTGTTTGTAACATTTGTTCAACAGTTTTACCTCTGATAGTTATGTCAGTCTTGAGTTCTAAATAGCTGCTAGCAAAACCTTTTTCATTCCACGGAAATGCTGCTACATCATATTCAGCGCCACGTCCTGTAACTTTCATTTCTATAGTTGATAATTTTAAAGGAAAGTGTTTTGTTGTTTTTTCTATAGATAATGAATCTGCTGCAATGCCTTGTTGTGCAGAATTTAAATGTCCCTTGAATTCAATTGTTAACAATAACGGAACATCCATATAGTTTTTATAACCAGCATTTTGAGCAGCAATTTGCAAGGATTCAAAAAACAATCCCATGCTGTATATTTCAGTAACTTTGAAATTTAATTTAGTGGCATTTGTGTTGCCAGTATCTTTATCTAGATTAATAACACTGCCTACTGTTAGATTATCCATGAAGAAATCAAACTTACCATAGGCAGTGTTTACTCTGTTGTCAGGACTACCGCTGCCGCTTTTAAAAATGATTTGACCAAGCTGTCCTTTCTTGTAGGTTTCATTTGGAAAATTTATAGCAACTGCATCAAGCACACTTAATGTAAAGATATAATTATAACTGGCATAACTGTGTAATATATTTGCCATTGGCAACTCAGTTCTAAGATTTACTGTAGTTGCAGAAGAATTTATTGAGTTACTAATATTACCTAGATCAACAATGTTTGATATTTGTTGTTGTATCTGTCCTAACGCTCCGGCAATGCCTGCAATCTGTCCGGGTATGGCTGAGGTTAATGCTGTTCCAAGATTACTTATTCCGTTAGCTGCTGCTCGTTGTATTCCGCTAATTGCCCCATTGACTGAGCCCAGGGCACTGGCCAAGCCGGTATTAGATACAACTTTAGATACTTGGTTGACCGCAGATGTTGCAGAGTTAAGAGCAGAATCTAAAAATCCCATGTTATAGTCCTAATATATCTATCAAACTTGCTTTTTTAGGTAGGTAGATTCGAGTACCCGGAGTAAAATCGTATATAGGATCTTGTAATATATCTAAATTACGTTGGATAAAAACCCACCATAATTTATTAGTGCCGTACAGATCATGGGCCAATAGATCAGGACGATGACTGTACTGTGGCTCTATAGTATAGATCGGATCATCTGCTTCAGCACTTACTGGTCGAATTTTTAAAATATTCAAATAGTTATTTGATATTGTAGTATTTGCCCAAGGGCTGGTATTAGAATATGTTGCCATTAGATATACCCGCCTGTGCCGTTGACGTATCCGCCGTTGACAAACTTGCTCAAACTAAACTGCCTAACTGCTTCTCTACTATAAACTGGTTGCACTGTAACAGTCAATGTACTTTTATTTGGCACATGTGTATTGCCGCTCGATGTCGGAAATGCTCCACCAACACCTTGGCCTGCACCGCCACTTAATAAACTTGTAACTCCGCCAATGGCGCCGCCAATGGCGCCGCCAATGGCGCCAACTCTTCCTAAACTAGTTGCTAGCCTTCCTGCGCCAAGGGCACCTGCAACTCCAGCAAGGCCCGAGCTTAGAGCAGCAACTCCGGAAATAGTCGATGCTGCTCCGCCTGACGCTGTGCCAAAGCCACTAAATCCTGCTGTTCCCATTGTAGTAGAAATATAGTTTGCATCAGCTGGAAGATCAATACTAAAGCTAGTAATTACCACTGGCACATTTTTAAAAACATAATCACCGTAGCCATTTAAGGATAGGATAGGAGGAGGACTACCTGCAGATTCTCCGTCGCCGGTGTACATCTTAGTAGCTGATCTTAAAAAATGCATGGCAGCAATCCAATACTGTGCCTGTACTGCATCTTCAACGTTAAACGGGCCTGAAATACTAATGGCATTTGCCTTACTGTTCTGATAAGCCATAAATTGATAATTTTGATGTGTAATCGGAACATCATCATAAGTGGCAGAGTGTGAAATAGCTATCGTCGGAGTGTAAGGAAACACTAGGCCGCCTGCTCGTTGTAGCGGAGCAAGCACATCACTTGTAGCAAAAAAGTTTGGAGGTATTGATAATCGAACACGCCAATCGTCCGAGTTACCTGGACCAGAAAATTGGACTCGAGTAGCTGCTGCGGCCGAACCTGAGGCTTCACCGCCTGGTAGGTTAATACTTCGTAATGCAGAGATTAGTCCGGCTGGGTTGGATAAATTATTAAGTGCGCCGGCTAACCGACTGGCAGATCCTAATGCACCTTGGAGTCCGCTTACTGCAGACCCAACAGACCTTGCAGCACTAGCAATCGAATTAATAGTTGATCCTGGGTCAAATGCCATTATGGACTCCTTTGTTACTCTATTTAGTTGACAAAATTAAGTGCATAGTTTATAATATTATAAAATAGGACTACAATGAAAGTTAATTATCTCAATAATAAAGATCTACTAGAAGAAATACATAAAAGTAAGAATACATTTTCTAGCTTCTTACAGCCAGAATATCATAGGTACGATCTTATCTTGCCAAATGTTGATAAAATCAATATTCGAACCATTGCAGAAGCTAAACGAGCACAGGCTAAGCGACAGGGTAGCGAAGAATATCAACGTAGAAAAGCTCTTGGTGAAAAGGTCAAACAAGCAGACACAGAAGTTGATTATAAAAAGATTGCAAAAACAGATGTTATATTTCGTGTTATGACATTTGATCATATTCCACTTAACAATACCCGCAAGAAGAATCCTAAAACACTTGCAGACCATAGAGATAAAGTTAACTTTCCCCCATTCCAACATTGGAAATTTGATGAAAACGATATTCTAGTGTGCGTTGGTAAAAGCCACTGGAAGGGTGATCTCGAAAAAGGTAAGTTTGACAAAGACCACGGGCAGATTACTAACACACTAGCCCGTATGTACATTAAACTGTGTGAACGCTATGCTACTCGTGGCAACGTCCGTGGCTATACCTATAATGATGAGATGCGTGGACAGGCTATCTTACAGCTAACCCAGATTGGGCTTCAGTTCGATGAAAGTAAATCGGACAATCCTTTTGCTTATTTTACTGCCGCCGTTACTAACAGTTTTGTTAGGATCATCAACTTAGAAAAACGCAATCAAAACATCCGCGACGACCTATTAGAGATCAATGGCATGAACCCAAGTTACTCAAGAACCGGTTCAGGAGAACATGCGGCTGCGGTCAAACGATTCGACGAAACTACCGATTGACCTGTAGACTTAAAACAACTATAATAGTTCAATGGAGATACTATATTGAGCAACCTTTTTAAGAAAGTAGCCTGTTTTACTGACATTCATTTTGGATTAAAGTCTAACAGTCAAGTACATAACCAGGACTGCGAAGACTTTGTAGACTGGTATATTGCAAAAGCCAAGGAGCAAGGATGTGACACAGGAATTTTTATGGGCGATTGGCATCACAACCGCAATAGTCTTAATATTACAACTATGGACTACAGCCTTAGAGCCCTTGAGAAACTGGGACAGGCTTTTGATAAGTTTTATTTCTTTCCTGGTAATCATGATCTTTATTACAAAGACAAGCGGGATATTCACAGCGTCGAATTTGGAAAGTATATTCCTGGAATTACTGTGGTACACGAACCTACTACTATTGGCGACGTCACCTTATGTCCGTGGCTCATCGGAGACGAATGGAAAACCATAGGCAAGAAAGGTGGCAAATATATCTTTGGTCACTTTGAATTGCCCAGCTTCTTCATGAACGCAATGATTCAAATGCCCGATCACGGTGAAATTCAACTGGATAGCTTTAAAGGTTATGAGTTGGGATTCAGTGGTCACTTCCACAAGCGTCAGCAACAGCGCAATATGATCTATATTGGTAATGCGTTCCCGCATAACTATGCAGACAACTGGGATGACGATCGTGGTATGATGATACTCGAGTGGGGTGGACAACCAGAATACCACACTTGGCCTATGCAACCTACCTTCCGTACGGTTAAACTAAGCCAGCTCATCGACGATGCTGATAAGATTATTAAACCTAACCAGCACCTACGTGTTAGTTTAGACATTGACATTAGCTATGAAGAAGCAAGTTTTATTAAAGAAAAGTTCATGACTGACTACGCAATACGTGAACTAACACTTATTCCCGAGAAGAAAGAAATTGAGATTAACACAGACATCGATATTCAAGCATTTGAAAGTGTAGATCAAATTGTCTCCAATCAACTTATCAATATCGAAAGCGATACATTTGATAAGAAGATCCTGTTGGAGATTTACAATAGCCTATGATTAAAATTAAAGATTTAACAGTTAAGAACTTTATGAGCGTGGGTAATCAAACCCAAGCTGTGAACTTTGGTCGTGAACAATTAACACTTGTACTAGGTGAAAACTTAGATCAAGGTGGGGATGACAGCGGATCACGTAATGGTACAGGTAAAACTACCATTGTAAATGCACTTAGCTTTGCATTGTATGGTAATGCCCTGACTAATATCAAGAAAGATAACTTGATCAATAAGATTAACAATAAGAACATGCTGGTCACGCTGACTTTTGAAAAAGACGGTAACAAGTATAAGATTGAGCGGGGGCGTAAACCTACGATTATGAAGTTCTATGTTAATAATCAAGAACAGAGTGCAGAGTCAACTGACGACAGTCAGGGTGACATGCGTGAAACGCAAAAGGACATTGACGAACTGTTAGGCATGAGTCACGATATGTTCAAACATATTGTAGCTCTTAACACCTATACAGAACCGTTTCTCAGCTTGAAGGCCAATGAGCAACGTGAGATCATTGAGCAGTTGCTGGGCATTACTCTGTTATCAGAGAAAGCAGACACGCTTAAAGAACAGATTAGACTGACAAAAGAAAATATCTTTCAAGAAACAGCAGATATCGAAGCTGCTAAAAAATCTAACGACAAAATCCAAGTTAGTATTACTGGATTAGAAACTAGACAGTCAGCATGGTACTCGCAACAGAAGACAGACTGTAATAAAATTGCAGCCAGCATTACAGAACTGCAAAGTGTTGACATTGAGGGTGAGTTAGAGCAACATGCCAAAGTAAAATTATACGATGAACATGCTGCCAAGATAAAAAGTCTTAACAAAGAACGTGCAACATTAGAAACTGCGGTTATTCAAGCAGACAAGAGTGTTAACAAGTATACCAAAGAACTAGAGCAGTTAAAAAATAAAACGTGTCCGGCATGCGAGCAGAGCTTGCACAGCCATAAACATGAAGAAATGACTGCCAATGTTGAAAAGAATCTAGCAGATTCTGTGTTATACTTACAAGGTATTAGTGACAGTTATACAAGTGTATTGCAAGAATTAGAAACTATTGGTGATATCAATGGCAGACCAAAAACTTACTATGATACATTAGAAGAAGCACTCAAGCATCAGAACAATTTAACCAGCCTTGAAGCTGCATTGATTAAGAGAACAGATGAAGTTGATCCGTATCAAGAACAAATTGACGATCTAAAGCATACTGCTATACAGGAAATCTCTTGGGATAACGTCAACATGCTGAACAGTATGAAGGATCACCAAGAGTTCTTGTTAAAGTTGTTGACTAATAAAGATTCGTTTATTCGTAAGAAGATCATAGATCAAAACCTTGCATACTTGAACAATAGATTAACCTATTATCTTGATAAGATGGGATTGCCGCATCAAGTAAGTTTCTTAAACGACTTAAACGTTGAGATCACACAGCTAGGTCAAGATCTTGACTTTGATAACTTGTCACGTGGTGAACGTAACAGATTAATCCTTGGACTGAGCTGGGCATTCCGAGATGTATGGGAAAGTTTGTATCAAAGCATTAACTTGTTGTTTGTTGACGAATTAATCGACAACGGATTAGATGCAAACGGTGTAGAAAATGCCTTAGGTGTGTTGAAAAAGATGGCACGTGAACGTAAGAAGAACATTTTCTTAATCTCGCACAAGGATGAGTTGATTGGTCGTGTTAATAATGTACTTAAGGTCATTAAAGAAAACGGCTTCACTTACTATGCAAACGATCTAGAGATTGACTGATGAACTATGATGAGTTGCACGATCAGTTGATGAAAGAACTCAGGGCATACTTTGAGGACTATCAAACTTGGGCAACTACAGAGTCGCATGCCAGTGGTATGCGAGCTCGCGCACATTTGTCGGATATTAGACGAATTGCCAGCGCATTAAGAGTAGAAATATTAGAAACACGTAAAACTAAACCAAAAATTAAATCACCTGCATATAGAGCTGCAAAGCTCGCAGAACAACAGGCTCAGAATCAACAGGCAATTGAGGATGACGATGCTAACTAAAGCATGTCATGGACTTATCAGAATGAAATTATCGAAACACTCCCTGAAGAGTGTATCGGATTTGTATATCTTATAACCAATGTCATCTCTGGCAGAAAATATATAGGCAAAAAACTTGCAAAATTCTCTAAGACTACGGTTAAAACTGTAAAACTAAAGAACGGTACCAAGAAGAAAAAGAAGATTAGAAGCAAAGTCGACAGCGACTGGCGTGATTATTACGGAAGTAGTCCTAATCTTCAAAAAGACATAGACGAATTAGGCAAAGAAAAATTCACAAGAGAAATCTTATATTACTGCAACTCAAAGGCGCAATGCTCTTACATCGAGGCCAGAGAACAATTCTCCCGTAAAGTATTAGAATCAGACGAGTATTACAACGGACACATACAAGTTCGTGTACATGGCTCACACATTATATTAAAATCTTAGGCTCAACAAGCAGTAATAGGCAAGCGTCGGCTAACATCGGACGCCCGTATACCTGGATCTCGGATCGCAGGGAAGGAAACTCTAGCTGCTAAGAGTACTCAACCACCATCCTTAACAGGACGAGGATCGCAAAGCTGCCGCGGTTTGGTTGTTTAAAGGAATTTCAAAGGCAAAAAGAGGGAGAAATACCCACGTTTGCATGTATGTTAGCGTATGCATGTAGGCCGCCGTCATATAAAGACACAGCTCGAGGTACCGGATGACCGCCTCTGTAATGCTGTAACGCTAAGTGATATTGTTCAACTCAGATAATGTTTCTTTGCCCGCAAGGGCAAAGTGTGACTGAACAATCTAGATAATATTTAAACTGCTTCGCAGCAGTATTATTAAATACAAAAAGAAAAACAGTTCGAGCGCAAGCGATGAACAGATGTACGCAGTACATCATAAATACATAACAATGCAGAGACCTCTATGAAAGTATATCAAATCATCAGTGAAGTAACACCTCAAAATTATAATCCTGGAGCTCTGGCTAGAAGGCAAGCGATGAGAACGCAGACTCCTACTGCTCCACCTGTTGCTGCACCTGCTGCACCGTTGACTACTGCTCAACAAGCTGCTGCTAGAGCTGCTAAAACTACTGCAAACGTACAGAGACTTGATCAGTTAAAAGGTAAAGGAAAGATTGGTGATGCTAAAGTTGAGTATGCTAAACTAGTACAACAACTAAGAGGCAAAGCAGCAGTTAAAGACATTTATGAAACTGCAAAAAATGTTAAATCGGCTCGTGGCGCTTATAAATTAGAAACATTTATGAAAAATGTTGGCGGCCCTATTAGTATGTTTATTAGGGCTGTTGATTTGTTGGCAATTGCTCGAGAATACTATAATGTTGTGGGATCAATTGAAGATGCTTATCAGAACGGTGATCTAAGTGAAGATGAAGCTGAAAGTACAAGAATTTTTAAAAGTTATATAAGTCAAGTCAATGGTGTACTGACTGCCAAGTTGGCAGTCTGGGGGGTACACGCATATACTAGTTTTAAAATAGCTAAATGGATTGCTAGAATTATTAGATGGGTAGCAGGCGGTGCTACAACTATAGCAACAGGTGGTATTGGCCTAGCAGCCGTGATAGCAAGCGAAGCGTTCTTTATCTGGTTAGAAAGATGGCTAGACAGCGATCAAGGTCGTGACTGGTTACTCAACGGGTATGTTGGTATGATGATTATAGGTCTTGGAAAGATTGAAGGTAGCGTATATGATACAGTTACTGGATACTACACTAAGCAAGCTGGTGTAAAGACTGATGTGCAGAACAAGAAAGCTCTAGATGCAGCCACTACACCTCAAGAGAAGCAGGCAGCGCAGGCAGCTATTGATAATAAACAGACCGCCCAAGCTCGATCTGACGATATTGACGCTCTACAAAAAGAATTAAAGTAACGGCATACCGCTTTTCTTAGTAGCGTCAATATTTTCTTTGATTAGAGAACTCATAATATTCCTATCTTCATAGGAATATACATGGAATAAGTCTTGACTGGTCACTCCGCCACGCATGTACCAACTTATTTTAAATATTTCTTCTTTAACCTCTGCCGCTTGCCGATCAAATGTCTTTAAAAAGTCCTCAAGGTCAGAGTGCTCGACATAGCCTAGGCGGTTACGAAAAAATTTGATTGGTCCAAATTAACAGTTACTGAATCTTCAGTTTCACATGTAGCGCACTTAATATGAGACTTGGGCATAGTCCATTTTTCTTTGTTTTCTTCTAATTTTTTCTTAATAGCTGCATATAGGGCACGATCGCTATTCTTAACCCACTCAACAATAAATTCTTTTTCGTTAACAATGCCGTCTGGTACTTGAACACTGTCAATACTGTTAATAAACAATTGAGTTTGTACGTCTGCTAAATTTTTGTAAACTAGATCAACTTGTACCTGTTGATCTTGCTCATCTGACATAGTGCCAACTTGTGCTAACATCTTTTGTAATTTAAAATTTTCTATATTAATTTCAGTAAGTTCTTTGTAACTTAATGGGCGTAGGGTAACTGTTAGCTCTCCTACTTGAATTTTATTATCAAAAGTTAATCCGCTATAGTATTCTAAGAATGTACGCAGATCAATATCGAATTCATTTTCAGTTCCGCAGTTAGTGCAGGTGTGTCTAATTCCAAGTAGTTCACCAAATGTAGCAATTCTGATAGCAGTTACAATGCTGTCTACATCTAGTGTAGGCATCTTACTAGCATCTTTAATAAAAGGGCAGCAACTCTCAATAACTTTAACTGTTGCTTCGCCGGTAAACAAGGCATCTGGAGTCTTGTACATAATTTCGTCCATGCCGTTCATACCAAAAATTGGTACGTTGTTATAGTCACCGTGAAACGCACCTTCTTCGTAGAATAGTCCTTTGCTGGGCAAAGAGATGTAGATTTTAGGCTGGCGATAGTACTTCTGTAGAGGGTTTGTTGGGTTCATTTTTACTCCCGATAAATATAATGTATCCTTATTTATATACGCAGTTTTCCAGGAAAAATAATATGTCAATAACCAAAGATGAAATGGTAGCAGCACTTAAAGAAGCAAGTAAACTTGGCTATCTTGGAGGCATGTCTGGTGGAGGTGGAGGTGGTACTTCCGGGGGTGGAACAGGAGGCGGCAGTGATATCGGATCAGGTCGATTTGGTAAAGAACTGGGTGCTGCTGGAGATGCCGCTAAAGGATTAGGCACTGCGGCTGCAACAGTTGCGTCAAAACTTGCAGAAGGCGGAGCTCGAGTTAGTGATGCTACTGATGCATTGGCAGCAGGGTTTGGTGGCCTTGGTGCTACCGGATCAGCTTTTGGCACAGTTCTTGAAAAAGGTTCTAAAGCACTTGCATCCTTAGGACAAAACCTAGATAAAAATATTGACACTTGGAGAAAGTTATCTGACACTGGTCTATCGTTTAACAACGATGTCATAGAGATGAAAAATCAAGCAAGTGCTGCTAGGATGAGCATTGCTGAAATGAGTGAAGTAATGCAGAAGAATAATTCTTCAATGCTGGGATTCGGAGCAACTAGTGCTGAAGGTGCTAAAAAGTTTACTAAAATGGCTGATTCGTTTTTTACTAGTGGTCTAGGCGAACAACTTCGAGGCATGGGCTACACTACCAAAGAGCTTAACGATGTGTTAGCTGTTAGTATATCGGGATCAAAACTTAAAGATCTAAAAGACAAAGACGGTCAAGATAGATCTCTTAAAGCAGCAGCGAGCCTAGCTACTGAAATGGATGCTGTTGCTAAGATAACAGGACAGAGTAAACAAGAACAACTTGACGAATTACGTCGCAAGGCTACTGACGGCCAACGTATGGCCGCTATTGATGAAGCTATTGCTAAAGGTGGTGTAGGTGCAAAAGAAGCGTTTGATGCAATCAGTGCTAACGGTAAACTGATGGGACCACAGTTTCAGAAACTTGCAGAAGACATGGCTTCAATGGGCCGCCCGTCAGAAGGTATGGAAGCAGCATACGGTCTATTAAGTGCTGATGCTAAAAAATTGATGAGTGAAGCAGGTGAAGCTGCTCGCAGTGGTGACAGAGAACGTGCGGCAATGCTGACAAAACAAGCCGCAGCTGAGCAAGCTGCTTTTCAAAATACTAGTCAGTACAGAACAATGGCTGCACAAGCAGGCATTAAAGAAACTCAAGAAAGTTATGCACAGGGTGCTAAGTTTAGAAATGCTCTTGCAGATGCAGGCGGCAATATAAACAATGTTGAAGAGTCAATGAAAAAACTTGACGATCAAGTCAAAAAAGAACAACAGGCCGGCAGCAAAGACGATCCAAATGCAACAGGCGGCCAAGCAATTACTAAATTTGCAGTTGATGTTGAAAGTCGAGGAAGAGATTTAACCAAAACAATAAACGATAAACTCATACAGCCATTAGCACAAAAAGATGTTGGCCCAGCAATAGCTAAACTTTATAAGGCTTTGAATTTAGATTCACCAACAGTAGTTGATGAAGAACTTGGAAAACCTATTGGAGCAGGTTACGATAAAGCTAGACTTAGTAGAATAGCTTCAGAAGAAGCAGGTGATAAATCAGGGCCTAACACAGGTGTTGGCAAAACTGATGCAGCCTCTAAAGATGTAAAAGATTTTAATGCATTACTTAACGGCAACCAAAAACAATCTGATGCTGCTCTTAAAGTTTTAGAAAAGATTGCTAATGAGAAATCTATGTCTAAAGAAGATGTAGTTAAAGGTGCAATGGCAAACAAAGGTGCAGGCATGGCCGACCTTGTTAGTCAGATTAAGAAAGAGTTGCCTGCTACTGAACAGCCTGGATATAAAGATGCAAAGAAAGCAGAGTTAGAAAAATCAACAGGAAAATTAGTCAATCCTGGTAGTGAAAAACCTGTGTTAGAAGGAGTTGGCGCAGGGATTGATGCACTAGGCGGATTGTTTAGGTCTGCTAGTCCAGGTTTTGTTTCTGTTGTTGGCGGTGTTGAAGTTACTGGAGTTAAAGCTAAAGCAGTTGGTGGCATAATTGAAAAACCTGAACTTATTCTTGCAGGTGAAGCTGGCCCCGAAGCAATTTTTAATAAAACACAACTTGAAAGTTACACTGCTAAGATTATGGGAGCAGCAGCTGGTGCAATGCCCAAGATGGATGCTCCTAAGTTAGATTTGTCTAGCATGTCTAAATCAATTAGCACTAGTATTAGTTCTGTTAGTGGAGGCGGTGAAACTACTACTAAACGAGTACAAAATGACAGTAGTAAAGATGCTGAAAAAGAATTAGCCTCTATTAAAGAACAGATGCAAGCTGAACGAAATGCTCTTAGAGAAAAGTTAAAAGCTCAAATAGGTGACGGAAGTAAACTAGGTGGCGGGTCAGTCGCCAAAGAAATGCGAACTGGAGACGAAGGTAAAGGAATAGCTGAAAAGTATAAAGCTATGATGGAGCCGTTACAGAAACAAATTGATGCTGGAATCAGTTTTGAAACTACTAAGAAAGCAGCAGCCATTGAAGAAACTACTAAAATGGTTAGTGAGCAATTGGCAATTACTAAAACTAGTAATAGTACACTGGCCGATATGTACAAAGATGATAGTAAATCTAAACTAGATATTGCTAAGAAAACTAACGCTGATGCATTTAAAGAAGCTGATTTAGCTAAAGGAGTAATTGGCACTTCAGTAAAAGGTATGAGTGAAGACATGATCAGCTCTATGATACCAAAAGGTGCAAAGATTGAAGATTATTATGTCGATATGAACGACAAGATACAAAGTTATTCAGCTGATACTGTGGCAAAAATGGAAAAAACTGCTAAAGATTCTGCTAATGTAGTTGAGTCATATTCAACTACAATATCTTCATCTAGTAAAAAAATGGCAACAGATATAGCAAGTTCATTACCCGGCACAACATCTAAGACTATGGCTGCACCATCAGCAATGCAATCAGTTACGTCAATGGGGAAAATGACACTAAACGATGATCAACGTAAAATCTTTGATGAAATGATGTCGTTAAATGACAAACAAGCTAACGAAAAATTAGAATCTCTTAAAGCAGAAGAAGCAGCAGCAAACGCAGCTAATAAAGCTGCATATACAGCAAGAGATGCGTTAGAAGAAAGATATGAAGCAGAAGGCAAGAGCTTAAAAGATCTATCATCGGAAGATAAAAAACGATACGACGAACTTACTGCTCAGATGAATCAAACAGTTAACGGCGCTGACAAGGCTCGAGAATCAATTGCCGCTGCTGAACGTGCTGAATCAACTAGACAAAATTTACAAAAAATGGGTTATGATGTTTTGACTCAGCAAGAAGAAGCCAAAGTAAAAATTGTTGAAACCAACGCTGAACAAATTAAATCTTACATAGCTGAATCACTTCCAGTTAAAGATATGGCTGCTAAACAAGAAGAATTCCAATCTCAGTTTACAGAAAGTCAACAAAAGATCCTTGACGACTACAAAGGTTATAGCGAAGGTAATCGTGTTGCCCACGCCGAAGCTATGGAATCTGGTATTAAAGAAGATACTGAAACTGCAAAAATAATTGCTGATCGAATTTCTAAAATGAAAGCTGACATTGGAGATAGACAAGCTACAGAAGAAGAAACGGCAGAACTTGCAAATCAAGAAGCAAACAAAAAACTGTTTGAACGTCGAGTTGGCGAAAAAACAGAAATGCTTGATATTATGCAGAATTTAGAAGGCTACAGTGCTAAACGTGAATTAGAACTCAAACAGAAAACAGCTAAAGATGTTACTGCTGAAGATAAGAAAACTGATGCAATTACTGCAGCCGCTAAAGCCGCCTGGGACTCAGCTGTTCCGGAAAAATTAAACACTTCGGTTGTATCAGAAGCACCAAAACGCAAAGTAATGAGCACAGCAGACATGATGGCAGGTGGAATGGACATTGGCCCTAACGGTATGCCAATTATGAAAAAGATTGATACTGCTAAAAATAGTATACCAGCTAAGCCTGCAGATGCAGATGCCGCCAGAGAAGACGCAAAATTCAAAAGACAAGCTGAAGAGAAAAAAGCAGAAGCTGCTAAAACGGCTGAAAAAAAGCCCGATGCTAAAGCAGCAACTAAAGAATCTACTCTCTCTGACGTGGTATCGGCGCTGAATACGTTAAATAAACAGATGGGCCAACTAATAGCAGTCAGTGAAGAAGGCCATAAATCTACAACCAAAGCTACTAAAAGCACTGCTGGTAACATATACGCGAGATAACAAACATGTCATGGAAAAAGTATTTTACACCTGCGTCAGTTAACACTGATTCCGGAAACTATAGCCCAATAGGAAACAGTTCATCTCGTCCGGGCCCAGCCCAAGCAAACTACTCTAGTTTCTTACCAGACGTCTACACAGGTGCTCCTAATCGTATTGATCGCTATTTGCAGTACGATACAATGGACATGGACAACGAAGTCAATGCAGCCCTAGACATTCTAGCAGAATTCTGCAGTCAAAAGAACAAAGAAAACAACACACCATTTAGTTTATTCTATAGAAATAAAGCTACAAATAGTGAAATTGCTATCCTTCGAGAGTACCTACAGCAGTGGTGTAAGCTACAAAAATTTGAAACTAGAATCTTCCGTATCGTGCGTAACGTGTTCAAATACGGCGATGCGTTCTTTGTTCGCGATCCTGAAAATAAGAAATGGATGTACATTGACACTGGCAAGATTACCAAGATCATTGTGAATGAAAGTGACGGTAAAGCACCAGAACAGTATGTTATCCGTGACCTAAATCCTAACTTCCAGCACTTAGTTGTTACACAGATCAATCCTAATTCTCAAAATACCAACAACCGCGGAACATCATTTGTTGCTGGCGGAGCAGCCGCTCGCGGCCAGCCTGGCGCATATCCAAGTAGTCAAAGTTCACGATTTAGTAGCGGACAGGACGAAGTTGCTGTTGATGCAAAGCATGTTATACATTTAAGTTTATCAGAAGGTCTTGACAACAATTATCCATTTGGTAATAGCTTGTTAGAAAGCATTTTTAAAGTTTACAAACAGAAAGAACTGCTTGAAGATGCTATCATTATCTATCGTATACAACGTGCTCCAGAACGTAGAATCTTTTATATTGACGTGGGAAATATGCCAAGTCATTTGGCTATGAGCTTTGTTGAGCGTGTAAAGAACGAAATACATCAAAGACGTATTCCAAGTTCAACAGGTGGAGGCAACAACGTTGTTGATAGTGCCTACAATCCGTTAAGTATCAACGAAGACTACTTCTTTCCGCAGACAGCAGAAGGTCGTGGAAGTAAAGTAGAAACACTTCCGGGCGGTACTAACTTAGGTGAAATTGATGACTTAAAGTACTTTACTAACAAGTTATTCCGTGGCCTACGTATTCCGTCAAGCTACTTGCCAACAGGCGCAGATGACAGCCAATCACAATATAACGACGGACGAGTTGGTACTGCATACATTCAAGAACTGCGTTTTAACAACTATTGCCAGCGTTTACAAAGTCTAATGCAGGATGTTTTTGACCAAGAATTTAAATTATATTTGAATGAACGTGGTGTAAACATTGACTCAAGTTTGTTTGAAGTACAGTTTCAAGCACCACAGAACTTTGCTACCTATCGTCAAGCAGAGCTAGATGGACAACGTGTACCACAGTTCCAAACTATGAGTCAGATCCCATTCATGAGCAAGCGTTTTGCTATGAAACGCTTCTTAGGTATGAGCGATGAAGAGATGGCGGAAAATGAGCGCATGTGGGCTGAAGAGAATGGAAAAGGCAGTGCTATTCCTACTGACAGCTCAGGCGAACTACGTGGCGCAGGCATTAGTTCAGCAGGTATTGAAAGTGACTTAGGTGACTTATCTGATGACACTGCTCCCCCAGAAGTTGGCGGAGCAGACATTACAGGTGGCATGCCTGCGGCTCCTGGTGCGGCACCGGCAGCAATGCCACCGGTAGCATAAATACTACTATGATACTTAGAGAATTATTTTATGCTGATAAAGATATGCAGGCCATTTCAAATGACCTGCAATATTCAGCCAGCCAAGACGATAGTCCTTTGAAAAGAAAAGATACTCGTAAGACAAGATTAACCTTACGACAGATCAACGAACTAAGAAAAGCTTCTGAAAGCCATATATTAGAACAAGAAAAAGATTTAGAACTTGTACAGCAAATGTACATGACGCCGGCTGCACCGCCCGCGTAATAAATAACTCGATGACGATTTTTTCTAAAATCGTCTAAAATTCCACCATTATAACGTTTATATTACAATTAAGTGTAAATATATCGACAGCCTTTACAATCTAATTAGGAGACAAACATGACTGATCGTTCAAAGTTCGAACAGATGCTAGAGCATCTTGTTAATGAAGAAAGTGATAAAGCCAAAGAGCTTTTCCATCAACTAGTAGTTGAAAAATCTCGTGAAATCTACGAAAACATTTTAGCAGACGACTTCACAACTGAAGCCGACGGCGATGACGAGGAAGAAGACGACCTTGAAGAAGCAACTAAAGACGAAGATGATGAAGATATGGAAGAAAGTTTTGGCTTTGCTGAAGGTGACGATGAAGAAGACACAGGTGACATTGGCGGCGACGCCGGTGACGACTTTGTAAGCGACATCGATGCTGGTGACGAAGGTGACGAAGAAGGCATGGGCGGCGAAGGCGATATTGAAGATCGCGTAGTTGACCTAGAAGATGCACTTGACGACCTACGTGCCGAATTTGAAGCATTAATGGGCGACGAAGAAGGCGGCGACATGGGCGGAATGGACGACATGGGCGGCGATGATATGGGTGCTGGCGACATGGGCGGAATGGACGACATGGGCGGCGAAGAAGAATTAGAAGACAGCTTCATGCGTGAGTACGTAGAGAAAGTTGGCAACCCAAAGCATGGCGACAACGGCGCAAACACCAAGTCAGTTATGGCAAAAGCAAACAATATGGGCGGTACAACTGCTAATATCGTAAAAGGTGGTGAGAGCACAACAGGCGGCACAAAAGGCGGCTTGTTAAATCCATCAACTAAAGAAGAAAACTTTGGTAACGTTAATGTCCCAGGCGGTAACGCAGGTAAGACAGCGTTTAAGAAGAAAGAAGCTGGACACGGCGCTGAGAAAAAAGCAACTGGCGACAATGGCGACAGAAGTGCTGATAGCCCGTTAAATGGCGCTCCTAGAAGAGCAAAGTAAGTAGATAAAGATGAACTATCTTCGAGAAAACCTGAGTTTCGACCAAGCGAGAGTAGTCGTTGAATCCGATGGCGAGAATGGAAAGAACCTTTACATGAAGGGAATTTTCATTCAAGGCGACAAGAGGAATCAGAATCAGCGTGTTTATCCTGGAAGAGAGATTGCCAGGGCTGTCAAAACCCTGAACGATCAAATTGCAGGTGGGTACTCAGTACTTGGCGAAGTAGATCATCCAGATGACTTAAGAATCAACCTTGACCGTGTGAGCCATATGATCACAGAAATGTGGATGGATGGCGCAGACGGTTACGGAAAATTAAAAATCTTAGCAACACCTATGGGACAACTAGTGAAAACTATGTTAGAAAGTGGCGTGAAGTTAGGAGTATCAAGCCGCGGATCCGGAAATGTCAGCGATGGCAGTTCCGGTGAAGTATCAGATTTTGAGATTATCACAGTTGATGTGGTAGCTCAACCTAGTGCCCCTGGCGCATACCCTACACCAATTTATGAACACCTGATGAATAGTCGCGGTGGTTATAACAGCTTACGCATAGCGCAAGAGGTTAAAGGTGACCCTAAAGCACAAAAATATCTCAAAGAGAGCTTATTAGGTATAATAAGCAAACTCCAATAAAGAGGAGAATCACATGTTGGACGCACTAAAGAATTTGTTTGAAAACAACGTGGTTTCGGAAGAGATCAAAGAATCTATTGAGGCTGCTTGGGAAGCTCGCATTGTCGAGAACCGCACACAAGTAACTCAACAGCTACGTGAAGAATTTGCTCAACGCTATGAACATGACCGTCAGGTTATGGTCGAAGCAATTGACCGCATGTTAGGCGATCAGTTGAAAGAGGAAATTCAGCAGTTTGTAGAAGATCGTAATCAATTAGCAGAAGCTAAGGCAAAGTATGCAGTAAAAATGCACAACGATGCTAACCTAATGAAAGAGTTTGTTACTCGTCAATTAGCTAGTGAAGTTAAAGAATTACACGAAGATCAAGTACAAATGGCTTCTAAGTTTCACACACTTGAGAAGTTTGTCGTAGAAGCTTTGGCTCAAGAAATCGCAGAGTTCCATACAGACAAGCAAGACATTGCAGAAATGAAGGTACGTTTGGTACGCGAAGGCCGTCAGGCACTAGCTTCCATGAAGGAACAATTCATTAAACGTGCAGCTACGTTGGTCGAGAATACAGTTGAAAAGACTCTTACCAAAGAGATTGGTCAATTGAAAGAAGACATCGAAGCAGCTCGTCGTAACGATTTTGGTCGTAAATTATTCGAAGCTTATGCAAGCGAATATCAAAACAGTTACTTAAACGAAAAATCAGAAACAGCTAAATTGCTCAAAGTCATAGACAAGAAAGATCTACAAGTTGCAGAGGCTCATCACGCTGTAGCACAAGCAACTCAGATCCTAGAAAGCAAGGAAGCACAAGTTAAAGCTCTAATGGAGAGCAAAGACCGTCAAGAAATTATGAATGAATTAGTAGCACCTTTGGGCAACACCCAGAAAGCTATTATGACAGAATTACTTGAGAGTGTACAAACTGGCAAACTACGCAGTAGTTTTGACAAGTACCTTCCAGCAGTTATTGCTGGCGAAGCTCCACAGAAGAAGAAGGCACTAGTAGAGGCAAAAGAAGTCACAGGCAACAAAGAAACCCACAGCGTCGGTAGCAGCGAGCACGAAAGTAATATTTTCAATATGCGTCGTCTAGCTGGAATTAAACATTAATTAGGAGAAAATAAATGTCAGAACTACTAACAGGCCGTTGGGCAGAAACAAAAGAAGCACTTCTTGAAGGCCTTCAAGGCACTAAGAGATCTGTAATGGCATCTACACTAGAGAACACACGTAAGTATCTAGCTGAGAGTGCAAGTACAGGTGCTACTTCTGCCGGAAACGTCGCAACATTAAATCGTGTGATCCTTCCAGTGATCAGACGTGTCATGCCAACAGTTATTGCTAACGAGTTGGTCGGTGTACAACCAATGACTGGACCAGTTGGTCAAATCCATACGCTACGTGTTCGCTACAGCGACACAGTTAGCGGCACATTTGGCGCTAACGCTGGTGAAGAAGCACTAAGCCCATTCAAGATTGCTGAAGGTTATTCCGCAAGCAATGGCTCTGCTGCTACTGCTGCATCAACTGCATCCCTAGAAGGTGCGGCTGGTAAGCGTATGAGCATCCAGATCTTGAAACAAACAGTTGAAGCTAAGACACGTAAGTTATCAGCTCGCTGGACATTCGAAGCTGCTCAAGATGCACAAGCCCAACAAGGTATTGACATCGAAGCAGAAATCATGGCTGCTCTTGCACAAGAGATCACAGCTGAGATTGACCAAGAAGTTCTTGGTTCTTTAGCAACTTTAGCTGGTTCACAGAACTTGCAGGCTTATAACCAAGCTGCTGTTTCTGGTACTGCTACATTCGTTGGTGACGAACATGCTGCTCTTGCAGTTATGATCAACCGCGTTGCTAACACTATCGCCCAGCGTACACGTCGTGGTGCTGGTAACTGGGCAGTTGTAAGCCCAACAGCATTGACAGTTCTTCAGTCTGCTACTACAAGCGCATTCGCTCGTACAACAGAAGGCACATTCGAAGCACCTACAAACACTAAGTTTGTTGGTACATTGAACAATGCTATGAAGATCTATGTAAACACTTATGCACAGAATGATGATGTATTAGTTGGTTACAAAGGTGCTAACGAAAGTGATGCAGCAGCATTCTATTGCCCATACATTCCATTGATGAGCAGTGGTGTTGTTCTAGATCCAGCAACATTCGAACCAGTCGTATCATTCATGACACGTTATGGTTATGTAGAGTTAAGCAACACTGCTTCTTCTCTAGGTAATGCAGCTGACTATCTAGGCAAAGTTACATTAACTGGCCTAGCATTTAGCTAATCAACTTACCGCAAGGTACGTTACTTACAAAGGACTCTTCGGAGTCCTTTCTCTTTATGTGATAAATACTTTGTATGATTTACACAGGGTAGATCTTATGCGGAAATCCAACCGCGTACAGCCTAGAACGCTGTTTTTCTTAAGGAGAAATTAAAATGGGACGTCCTTTAAATAAAAAATATTTTGGTAACCGCAACACAGGTTCCGCAAGCACCGCAGCTGATAATTCTATCGGTGGTGGAGCAGTTGCTAGTGTTACATTAAACGCATTAGGCGCATATACAACTCGCCCAACAATTACATTTGCAGTGCCAACACTACCAGGTGGTGTTCGTGCTACTGGTACTATTACTTCTGAAGTTGTTAGTGCCGCAGTCAGCGGTACACAAACTCGTGCTTATCCAACAGCCGCAGCCGCAATTGGTTTCAATACTGCCGGTTCGACCTTTACAGCAACCGTAACCAGCGCCGCTCTAACAACTGTAGTTCGCGCAAGTGCTACAACAATAGGTTTTGATGCTGCCAGCGCAAACCTTGCCATAAGTGGTAACAGTATTCACATTACAGGCGCAAGTATCACAGGTACATTATCAATTGGTGGTGTAGCAATTGCCGCTGGTCAAATTTATTATACAGGTGCTCCAAGTACCACTACATCAGCAACATTGTATGCCACATATGCTGACGCAGTTTCTGCAACTAACCCATTAACTATTGTTGCTGGTACAGGCGTTGGCGGTGCAACATTTACACACGGTGTTACATTTGGTGCAGTGACAGCATTAACTCCAGTTGCTCGTGGTTCATATGAAGCATTAGTTGCAAGCGGCGATGCTGTAGTTGCTACAGCTGGTGTAGGTTCTGGACTAACAATCACTCCAACATATCGTGCTAAAGCAGTTGTCATTACAGAAGCAGGTTCTGGATACACAGCAGCACCAACACCGACATTTACACAATCAGTAACAGCTACATCAGTTAACATGTTAGTTGACAGTGGTAACATTCGTACAACTGGAAATCAAGAAAATGCTATTTTGATGACAGCATTCTTAACTGGTGGATCAGCATTACCAGTTGACATTATTAAACAAGTATCTACTAACCGTTTTAGAGTAACTGATGGTACACTTACTGGTATTGTTAAATTAACAGATTCATTAGCCAATGCCGCAGGTGAAGGCAGCGTTCGGTTACTTGACACAGATGGCGGCACATATTTTGCTACTAAACTTACAGCACGTAAAGCTGTTATTACTCGTGGCACTGGCACACAAACAGCATTTGTTACAGGTACATCAGTTCCGTGGAACATGACTGCTGCAACTGCAACATCATTGTTAATCGATAACGCTTAATTAGGTCTGGGGACTTCGGTCCCCTACTAAGGATAATAGATGTCAAAGATATTAAAAATTACCGATGGTGATTATAAGATTAAAACCAGAAACTATGGCAGTATCACTTTAGATACTGGCATTGAAGTGGGTGAAGTAATTGTTACTGGTTCCTTGACAGTACGAGGGAATACAACAACAGTTAATTCTGAAACTTTAACTATTGTTGACCAACGTATTGAACTTAATGTTGGCGAATCTGGGCCGGGAGTAACAACTAAACCAACTGACACTAGTTTAGAGTCAGGAATTTTAATCCATCGTGGTGCTAATAATACTGCTGCTAGTAGAGATGTTCTAGTAGTGTTCAAAGAAGTAGAGCCAGGCTTCCCATCAACTGCCATTGCCGGGCGCGGCACAATACAATTCAAATATTCTAACGGCGATCCAGTTGCTATCAGCACTAACAGTATTAGTGTGCCAGGTAACGGAAATCTTGGATTGATTAATGCAGGTAATGGTTATGTTACAGTATCTGGTACTACTAATTATGAACTCAATGCGTTTAGTTATACTGCATGGAATCTCGCTGGCAGTCCACGTGCAGCATATGCTATTCCTAACGCATTGATAACAGTAGTTGACGATGACGTTATACCAAATGCAAAAGGTCTGGTGGACTTTGTTGATGCATCACTTTACTATTATAGAAGTCCTTTGCTATCAGAAGGCGATACTACAGTAAGAACATACGATGCCCAGGCACCTTTCTTAAATTCACCTAGTAGAATTGAGTTTACAGTTGACGGCAGTTTAAGAGGAAAATTTATTGCCACAGGATTAGATGTTGATAATGTTAATATTTTTACAAATACTATTAATAACGCAACTAACAATTTAATTTTATCTGCTACAACTACTAATACTGTAGAAGTCAATGCATTGTTACAGTTAAATAATCAAGCAAGTGATATAACCGTAGCAGTAACAACTGCAACTCAAATATATACAAAAGCTGCTGAAGGTCCTGGACGTACTGGAATTTATTTTACCAACGATACAGCCTATGGAGCAAACGCATATAACAACGATGAATTAGTAAGTAAGAACAGAGCAGTATTGCTAAGTATCTTACTATAAGGAAAGAACATGGCGATTAAAAATACAGCAATTCCAGCAACAACTGATACGGCAATTTATACTAGTAGCGGAAATAATGCTATTACAACTATCATTGTATGCAATACTAATACAACTCCTACTACTGGAGATAGAACATTAACATTGTATGCAGTAGAACACTCTGGTGCAGCCGTAGGAACTCCTAGTACTGGAAATATGATAGTTCAAACTTTAACAATTCCTGCAGGGGATACTATAAGTTTTGATCAAGAAAAAATGGTGTTAGCTGACTTTGATAGTGTTGTAGCTTATGCCAGCGGAACTGGAATAACAGCAACAGTAAGTACATTACCGGTATAAGACAATGAGATTTTTAAAAACGTTAACACTCAATCGTAGATCAGTTTATGATGACAGATTAGCTATCAATACTGATAGCGAAGTCATTATGAATACTACTGCGTCACTGTTAGTACCTTACGGAACTACTGGCGAACGTACTAGTGACGTTAACGGCATGGTCCGATACAATGCCACTACGAAAGAATTTGAAGGATATCAAGGCGGCGTAGCAGGAGCAACAGGTGGAGGTCAATGGCGTCCTTTTAGATTTAAAGAACCTAATGGTGTTGTTTTACAAGATGTTGGACCAGCTGATGGACCAACGGATACTCAAACTGTATTTGGTCCATTAACGCCTGATCCATTTTTATACGCTACCCACCAATCTGATATAGATACAAATTCAGTACTGTACCCTTCAGGTTGGGTTGCTGGCCAAATGGCTAAAAATATACTAGTAATTACTGAAACTATTGTGCAACTAGGTGGTGTAAACTTTAACATTGTACAAGATCCAACTACTACTGGAACAGGCGATGAAATTACAACCGGTGCATTTGTAGACGGCGTTGAGTATGTAATTACTAATGTAGGCGATACCGACTTCATTGCATTGGGTGCAAGTGCAAATACAGTTGGGGTCGTTTTCACTACTGCACCAGCAAGCGGTGGTGGCAACGGCACTACAGGTAAAGTAAGAAAGACAGGCACATACTTAGAGTTTTACACTGCGGTTCCTGCAGGCCGTTCTGTGCATATTATTCACAACCTAAACCAATAACAATCTACTATAAATAGTGTATTGGAGCTGAATATGGCGAATGCACTAGGTAGAATTTCTGGTCAATTATTAAAAAATAACCTAACCCGCAACGGCCAGGATCTTGTATTTGACGATCTTGGCACTACTGATCCCGTATTAAAACTCAATGTAACTAATCGTTATGTTAGCATTAACTCTGACACTACATTAAGAGATTTATTTGTTAACGAAAAGATACGTACTACTAATTTAATATCTGTAGATCGATTAAACGATCCGTTAGACGCATCCCCTCTCAAATTAAGCATTAGTGGAACTACCATTATTTCTAGAGATAATCTTAATTTTTCCGCAGCCACGCAAGTAAATGCAAACATTATTCATACTGATAACATACGTATTGATAACAGGGTAATATCAACTAGAACTCTTAATACAACTTTAGATTTTAGTCCAGCAGGATCATTAGACATTTATAATGTGTTAAATGTCACTGGTAACTTACGAGCATGGGATGCTGGACCTGGAACTGGAAATATTACCCTAGACGGTAATATTACGTTTGGCAGCACAGACCAATCTGGAACTAATGCAGATACCATTTCGTTTAATGCAGATATCAATACTGATATTAATCCTAATCTAGATGAAACATATCGGTTAGGATCTACTACACAACGTTGGGAAGGGTTATATACTGAACTAATTAATGGTGAACAGGTATCAACAATAGGACTATCTTCCAGCGGCGTTAATTTAGTATTGAGACCTGGAAAAAGTTGGTACGTTGCTACTAACGGGTCAGACACAAATGTTGGCAATCATCAGAGTGGCCCCTTTGCCACAATTAAACATGCGCTCGACGAATCATCTGCCGGCGACACTGTTTACATTTATCCAGGAACCTATACAGAACAATTTCCGCTAACGGTCCCAGTTGGGGTAGCTGTTAAAGGTACCGGCATTCGCTCAGTAACGGTGCAACCTACTGCGCTTACACAGTCAAACAATGCGTTTTTACTCAACGGTGAAACTACTGTTAGTGATTTAACCGTTAAGGATTTTTATGCTCCAGGTTACGCATTTAGTTTTGCTCCTGGATTTACTGTATCTACCCGTAGTCCTTATGTACAAAATATAACAGTACTCACAAAAGGTAGTGTTACATCGCCAACTGATCCGAGAGGATTTGACGAAGGTGATGCAGGCGGCGGCGCCTATGTTGACGGTAGTCTGGCAACATCAGCTAGTAAAGAAGCTAGTATGTTGTTCCACAGTGTAACATTTATTACCCCGGGTGTAGATGCTCTAACAATGACCAACGGTGTTCGTGTAGAGTGGTTAAACTCGTTTACTTACTTTGCTAATAAAGGTCTATATGCAACAAACGGTACACTGGGGTTTGGCAGTTCTGTTGTAGGTTTTGACAGCATCGTAGGATTTTACGGACAAAACGGAGTTGTATTAACTGGCGATGGCTCTAAAACTGTCACCGTCAATGTTTCTCTTACTGGTCTAATTACTATTGTTAGCATAGACGTTGGTGCTGTATCCGGATATTATATATCAACTGGTGGCACAACCTGGGTTGTTACTTTAGGAAAGTTTGGCGCTGAACTACGTAGTATAGGATCTGCAAACGTCTATGGTAACTACGGCGCCGAAGCAGATGGTGCAAGTACACTAATGTACTTGATACAGCATAATTTTGCCTATATTGGAACTGGAAAAGATTTTAGTAATGATATATCGTTAGTAATTCAAGCCAACGAAACAGTAGAACTTAATAGCGGAAAAATATATTATCAAGGTTATAATAGAGGCAAGTGGAGAGTAGGCGACGCATTTAGTGTTGATCATGCAACTGGTATAATATCTATTAACGGAGTTTCAGTAAGTGCTGGAGGTGTTACATCGATTAATTTTCTTAACGGCACAGACGAAACAGTTATTAATTCTAGACAAGTAACTACCGGTAACGTTAAATTTAGCAATAATTTAATAACAACTTTATCGGGCCCAATTAATTTAGTCGGCGGCACCGGAGAGATTAACTTAAATGCTAACACATCTGTAACTGATAACTTAGATATTACTGGCAATCTCAACACTGACGGTACTCTAACTATTGGTAATGCATACATTGACATTGTTAGATTTGAAGCTCCTGTAGAATTTGATCTACGTCCCAAAACAGATGACGATTATACTCTAGGTGGTCCAACAAACAAACGTTGGGACTTTGTATACCTAGACACTTCGTACATCGGCAACTACAAATTAGAAAATGCTACTATCTCAACAGTAGCAGGCAGTGCTGACGTTGAGCTAAGAGCTGACGGTGCCGGAAGAATTTTTGTAAATCAAGACAATGCTGAATTTGATCAAGATTTAACAGTTGACGGTACAACTACTTTAAAAACTACAATAATAACCGGCGAGCTAACACAATACGGTGATTACTTACAAACAGGTAACACTCTACAAACTGGTAATAGAGAGATTACCAATACATTAGATGTAACTAACAACGTATATTTTGATAACATAAACATTGTTGACAATAGAATTCTTACCACAAATTCTAATGACAATTTAGAATTACGTGCAGTTGGTTCAGGCATTGTAGTGTTCAATGATAATACACAGTTTAGTCAAGCAGCCCTATTTGGTACATTAGAAACCAATGGACTAACCAACTCTGGAACGATTACATCAGACATTTTTACAGACGGTGATATAGAGATTAATGACAACTATATTACTACGACTGTGGGTAATAACGATCTTAGACTAGTCCCTAACGGCACAGGAAAAGTATCATTACCTTTAGATCCTGTAGCAATAACTCAAAAGTTAACTGTAGAAGACGATGCTATACTAAAAAATGTTGCAATCAACGGAGATCTAGATCACCTAGGTAATACTACGCAAACAGGTAACGTAGTTCAAACTGGAAACTTTGAGCTATCAACGGATCTAACAGTCACGGGAACCGATGCATTCTTTACAGATGTACGTATAATTAACAATCGTATTGCAACATCAACAGGAAGTAATAACTTAGAGCTACGTGCCAACGGCACTGCAATTATTAAAATTGCAGATAGTGCTGCTTTTGGACAACCACTAACTGTTAACGGCGTCACAACAACTTCTACAATTAGTGCTACAACTGGAACAATCACATCAGATATATTCTCAGATAGTGATATAGAAATTAACGACAATTATATCACAACCACTGTTGGAAATAACAATTTAATTTTAGCAGGTAGTACTACTGGCGGTCCTAAACTTGAACAAATTAAATTTAATGCAAGCACTATTAGTACAGAAACTACCAATCAAGGATTTACCTTAACAATTCCTAGTGGCAATCTTAATATTAACGCAGCCACTGCCTTAAAAGTTCCAGTTGGAACCACAATAGATCGTCCAACATTGACCCAAGGTGAGTTTAGATTTAACTCAACTGACAATTTATTTAGAGGATACAGTTCAGCTACAGTTAGTTTTGCAGGAGTATATTCTGCAGACAGACGGACTTCAGTGCTAGCGCACCCAACAAATAATACACTATTGTTTACTACTAATACCTTAAACAATATGACGGTTAGTGCATCTGGGTTAACTGTAAACTCACTCACTGTTGATAACAATACAACATTTGCAACTAACATAATTTCAACAGCAGTTACTAATAATGACTTGTTCTTAACTCCTAATGGTCTAGGCAAGGTAGTGATAGATGACATTTCATTATTAAGCAATGAAATTATTAACTCGGCCAATACCGCACTAGTCTTACAAAACACTGGAAGTGGATATGTAAGATTTGGAGGCACAGGTGGTATTGCACTACCTGCTGGTCCTACAGTAGTTGACACTACTGGAGTAGAACTAGGTGACCTTCGCTATAATACAGACTTGAGCATTCCAGAAATATTTAACGGAGTTGACTATGTTGGCTTTGTTTCAGAAAATGCCGCACTGCTCAGCGCAGACGAAGTCCAAGAGATTACCAATCTTTGGGCCCTTGTAATCGGTTAAAACCCAAAACAGCTAAATACAATTACTGTAAAAGTTGGCAAACTTTTACGATATTAAACTGTGGTAAACCCGCAATGCAAGGTGGTTAACCGTGAAACACGGGGTCTAAAGGAGCACTCATGAGCCAGCTTGGTCGTATTTCCGGTCAATTATTAAAAGACAACCTAACCCGCAACGGCCATGACTTAACGTTTGACAAGATTGTAGATGCTGATCCACTTGTAGCTAAAGACGGACTGCTTCATTTAGACGTTACTAACCGCAGAGTTGGTATTAATACTGAAACACCAGAATACGATTTAGACGTAGACGGTACAACAAGAACAACTGAGTTAGAAGTTACAACTCAAGCAGATATTGCTGACTTAACATTTACCACTGACACCATTACCAGCAATACTGGCATACTAAATCTAGCCAACGGCACCGGTGATCAGATTAATTATCAAGCAAAACTAGTAGTTGATAATGTTGAACTTGAAAATAATGTTATCTCAACTAACGCAGGCGCAAATTTAGAATTACGTCCAGATGGCACAGGCACGGTGGACATCTATGCAGACACTAATGTCTATGGTAATGTCTATGTAACAGGTAATATTCGTGCAGACGGCAACATTACTGTTGGTGATGCAAATACAGACAACATCACAATTAACGCTGATGTTAACAGCAATATTATTCCTGACGCTGATATTACATACCAATTAGGTAATGGCGGCACTGGCTATGTTGCAGATACAGAATTTACACTAGGTGACGTTGTAGTTACAGTAAGCGGATCAGGAACAATAGTAACATTATCAATCCCTGCAGCTGGCCCTACCTGGGTAGATACACTGACTGATAACGACATTGGTAAATCTTACCAATTAGCTATAGACGGTACACCGGGAAGCTACTCAGTAACCACATCAGGCGTATGGTCTGGCACAAATCCACAAGTAGTATCGACAACAAATGACGGTCTATTAGACGGCACGTATAATGTTAGCTCGATTAGGTTTGATCAAAAGCGTTGGGTAGACGTATGGGTTAAAAATTTATATACTGATGCTATTGTAACTGGAGACATCACAGTTGACAGCATTAATTTGAATTTAGTACAGGGTAAGATCTATTACGTTTCCACAAACGGTTCAGATACTAATGCAGGGCAGCATCAAAACGATCCGTTTGCCTCTGTTAAACATGCCTTAAGTATAGCTACTGCTGATGATACTGTTTACATCTATCCAGGTACTTATACTGAACAATTTCCCCTAACTGTCCCAACGGGAGTAGTAGTCAAGGGCACTGGCATTCGTTCAGTAAAAATTGTTCCTACTACAGCTACACGTTATAATGATGCGTTTTTACTTAATGGTGAAACAACTGTTGAAGACGTGACCATTGCAGATTACTTCAGCGGCGGAAACTATTTTGCAGTTACCTCAGCAGGCGTTGGCGAAACAGTAATGAATGTTGGCACTGCACCATTTGCTCACACATGGGTAAGTAGCGGAACTATTAATATTTCTGGTACAGCGTATAGTATCATTGCTGCTGTATACTCTCACACTACCGGAGTATTAACAGTAAATCATGTAGGCCCAGATGCAACCAGTGCAAGCCCCGTGTTCTTATCCGGACTAATATTCAGCTGCAATGGTGGCAATAGAGTGTTTCCAGATAATGGATATGCATTCCGTTTTGCAACAGACTTTGCAGTCTCTAGTCGTAGTCCATACATTCGAAATATTACAGTTCTAACCAAAGGCAGTGTAACTAGTTTATCAGACCCACTAGGTTACGATGCAGGAGATGCTGGTAAAGGCGCCTACATTGACGGTGCTTATGCAACATCTGTGAGCAAAGAAGCCAGCATGTTATTCCACTCTGCGACATTTATCTGTCCGGGTGTTGATGTAATTGTTGCTACTAACGGTGCTCGAGTAGAATGGTTAAATTCATTCACCTACTATGCAAATCGCAGCATGTATCTGTACAGCAGTGCAGACGGATTTGCTAGTGACGGTAAGACAAGAGTTAAGATCGTCAACACAACAGGCACCTGGGCAGTTGGTAATACATTAAGCTACTATGACACAGACGGTACAACGGTATTAGCCTCAGGTATTATTGAAAGTATCGACGGTGATTTTTACAATATTGATACTCGTGTATTAGGATTTGAACAAATACAAGACCGTGCTGGTAAGACAATAACAGTTCACGGCAATGCAAAACTTAGCACATCTGTTAAGAAATTTGGCACAGCAAGTTTAGCATTAGATGGTACTGGCGATTATCTTTCTGTTGCAAGCCAGCCTGACTTTGCTTTTCCGTCAACTATATCAAGAATTGCTAAAACAATTACTGCCAACGGTAATGCCGCAGTCAGCGCAACAGAAAGTAAGTTTGGCGGAAGCAGTATTGCGTTTGACGGCACAGGTGACTATCTCAGCATTGCTACAGATACAGATTATGGATTTGGCACAGGCGATTTTACTATTGAAGGCTGGTTCTATAAAACAGTAGTAGCTACACAATACTTGTTTGATACAAGAACAACTCTAAATGAAAATTCAATTGCCGTTCAGTCCAATGGTTCGGGAAGTTTAAGATTATTTGTAAATGGCGCATTTGTACTAACATCTAGTAATGCTCATACTAACAATGCTTGGAATCATCTTGCTATCTGTCGCGCTGGCGGCGTAACAAGATTCTTTATAAATGGTGTGGTATCTACTACTACCCACACTGACGCAACCAACTATGGAACTACTAAGCCTCTAGTAGTGGGTGCTCAATACAACGGTACAACAGCATTTGCTGGTTATATCGATGACTTTAGAGTAAGCAATACTGCAAGATATACTGCAACATTTACCCCTAGTGCTGTAGTATTCACTAACGACGTTAATACTAAATTATTAGTTCATGGAGATACAGACATCTCCGATGACGTTGGCGGAACAATAACTAGTTTTACAATTGAATCTTGGATTTATAATACTGGCGGCCAAAGTGCTGTCCAGGTAATTTTTGATTTTAGAACAGCAACTCCACAAGCAGCTCCATTTTTAAATATTCAAGCCGGCGGTAGCTTACTATATTTTGTAAACGGAGTGTCAGCTATATCAGGTGGAACCATAGCATTAAACACTTGGACACACGTTGCCGTTGCTAGAAACGGAACAAGCACTAAATTATTTGTTAACGGAACACAAGTTGGTAGTACATATACCGACATTACCAATTACATTCAATGTCCGCTAGTTATTGGCGCACGTTTTGATGGAACTCTTGGATTTAATGGCTACATTGATGACGTAAGAATTAGCAAAGGTGTAGCACGTTATACCACAACATTCCCAGTACCTACAGCACAGCTGACCGGCGACCTAAGCACAGTATTATTGATTACCTGCAACGGCACAAATAACAGTACTGCCATTGCAGACAACGGTATTACTCTACAAGACCTAAGAACATCAGCGGGCGGCACTGCTAGCATTATAGATTTTGCTGACTACTCAGACTTCGGCGTCGAGGTACGATCAATTGGTTCAGCTGCTGTCTACGGAAACTATGGTATCTACGGTGACGGTCCAGGCGTCATTGCCTACCTAATTGGACAGAACTTAGCCTACATTGGCAACGGTAAAGACACTACTAACGATCCTCTTACAGTTATACAGGCCAATGAAGTTGTTGAACTCGATGGTGCAAAGATTTTCTATAACAGTGTGGACCATAAAGGTGATTTCCGTATTGGAGATTTATTCTATGTTAACCAAGCCACTGGTGAAGTTAGCTTTACGAACTCAAATGTTACTATTGGCACAAGCCTAACATTTGATGACGGTAGCGGCAATATAACTTACTTAGACGCCACTAAGATCGAAACTGGTGATTTTAGAATCAGCGGTAATACGATTCAGACATTAACACAAGATTTTAATGTTGACGCTGCTAGCAATCAAATCAACCTACAGAGCAATGTAACAGTTACTGGTAACTTAGAAGTAACTGGCGATGTTACAGTTGGCGGCAATGTAACTATTGGTAATGAGTCAACTGATGTTGTAAGATTTGTTGCAGGTGTTGACAGTGATATTTTACCTGCACTGGACAGCCAGTATGATCTAGGTACTAGTACAGAGCGATGGAGTACACTGTATTCTACAACCTTAGTTAATGCTGATATTCAAATTAGTACTAATGTTATTACAACTACTAATTCTAATTTAGATCTAACTCTGCAAGCTAACGGCACTGGTAGAATTTACGTACCGTCTAATAATGTTGAGATTACTAACAATTTAACAGTTAACGGAACTACAAATCTAGCAACTACTAACATTGGTGTTGTTGGAACTCCCGCAACAGTTACACACGTCGGTGGAGTAACACAAACTGGAGACTTGTTCCAAACTGGTAACACTGAAATTACCGGCACACTAACAGTTGGATCAACTGCTCAGTTTGAAGATATTCAAATTGACAACAATATTATTACTACTACATTAGGTAATAACGATTTAGTACTAGAAGCTGCCGGCACAGGTAAAGTTATTGTTCCAGTAGACAATGCTGAAGTAACTGGAACCCTTACTGTAGTCGGAACAACTAGTACCACTACTATTAATAACACCGGAACAGTTACATCTGGTATTTTTAGCACCGGCAATATACGAATTACCACAAACAATATTACTACTACTGTAGCTGATACTGATCTTGTGCTAGAAGCTAGTGGCACCGGCAGAATTTATGTTCCCCTTAATGATGTTACTCTAGGTAAAACACTAACTGTTACAGGCTTAACTACGTTAGTTGATACTGACATTACTGGAACACTAACACACATTGGAGCCACAACAAGAACTGGCGATGTTACTCAAACAGGTAGTTATACGCTAAATGGAAACTTAACAGTTTCAAATATTGCACAATTTAAAGATGTTAATATTACCAACAATGTAATTACTACTACATTGACTAACAGTAATTTACAATTAGGTGCAGCAGGCACTGGTATTATTTCTGTACCAACTAACAATGTTACCATTGATAATAATCTAACAGTTACTGGTACTACTTTTACTGCTAATATTAACAACAGCGGCACAGTCACAGCTGGAACATTCAGCACTGGTAATATTAGTATCAATGGCAATACTATTCAGACCACTGTTGGCAGTAGCAACCTACAACTGCAAGCCGCCGGCACTGGTTATATTGTATTAGAACAATTTGACGTACAAGAAAATGAAATAAGAATTAATACCGGCTCTGACATGGTACTAACACCTAACGGCATTGGTATTGTCACAGTTAACTCTACACAAAGCATTAAATTACCAGTGGGTAATACTGCTGCTCGTCCAACAGGCGCTGCCGGTATGGTGCGATTTAATAGTCAACTGACTCGCTACGAAGGATACGACGGCACAAATTGGATTAGACTAGATGGCGTTGAAGATGCAGACGGCAATACAAAGATCACTGCTGAATTAACACCAGGTGCAAACGATAACACTATTCGTTTTTACACTAACAATACACAAGTTGCTGACCTAACGTCGACTAGATTGAATGTTATTAACGTAGATGTTGACGTAATAAACATTAATAACAATGTTATATCAACTACTACAACTGATACTAATTTAGTACTTGCACCAAATGGTACCGGGTCGTTGCGCACAGGTAATTTTTCTATCAACGGAAGTACAGTTACAAATACTGTAAATAACAGTATAACATATTTTAATCAAACTGGCGATGGATATGTTAAGATCAACAGCACCGGTGGATTTGTAATCCCGGCAGGATTAACAACTCAAAGACCTCCGTTGTTTGATGTTGGCATGATGAGATATAACACTGACCCAGGTAACTTCCGTGTTGAAGTATGGGATGGTGGCAACTGGGTTAATGCAGGACAAGCAGCAGGTGGCGGAGTAACACTTGCAGAAGCACAAGACATCGGAATTGTCAGTGCAATTATATTTGGATAAAGAACATGGCATCATTTTTTAGAAACAAGGTAGCTAAGGAAATAGGCACAACACCTGTAGAAGTATTGGCAACTTCAGGAGCCAATCGTATGACTATCATTGGGTTGAGTCTGGCAAATTTAACATCAGGGATTGTGTTAATTGACATCACATTAACTGACGATGCTAGTGTAACTGGTTACTATGCTAAACAAGTATTAGTGCCACCTAACTCAAGTTTGCGAGTAGTTAATGGCGGAGAAAAATTAATTTTATCAACCAATAATAGTTTAAGTATCACTGCAAATTTTGAAGATGCAATAGACGCAATTATTAGTTACGTAGAACTAATATAAGGAATTATTATGACATATTATATTGGACAAACTAGCGCACTAGCTGATGTGCTTGGAGAAGGAAATCCTAGGTACTTTTATGCAATTCGTCGAGACGATGACGGCCTATTATTCTTTGCTAAGATTGATCAACTTACTGATCTAGGAACTATTATAGTTAACAACTCAGGCCTAACAGAAGATGACTATACAGATTTTGAATATGGTGTAGATTTCTTTGACGGGCGACTAGCAGAAGATCACTCGAGACCATACAGCAACCTACAATGGGATCAATACCGCTGGGACAGCAAGAATGTATATTATTACATTAATACTGCTGGAGAATTTGTTGTGCGTATTAATCAAGCATACGTATATCCTCCAGAATTAATCGTAACCCCATAATTAATTAACGTGTAAATAGAGAACAAGGAATATAAAATGGCAGCAGAATTTAAAATTGGCAGACTACGATATACATGGAAAGGTGTATGGGCAACAGCAACTTTCTATAACAGGGATGCTGTCGCATCGTATAACGGTAAGACTTATGTGTGTATAGTACCGCATACCTCTGGCGATTTTTATGACGATTACGAAAATGTAGAACCAAGCGGAGAAATTAAACCTTACTGGGTAATAATGTTGGAAGGTACTAGCTGGAAAGGCGAATGGCAACCTAATACATTATATACTTTGGGCGCAATTGTATTATATGGCGGAAGCGTGTACAAGAGAATAGTAAACGGCCTGTCAGATGCAACATTTAATCCAGCTAGTTGGGAAGTTTACACAACTGTTAATAGTACATGGATTGGCAACTATTCTACTAATCAGTTTTATAAAGTTGGAGACACTGTTAAGTACGGTGGAATTGTTTATAGTTGTATAACACAGCATACTTCATCTAACTCTATAACATATCCTACATATAGTAATTGGGAAATTTTAGATGTTGGAATTGAATATAGGGGCACCTGGACATCTACTAATACATCATATAAGATCAATGACCTTGTTAAATACGGACCCGACTTATGGATCTCAAGACAAGATCATAGTTCGTCACTTCCATTTAATGCAACTATAGATCCGCTAAACACTACTGCAACTTGGCAATTATGGTTGCCCGGTATTGATTACAGTGCAGCCACTACATGGTCAGCAACAGTAGTATACCAACCAGGTAATACTGTCAAGTACGGTGGCTATTCTTATATAAATTTAATTGTTAATAATCTTAACATTGTACCATCTACCAACGTAGACGGACTAAATCCAGAATGGCAGTTATTGACTACTGGATATGATTTTAACGATGATTGGTTAAGTGGCGTTTCTTATAAAATTGGGTCAGTAGTACGCCGAGCCGGCAATCTGTTCGAAGCATTGCAAGATAATTTATCTCAAGATCCTACTGAGTTAATAACAACTACCACATATACCGAGTTAGGTAGTAGCGGAACAACGCTAATAGTCAACAACACTACTAACATCTTCCCTGGCATGATTATTTCAGGACAAGGATTTGATAAAGGTCAATTTGTTACATCAGTTGAGGATGGTACTACATTAATAATCAGTCAAGCCCCATATCCTACTTTAATAGACGGGCAATCATTGGCATTTTCCGGAGTTAACGGAAATTATTGGGTACCACTTGTACCTGGAACTCGATGGAGGAATCGATGGGCTGCTACTGAAAATTATGTTGTAGGTGATCTAGCTGTATGGGTTAATGTTACCTATAGATGTATTAAAACACACATATCTGAAATAACAAAACGCCCCGATATTAATTCTGGAATCTATTGGGTAGTTGAACTAAATCATGATTACTATAATGTACTGAATATTAAAGGTGACATAATTGTTAGCACTGACGGTACCAATAACGCACTTGCAATTGGATCTGAAGGATATTTGTTAAAATCAGTAACCGAAATCCCTACATGGGCAAACGTATTCCAGTCTCCTGCATTGTATTATGTTGCACCATCAGGCTCCGATGCCTTAACCAGTGGTGATACGTGGGATAATCCTTATAAAACAATTAAGTATGCCTGTGAGCGAATTGCCGCCGGAACACTAAATTCGTCAGCAACACTATTATTAAAACAAAATAAAACTTTTATAGTAGAAGAAACATACGGACCAGCAGTACAATCAATTACAACAACACCTCTCGACCTTATACAAACTAAAAGAGATATTAGATCTCTAGTCGATGCAATCACATATGATCTAGCAAGAGGCGGCAACAGTCAGACTGTTGCATTTACTCTTTCATTTTTTGACGAACAGTACAGCTATAAATTTATTACGCCCAGAGTTTCCTCTTCAATTACTGTTCTTATAACAGCCTTTAATCGAGTGTTTACACTAATCTCTGATATTTTAAATAATATAATAGTTGATCCAACGTTTCAAACAATTTATCCGCAGATAACAGGCACTGTTGCCGGACTATCCCAAGCCCTAACGTCAGTACAATCATTTCAAAACATAGTTATTACTGCTCTAATTAATGAAAATATCAACAGTATACCTGCTCGAAATCAAGGTCTTACTGCAACTTTAATGGTTAAGACCGGAGCCTACCATGAAGAATTACCAATTGTAATTCCCGCTAATACAGCACTTAATGGAGATGAACTCAGGGGTGTAATAGTTTACCCGAAGACAATTATTAATACTATTGCAACTAGATCATTTTCCGCAACAAATTTATTTAGAGTAAATACAACAGAAGGAATGATTAACAATACCGCAGTTCAGTTTGTATCAGTTAATCCAGTGTCCGGATTTAATACTGTATTCGGCGGAGTTGTTGCCGGAACAACTTATTATGTAATTGGCAGCTCCATCACAAGCACTCAATTTTCAGTAAGTGCAATTCCAGGCGGCCCTCCAGTTACGCTATCAAATGCTACTAGTCAAATGAAAGTATTTGGCGGCGATGCATTAAAGGACATGTTCCGTGTTCAAAATGGTTCAGGTATTAGAAACATGACATTATCTGGGCTGCTAGGCACACTTACAGCACCAAATTCATTTACTACACGTCGTCCGACTGGTGGAAGTTTTGTAAGTTTAGATCCCGGAACCGGCATAGCCGATACCACAGCTCATATTTACAGAAGAAGTCCATATATTCAAAATGTAACGACTTTTGGTACAGGATGTGTTGGTTTAAAAATCGACGGCAGCTTGCACGCCCTTGGCAACAAGTCTATAGTGTGTAACGACTTTACACAAATTGTAAGTGACGGAGTTGGTATATACTGCACTGGACCCGGCGCACTTTGCGAAGCAGTGTCAGTATTTTCATATTATGCATATGCTGGATACTTATCCGAAGCAGGCGGCCGTATACGTGCTACTAACGGCAACAGCTCATATGGTAACTTTGGAGTTATTGCTGAAGGATTTGATACTACTGAAATCCCATCAGTTGGCACGGTATTTAATAGATACTACGAAGCCAGTGCAACTCCTATTAGTGCATTGGGCGCAACTGCTAACATTTTGAAGCTTCAATACAGTCATGCTGGGCAGGAATATATAACATCAACAACTAACTTGCTACAATATAGTAATTCATTTACTAACTGGACAAGTGACGGTAATATTACCCTAATCCAGTCAATACTATCCCCGTTTGCTAATCAATCAGATGCATGGATTGCAACCGGTAATACCTCTGGAACTAACAGTAGCTATTTTTCAAAATCAATTACTATTGCACCATCGGGAGAAATATATACTAACATTGCTGGTATTAATATTACCGGCGGTGGCTTAGGAGCAACATTTGATATTATAGTAACTAGTACGCAATATACAGTGACTATTAACAATGGAGGTACTGGATATGTTGCAACAAATCAGATTCGTATACTTGGCTCTCAACTAGGCGGAATTTCCGGAGTTAATGATCTAATTATTACAGTTACTGAACTATCAGGAACTACTATTACGACAATTACCTCAATTGGAGTAGTACAGATTGGTAGTGTACAACCATATACTGCAAGCATTTTCTGCAAACAGGGCACATCAACTACGTTTGATCTTGTAGCTACCTTTAGTGGTTATTCTGCAGCATCGAGTAGTATCAGTTACAACTTTAACACAAATACTATAACTCCGGGTAGTGCAACAGGCGGCATGACTCCTGTTGTATTTTCTGCAACGCCTATATCAACTAATCCTGGATGGGTTAGATTATCATTTAGATTCTATGATGTATCCGGATTAAACAATACTCTTAAATTGACAATCTACCCAAGATCGCAACTAGGTAATAGCAGCTATACACTAATATACGGAGCACAGTTAGAATTAGGCACCCGCACCGGGTTTTATCAAGAAACAACTACTGGAAGATATACAGCGTATGCAAATTATGACGTTGTAGGAGCAGGATCCGGAGTTGATTTAGTTGCAGACGAAATTAGAGACCGTGGCATATATCAAACTCGTATATTAGAAGTTAACGGAGTTACCGGCGGAGTTGGACATAGACTATCTACTAATAATGCACAAGCAGGCACTGACTCAACAATTACTATTGCTGGTTCAGATATTGCCGGCCCTAAGGACTATCTTGGAATGCGAGTATTTGTTAATAGCGGCTTAGGAGCAGGCCAATATGGAGCAATTTCAGCGTTTGACGCAGAATTAAAAATTGCATCAGTATTAAAAGAATCTTTTACTCAATTAGAAATAACAACAAGTTCAAGTATTGGTAATATTTTTACGTTAGCACCAAGTGCTGATGTGTATTCATTATATAATAATCAACCAGTACAATTTGTTCCTACTACCTACGACACTATTGTAACATTGGTAGGACAAAGTTCAGTAGAGGCAACTAGTACAATAGGAGGTCAAACTAATACTATGTATGTGACCAGCACAGCGCAGCTGACTGTTAACATGCCGGTAACATTTTCAGGAATAACCTATGGTGGCGTAACTTCAAATTTCACATATTATATAATTGCAATCCTTAACGAAAATGAAATTCAATTAGGCTTAACAGTAGGCGGCATAGCTATCTTCTTAAATAATGATGACGGCAGCATGTCATTAAACTATCCGTCAAATACTGGGTATTTAGGTGCGCCGACTACTAATATGGATATAAATTTGCCAATATATTTTACAGGCGCAGTATTGTCAGAGATCGAAGCTAGTACTGATTATTTCATTAATGATGTCATTGACATTAATAATTTTACTATATCAGACACGTTAGTAACTCCTACTGCTACAAGCACCACAGCTATTAGTAATACCGTTACTGTAGATACAAGTGATACGTTAGTTCCGTTAAATCCTATTAAATTTGCAGGAACTGCATTCGGCTCAATCTTACCAAGCACTAAGTATTATATAAACCACATTGTTGACTCTACAAACATTACTATTTCTCTCGGTACATTAACTACTACTGCAACTGCTACTCAAAATGAAGGAGAGTTAATAACAGTTGGAGATACTACTGGATTTGCTATTGGAAATGCAATTAAATTTACAGGAACTACGTTCGGCGGTATTGTTAACGATCGAATATATTATATTTCGTACATTAATAACGCTACATCACTAATCGTTAGTTCATCGTCGTCGGCATTATCTATTACTGCAACTAATACATCAACTAGCATCAACATTAGTGGAACCGTCTACAATAATGTTTTAACATTGATATCATCGAGTAATTTAACACCAATGTATCCTGTAACATTTTCAGGGACTACATTTGGAAGTATCACAGCAGGTACTACGTATTTTATAAGTAGGATTTATGACTCAACTCGTATATCAATTACTAATTCGATTATTTCAGTAACTGCAATTGAAACATCAGCAACCTCTAACTTAATACATGTCGAGTCTACTGCCGGATTTGTTGCAGGCAACCCAATAATATTTGGAGGAGTATCATTTGGTGGTATAGTTTCAGGGCAATTATACTATATTTCTGCAGTTAACTCACCCACAGACTTTACAATTAGTACAACGCCAACTGGATCAGCAGTGGTATTAACGGCCGGCACCGGAAGTATTACAGCAAGAACTCCTGCAGTAAATACTACAGTAACTACAGCAACTGGTTCGATGATTGGAACTACTAGGGCTAGTGCTAGTCCAGTATTATTAACTTCTGCAATTGGGCTGTGTATTGTTAGGACAACCAGCTCAACAATCACTTTATCAACTGCTACGGGCCTATTAACCGGTACATCAACTACCGTAAAGAAACAATTCACTAGTGATGCAGGCTCTATGGTAGGTACTTTTAGTGTACCTATACTTGGTGGTATTACTCAAGGAATCACCTACTACGTCCGTACTATTACACCGGGTGTATCAAATACATTTACAATAACAGCTACAAGTGGCGGCGGGACTAATGTAACACTAACAGATACAGTAGGTTCTATGAAGATAGGGCAGATAGGCTGGGATCATATAAATCCAGGAACACCATTAGTAGCATCGTTTGACTCCACATCTGTGTACAGTATTGAGCCACGAATTATATATTCTAAACCCAATTTTACATCAACTAGCTCATTAGCTACTACACAAGCAGTTGGGGTTTCTTATGTTGATATAGGATACGGCGGCGGTAAATTTACCGGACTTGCTAATGCTGATTCGACATTAACAGTTAGTGAAGATGGAGTACTATGGACACCACAATCATTACCATCTTCTGCAACATGGTCTAGTATTGCTTACGGAAGCAGTTATTGGGTGATTATATCATCCGGGGGTAGTGGTATTTCTGGCTCTAAAGTATTATACTCAAATAGCAATTTAGCAACATGGAAAACATCCTACTTGCCAAGTATTGGAAATTGGAGTAAAGTAGCGTACGGAAACGGAAAATTTGTTGCTATCACAAGCAATTCTGCAAGTTCGTCGTACTCATTAAATTTTGGCGCTACTTGGGTAGCAGGCACAGGATTACCTAATACTACATGGTCAGGACTAACATATGGCGCTGGCACATTTGTTGCAGTAGCAACAGGCGGAACTCAGGCTGCAAGAAGTACTGATGGAATTACATGGGCATCTAGCACATTACCTAATTCAACTGCATGGTCGGGCGTTGCGTATGGAAACGGAAGATTCGTTGCAGTGTCATCAACTTTATCTAAAGCAGCATATAGCCTAGATGGGATTACATGGAGTCAATCATTATACAGTGTGCTCGGAACTAATATTGCCTATGGAAACGGAGTATTTATTTTAGCAGGAGATGACCCATTTTGTTATACAAGCGAAGATGGAATTGTATGGACCAAAACAGCAGTCGTTCCGGGTGTTGGACGAATGGTGTATGGATTATATGGTGTAAACGGAAGATTTGCATCAGTTAGTGGCCAGGATACGGCAATGGTAATTACTGCAGGCAGTCAGACTAAAGCAAGAGCCAGTGTTGCTGGTGGAAAAATTATAGAGATTAACGAATGGGATCCAGGTTCAAATTATATAAATTCCCCAACAGTAACCATAGTCGATGCTAATGCTACAGTTTTAACAGCAACGTCGCCACTACTTGGCTCTGGTGTATTAGGAAATCCTACATTTATTAATCGAGGCACAGGATATAATACTAATACTACTACTATTACAATTACAGGAGATGGGTATGCTGAACGTTTTCAAACTGGTCTAGGAATCATTATTAGCAATTTGATAGTATTGCCAGTAGCCGGTGATAATCTTGCAATCGCTGGGAACGACACAATCTATAAAGTAACGTCTGCAACACTATTAGATGGATCAATTACTCCAAACATTATTGCTGAAGTATTTGTGTCACCTGAAATAACAGTTGGCTTATCACCTAATCAGGGAGTGCCTGTATCAATCAGGACAAAATACAGTCAAGTACGATTAACTAATCATGACTACTTGAACATTGGATACGGAAACTTTGAAGAATCAAATTATCCATTGCTACCAGCAAGCACAGTATTGTCGCAAGAGAATGAGGCAGTTGATGCTAACTATGGCCGTGTGTTTTATTCTTCAACAGACCAAGACGGTAACTTCCGAGTTGGTAAACTATTTGCGGTTGAGCAGGCTACTGGTATTATTACGCTAAGTGCTAGTCAATTTGGACTAAGCGGACTAAATGAACTTAAAATTGGTGGCGTTGCAGTCGGCGGCAACAGTGTTATTATTACACAGTTTAGTACAGACTCTACGTTTGTTGCAAATTCTAATAGCATTGTGCCAACACAAAAAGCAATTAAGGCATACTTAGGTGCAAAATTAACACAGGGTGGATCTAATACATTTACCGGGCAATTAATTGCTGGTACTGTGTTAGTCGGCGGACCTGATAAGATTGCCAGTACTATTGTTGAAGGTAACGATGGATGGCATATAAACATGCCAAATACAGTCGATGTAACGGGTGTAAATGACGGGAACGGCGGCGGCGCTGGCGGCTGGGATGGCGACGGAATGGCAATGGCATTCTTTCAAATGTCCTTTGCCCCAGGAAGTGCTGATCAATAAAATTGAAATATTAAACTAAGATAAATATAATGTAAAAGGACGAAAGCAAATGGCTGAATTTAAACTAGGTAGAATTAGATTTGTATGGAAAGGTCAGTGGACCGTTGGAACTCCATATCTAATAGATGACGTGGTAAGCAACGGCGGAAAGAGTTATATTTGTGTTGTAAATCACACTGCTTCTAGTCTTTTCGATACTGATTTGGACTATCCAGGAGTACCAAGATGGGAAATTGTCGCCGACGGAACACAATGGAATGGCAACTGGGAACCAGAGACATATTACAATCCGGGTGCAGTTGTCAAATACGGTGCATTAGTTTATATTTGTAAAACTGGTCACACATCGGCTACATATGTAGCACCTACTTATTTGGGACTAGAAGACGATCAAGTAAACTGGGAATTGTTTGCTACTTCATTTAGCTGGGAAGGCACTTGGACAACTGCTACTCGATATAGACTTAATGATTTTGTAGTTTACGGCGGCACTACCTATGTATGTAATACTCCGCATATTTCTGCTGCAATCTCAGCAAGCATAACGGCAACTAATTTTACAGTCCTTGCCGGAACTGCTACCCTAACATTTGCATCAAAAGTAGTTGCACCATATGCTGTAGGAGCAACAATTACCTTAGCAGGCTTTAGTCCAGCAGCTACTACTTCTCCAGCAAATAATATTAATACAACCTTTACTGTATTAACCTGCACTACAACCCAATTAACATTTGCGCTAACAGGTACATATACTAATTCGGTATTAGGTACTGTATCCGGAACAAGCCAGTTGGGATTAGAACTTGACGCAGCAAAATGGGATACGTTTAATCAAGGAATTACCTATCTAGGAGATTGGAATTCTGCAAGCCTTCCAGGCGGAGCCAATGTTAGATATAAGCAAAACGATATTGTAAAATGGGGAGCAGATCTATGGATCTGTATAACCCCACATACGTCAACCGGAGCAACAATAGACACTAGTAAGTTTAGTGTGTTTGTTAATGGATTCCAATTTGAAAATAGTTGGAATAATTCAACAGTATATCAAATAGGAGATACAATAACGTACGGCGGCTATTCGTATATTGCTAAAACAAATCATACCAACAAACAACCAACTAGTAATCCTAGTGACTGGGCTGTATTTACTACGGGTATTAATTTTGTAGGTGAATATGATGAAACTACTAATTATCGAGTTGGCGATCTTATTCGTAACGGTGCATACACATATATTGCTAGACTTGATAGTTTAGCGCAAACCCCTGTATCAGCAACTACTTACTGGGCAAGATTGAATAGTGGATTACGCTGGACTAACACACCTGAAACTTATCTAGCAGTTGATTCAGTTGCTGTGTTACCCGGAGTAGGTAGCGGTGCTAAATTTGATGTTACTCGCACTGGCACTGTGTATAATGTTACGCTAACTTCAGGACAGGCTGGAATAAATTATGCGGCTCTTGATCGAATTAAAATTCTTGGCAGCAACCTCGGCGGCATTAGTCCAGCCAATGATATTACAATTACTGTTGTAACAGTTTCAACTAGCGCAGTTGCAACATTTACAGCATCTGGTCGATCAGTAACCTGGACAGTTGACACAGATTACTTATTAGGCGACACTGCATCATTTGGTGCGAATAGTTATATCTGCATTGATGCACATACTTCAAGTTCACTAAACAGACCAGATGCTGACGCACAGGGAGACTATTGGAATCTGTTAACAGCTGGTTCAGAATATAATATTCTTACAACCACAGGTGATCTAGTATACTACGGCGACAACGGCCCTGAAAGACTGCCGGTTGGAACAAACGGCCAAGTGTTACGAAGCCAAGACGGCGTTCCAGTCTGGGCCAACTACGGATTAATTAATAACTTAGTGTTTGTAGGACCATTGGGCCGAGATGTTGCTTACCCTGATGCTGGCTCAACGATTGACCAACCTTGGAAAAGTGTAAGGTATGCAGCTAAACAAGTTGAAGAAGGATACTTAAATCCGCAAGCTAAGATGCTGTTAGTTAAAAACAAACAGTTTATGATGAAAGAAATTACCAACTGGGTAAATTATACTTATACTGTTAGAATTTCAGCCGCTGATTCCTTAGACGACATATTCACCTGTATCACTACTGTTAATCTAGTAGTAAATATGCCTATTAGTTTTACTGGAACAATTGGAGGAGTTACAGCAGGTGTAACTTATTATGTTAAAACTATTGTTAACGGTACAACATTTACAATTTCAGACTTGTCTGGAGGTACATTACGTCAGTTAACTACCGGCTCGGGCACAATGACTGGATCATTGGTGTATGACTATGCGTTCTGCGAACGAGATACTGGATTAATTGTTGACGCATTAATTCATGATATTACACACGGAGGCACCGGCAAAATTACTGCTGCCGCAAAAGCATACTATACTGCCGCAGGTAACGCTTACATTAATAACAATTTTGGTGCACAAACTACACAAACCGTTGCAGCATACACTTATCTAAGTACCCTAGTAGAAAAAATCCTTGGCAATATTGCTTGGAGAAATTACCAAGCAATGAATGGAATTACATCAGGTGTAATTCAAATAGTTGATACTTCATTTACTGCCGAAGCAGGCACTTCTATCACAGCAGCTGAATTACTGTCAATTATTACAAACGGCATTCTTGCAGGGTCAGTAACCGCTATACCTGTTGCAATTTATCCTAATACTACTATTTCAGTTAAAACTGGAACGTTCACAGAAGTGCTACCAATTGTGATTTCTCCATATACTGCGGTAGTAGGAGATGAATTACGTAGTTCAGTTATTCAACCAGCTACTGCAAATCCATTGTTAGCTACTGATAAAGCAAAAACTACATCAGCATTGAATCGTATTGCCTCAGTAGCCGGCGATATTGTGCAAAACATCGTAGTAACTCCTACAGTAGGAAATACTGAAACACAATATTATGTCGGCGGATATGCGGGTAGTGGAACAACATCAACTGCTGTTGGAGCAAAAACTACTGTTATATCAACAATTTTATCAGGCGGCCTTGGCTCAGTTCCATCAACTGTAATTTCAGATCCTGCCGGATATGATGCTGGATATTTAAATGCACGTAGATTAGTTGTAGCTAACAAGGCATTCTTACAAGCAGAAATTAGTGCATGGATTAATGTACAAATAGCAGGTAATATTGCTCCGTTTGTTGGATTCACTTATGGTGGCACTGATCAAACAAACTGTGAACGAGATGTAGGGTATATTGTCGATGCTCTACGATACGATTTAACCTATGGCGGGAACTTGGAAACTATTGTAGCTGCTCGAGCATACTATTCTTATGGATCATATGTTGGTGACTCTGCTTCAAAGCTTCGTGCGTTAGCAGTACAAAATCGTATTAAGAGTATCATTGATAATATTGCCGTCGGAGATAATTCAGGCTGGACTAAGTCTGTAGGCAATGCACTTAACCAGGATGATTCGTTACCACACGGATCTGTACCAGCGGGCGCATTTGCACAAGCACGTATCCAAGAAATATACAATACAATTGACACAGGGGTAACTCCAGATACAATTGAACCTCCGACTAGTTGGGTTAGCAATGATCTTGTTCTAGCTAAAATAGCAATTACAAATTTAAAGGCTGGCATACAAGCTGGAGCAATTGAGTACATTAGTACAAAGTATCCAACATTAACATACAACACAGTCACTTGTTCTCGAGATGTTGGCTATATGGTTGATGCTGTAGCATACGATGTAATGTTTGGTAGTAATTTTAGATCTATTACGGCTGGTAGAAGTTACTATAGAGCAACAGCATCTGCACAGTATGTAATTGCAAACCAACTAGCAGCGACATTAGATACTATAACATATATTGACACAGCGATTAGACAAATAACAACCGGTCAATCTGGCTCAGTTGGTAGCACATTAGCTGTTTCGAGAGTAGAGACTAGTGCCAATACTATGTATGATATTATTGCTAGCGGGTTAGGATCTATACCAACACTAGTATTACCAACACCAACTGGCGGCACCGGCAATGCATATGACAGCAATTATTTAAATGCCCGACAACAAATTGTAGAAAACTACGCATTCATCAAAGCTGAAATTGCTCAATATCTAAATGTTAACTATAATGCTGTTTGGGTAGCACTTGGTGCAACTGGCCAGGCAGGATGTGCTCGAGATATTGGCTACATCTTAGACGGAGTACGCTATGATATTACCTACGGTGGTAACTTACAATCACTAATTGTAGGTAGTGCATACTATTCAAATTACGTTTTAGCTATTGGGTCTGGTGAGCTTACTGCAACAGTTGCGGCCTACACTAGAATTAAAACAATCGTTGGACAAATTGCACAACGTCAAACAGTAACACCTACTGTGGGTTATAGTGGTCCTTCACAATATTTAGGCGGTACCGGTGACCTAGTAGGTACCGCTGCAACCTTTGCTCAAGATCGGGTACAAGACGTTATTGATTGGGTTAGCAACGGTTACGCTAATGCAACTATTACGCCAAGTATTGCTTGGGCTAGTTCTGCACTACAAACAGCATTTGCAGAAGTTCAAGCAAAGAGATCTGAGATACAAGCTGATACGCTATGGTGGGTCTACAAGAATTATCAAAACTTAAACTTTAATGCTGATTTATGTTCTAGAGACGCGGGCTATATTGTTGATGCGCTAAGTTATGACTTAGTATTTGGCAGTAACTTTGCTGCAATCACAGCAGGAAGAAGTTATCAACGTGCAACACCGTCGGCCCAAGTGGTAGCAACAGTACAGCGGCAAGCTGAATTAGGTTCAGTTAATTTTATCAAATATAAAGTTAAGCATATTGCAGCCTCGGGCGCAGTAGCACAGATTAATGCAATTGTTTCTGATGTGACTGGATTTATTAATGGCGGAGCAATTCCTCGAGTACAATGGACTAATCCATCAACGATTACCAGTGCATATGCTGCTGCGACCGTATTGTTAAGAGACAATGCACCATTTATTCAAGCAGAAATCACAGCATGGATCAATGTACAAATTGCGGCCAACGCTTCTGGATTTGTTGGATTACAATTCAGCAGATCAGCTTGCGAAAGAGATGTAGGTTTAATTATTGAAGCACTAGTATACGATTTAACCTATGGTTACGGTGTTGGTAATATTGGTAAAATTGCTACACTGATTGCAGGTAAAGCATATTACTCTGCACTAACAAGCGTATTACAAATAGATTCAGGCGACTCAACAGCTACAATTGCAGCTTATAACAGATTAAAGGCTGTTGCACAGAGTGTAGTTCAAGACACCGCAGTAACTCCAAGTGCAGGTAATTCTGTATCTCAAGTAAGAGCAGTTACCGGCCAGACAGTTGGGTCAGTTGCTACTGCTACATCTGTAGGCACATTGGTTGATGTTATCACCAATATAATTACCAACGGTCTTACAACCGGTGTTCCTCAGATAACTATTTCTGCGGTTGCTGGCGGCACAACATTTACTAGCGGAACACATAACCTTGCAGTAGGAGATGTTGTTATACCACAATCTACTCCAACTACAGGTAACGGTGGATTTGGCCTAGTTAGCGGAACAAGATACTATGTTGCATCTACACCGTTAGGCACAACATTTACATTGGCTGCATATCAAGGCGGTGCCGCAATTACTACCTTTACTAACGGTACAGGATTAACTATCGCTGCTGAGATTAACAACTTACCAAGTACAAGTTGGGTATCTGCATCTTTAGTTACTTTACGTAATGCATTACAATCAAATAAAGCAACTATTAAAAATCAGATTACACAATATATTGCTACTAACTATACTACGTTAGTATACAATTCTTCAACATGTGAAAGAGACGTTGGCTTGATTGTTGACTACATTGCCTACGATATGATGTTTGACAGTAACTATCTAACAATAACCTCAGCAAGAAGCTATTTTAGAGCCCAGGCCTCGCTAGTAGTTGGAGCACAAAAAACAGCAACTGTTGCATCTTATAGATATCTAAAAACTTTATTACTAACAGTTGTAGCTAATGATGCTACAGCAACTCGAAAAATTAAAGTGCTGATGGATATCATTATCAACACAATGTTAAATGGTATAGGTTCTACATCAGAAGTAACTGGTACCATAACTTATAAAAATAATATTGGATTGTATAACGCAGCAGAGTCTCTAAGATTGAATAAAGAATTCTTAGCAAGCGAAGCTACGTCATGGATTAGTGCAAACTTTGGCGGAACTGTGACAACAACTACTGCAACTACTAACCTGTTTACTACTAGCTCAGCGCACAATCTAATAGTAAGCGACCCTATTAGATTCACTGGGTCTATTATTACAAGTAGCGGAGTAACGCAGAATACTACATATTATGTATTAACAACACCTTCTGCTACTACGTTTACACTAAGTACATCACAAACTCTTCCTATTCCAGTTGACGTAACTGCTAACGGAAGCGGCTCAATGACTGTAAATTATGCGTTTGATGTAACTTCTTGTAAGAGAGACATGAAAGAATACATCGATGGTATCATCTATGATTTAAGTTATACTGGTAACTATCGTTCATTACGTGCTGCAGAATTGTATAACAACGCAGTAAGCGGATCGACACTCGCTAATATGTTCTATGTTAGCAACGGTACAGGTTTAAGAAACTGTACATTAACCGGATTAAACGGAACACTAACAGAAGAAAATGAATACGGAACTAAACGACCAACTGCAGGCGCATATGTTGCATTAAATCCAGGATTTGGCCCAAATGATAGCAATGTATGGGTTCAAACAAGATCACACTATTCACAAAACGTTACTATGTTTGGTACCGGATGTAGTGGTGCTAAGATTGACGGCGCAATACATGCCGGTGGCAATCGAAGCATGGTTAAAAACGACTTTACAACAATTCTAAGCGACGGATTGGGCGTATGGGTTACGGGTGCTAATTCATTAACTGAATTAGTTTCAGTGTTTAACTACTACGGATATGCAGGGTACTTAGCAGAGCTAGGCGGTCGTATCCGTGCTACTAATGGTAACAGCTCATATGGTACGTACGGTACCATAGCTGAAGGAACTGACACTTACGAACAACCAATTTTTGCAGTCGTTGACAATAGACAACAAGATGCAGTTATAAGCAATGTTGTAGTAAATGGTGTTTTAGGGACAATTCTTCGTGTAGAGTACTCTAATGCCGGCGTTAATCATACTAATGCAGATATTGGAATTAGTGGCGATGGCATTAATGTAGTAACAATCACTAACGAATTCCGTGATGGTGGTGTATTCAATACTAGAATTTTTGATCCTAATGATGGTAGTGCTACAGCAGACTATCCAGGGTATGGCGGATCAAACTATGTAAATGCTATTAATGCTGCACAGGGTGGTTCTCTAGGTGAGTTAACTATTGCTAACTCTGATGTTGCATTAGCAACCGCATATCCTACTATGAGAATTATGATAACTGCTGGTACAGGTGTTGGTCAATATGCTAATATCTTAGATTACAACAACGGTACCAAACTAGTAAAAATTTATAAAGATAGTTTTGCTACGTTAACTGTTACTGGCACTGCTGTTACCAACAATCTTTTAACGGTTGCAAGTACTGCTACATTATTTGCAGGAATGTCAATTTACTTAGGCACAACAGTTAACGGACTAACTGATAACACTTTGTATTACGTCAGAACTGCTAACTTCTCTAGTACGCAATTCTCTGTAAGTTTAACAGGCGCTGCAGGAACCGCAGTAACTATTACTACAACTACTGCTAGCGGATTAACTATTCCGTTGTACGCCGCAGGATGGGATCATGCTGTTCCAGGAACAACAGTTTCTAATGCAATTGACTTAACTTCTAGTTATATTATCGAACCGCGTATTAGCTATACTGCTCCTGGATATACTGCAACTACAAGAACAGTACCTGCTAATACATACATTGGCTCAACATTTGGTAATAATAAATTTGTTGCAATTGGCAACACTGGCACTGCTACAGCCTATAGCCTAGATGGAAAAACATGGGCATCGGGCGGAGTATTGCCAGTCAGTGCCAACTGGGGAGATGTTATCTTTGGTGGCGGATCTGGTGTAGTAGCTTCGATCACAGTAGGTGGTTTAGGCGGTGTCGGAGCAATCTTAACACCTATTATGGGAACTGCTAACAGCATTGGACTGCCGGGCGCTGACCAAGTAGTCGGAGTCACTATTGTCGACGGTGGCCGAAACTATACAACTGCTCCAACAATTGTGTTTACTCCAACAAATGGCGGCCTGGGGGCAGTTGCAGTGTGTACTGTGTTAAATGGAAAAATTGATGCAATCTATATTGATAACGTAGGTTATCCAGGCACTAGTAACGGTTCAGGTTATAATTCTCCTCCTATTGTAACTGCAGATTCTAGTAAAATTACTAAGATGATAACAAGCCAGTGGGGAAGAAACTATACAACTCCGCCAACTGTTACAGTAAGCGCACCAGTCAGTGCTACTGCATGGTCTAGTGGTGATGCCGCAACCAGCGGCAATTACTATTCTCATGCTAACGTAGTTGGTTTAGTAACAACAACTAACTACTACCAAGCAGGTGCCACAGGCACGTTTGGCTCAGTAGCACCTACATTCCAAACAGGAACTGGCGCAAGCGGAACATACGGTGTTGCATTAACTTATGTAGGAACCTTAGCAACTGGAACTGCTGTTTTGACTAATTCTGGCGTAAGCAGCATAACTATAACAGAACCGGGGCAGGGTTATACAAGTACACCTACAATTTCTGTAGTAGATACTTCTGCTAAGTTTGTTGCAATTTCAGGCAGCGGATCAGTTGATGCTGCATATTTGCTAGCTAGCTCAGCTAACACCGCATCATGGACAGCAGGCAATAATTTACCTACATCTACTATGACAGGAATTGCATATGGAGTTCTTAACGGAGTTAGCACATATGTAGTAGTAGGCGGAACCGGATCTAGTTCAGCAGCTTCTAGTGTAACTGGAATATCTTGGACTACACGTTCATTGCCAACATTAGGATCTGGTAACTACTCAGCAGTGGCTTTTGGTAACGGACAGTTTGTAGCAATATCAACAGGTTCTACCCTAGCAACCGCAACAAGCACAAACGGCACTACATGGGTAGCCGGAGGTAACTTGCCATCAGGATTTACTACTGGTACAAGCATTACCTACGGTAATGGACGTTTTGTAGCAATTTGTTCAGCATCTGGAACAGCAACTGCCTACAGTATTGACAACGGTACTACATGGAGAAGCTACGGTGTTGGATTACCATCTACACAGACATGGTCCAAAATTAAATATGGTCAAGGACAATTTATAGCAATTGCTACAGGTAGTACAGTATGTGCTACAAGCCCAGACGGTATCAACTGGACACTACGTACTATGCCAGGTAGCTCGTCTACTTGGTCAACACTATCATTTGGTAATATAAACTCTAGACCGTTATGGATTGCTATGAGTTCAACTAGTGGACAAAATGCAGCTTCTATTAATACCGGAGCACAAGCACTAGGACGTATAGCTGTAGCATCGGGCACAATGACTGAGGTTAGAATGGTTGAACCGGGCAGTGCATATCCTCAGGGAACTGTAACAGCAACTACTGATATTACTAACTTGATTACTGCAGATACTACAGAAAACTTGATTGATAGTCAACCAATTGTATTTTCAAATTGTAACGGCAGTGGCATTGTAACTGAAAAATTATATTATGTAATTGGATCAACTGTAACTAGCACACAATTTAAGGTTAGTCTAGTGGCAGGAAGTAGCACAGCAGTGGTATTAACCTCAGCTACTGGGTTAACTGGTACTTATAAAGCTGGACCGATTATAACACAGTTTGATCCTAACAAGGTTATAACAGCATCACTAAACCCACGCACTGGCAACGGTGTACTGGCTAACCCAAGTTTTTACAATAGAGGAAACACGTTTACCACAGCAACTGGTACATCTGCAGGTGACGGTAATGCTGATCTATATCAGCCTAGTACATTTATTGCCGTTAGAAACTTACACAGAGTACCAGCAGCTGGGTCAAATGTGGTATTTGGTTCTTTACCAAGTACCTGGTATAAATTAGTTGCAGCAACAAATGTTCTAGGCAATGCTGGAGAGTATACTGCTACATTCCAAATTAGCCCAGGAATTAGTGTATTAGAAGCGCCAATTGATGCAGATTTAATAACTACTACTATTAAGTATAGTCAAGTTCGTTTAACTGGACATGACTTCTTGTATATTGGTACTGGAAATCAAGCACAGACTAACTATCCGTTTGTTGACCCTACTACTGCTAGTATTGCGGCGCAAACTAATAGTTCAGGTGGAGGGCGTGTGTTCTTTACAAGTACTGACCAAGACGGAAACTTTAACGTTGGTAACTTGTTTGGAGTTCAACAGTCAACCGGTACTGCTACATTGAACGCCGATGCGTTTAACTTATCGGGATTACAATCCTTACAGTTAGGCGCATTGAATATTGGTGTTGGATCAGCAATTATTACACAGTTTAGTACAGATCCGTATTTTACTGCAAACAGTGATAATATTGTACCTACACAGCGAGCAATTAAATCTTATATTACAGCCCAGATTGGTGGCGGACAGAGCTCATTAAATGTAAATACCCTAACAGCAGGTGTTGTGTATATTGCTAATGATTCTATTTCAACAACCAGTGGCGGTCAGTTAAATATAAAAGCAAAAATGAATTTTACAGGTGGAATTGACGGTGCTCCAGTAGCATTGGGATTCTTTTTACAACGATAATTTTGGAGAAATAAAAAATGGCAACAGGAAGATTAGGTAATATTGCGGTAGGTGTGGCAACTAACGCAACGGCATACACCGTGCCGGCGGGATTCTACACAGTTTGTAATGTGACGTTAGTGAATCGAAACGCAACAGCAGTTAGGATTCGAGTAGCAATGACAACTTCGGGTGGCGCTACGCCAACACCAAACCCACAAGAATGGTTAGAATATGATACTATTGTTGTGCCAGGCGGTGTGTTCGAGCGAACTGGTCTGGTATTAAATTACGGACTAAATATAGTGGTATATTCAGATGCTGCAAATGTTGGGTGTACAGTATATGGCATCGAAACTTCAACAGTATAATAGGTGAGATAATATGGCACGTTTTAACACTACACAATCGACAATTTCAGTAACGGAGGCTACTACACTAACCTACGTACTTGATAAGTCTACAATTTTATTATCCGGCACAGCAGGTTACACCTTAACATTATCGACCCCAGTACCATTTCCGGGCACAATTCAAAGTATATACAACTCCACAGGTGGCAATGTAACTATTCAAACATCAGCTGGAAATATAATTGGTAATGGATTTACGGCTGCTACTACTCAAATTATTCCAAATAATACCACTTATACTCTAACATCAAATGGCACAGATTATATTATTACTAATAATCAAGGTGGTCCAATTTCGGTTACAGCTGGTACATTTAGTGGTGCATTAACTGCAAACAGTACAGTATCGTTAAGTCCGGCAAACGCAAACGTAACAGCTAGTCCAACAGGATCTGGTACTGTTACTATTGCTCCAGCAACTGCTGGTACAATCAATAATGTAGCAATTGGCGGCACTACTAGAGGCGCCGGTAATTTTACTACACTAGATGCTAATGCAGCAGTGGGATTAAGCCCATCAAATGCTACTGTAACAATCAGTCCAACTGGTACTGGTACAGTAGCAATGAGTCCTGCTACTACCGGTAACATTAATAACACAAACATTGGTGGTACTACTCGGGCCGCAGGCGCATTTACCACACTAGGTTCAAATGCACAAGTGACCATGACTGGTGGCACAACCAGTACTACTACTGGCACTGGTCAAGTAGTTGTAACAGGCGGTGTAGGTGTCAGTGAAAATTTAAACGTTGGCGGTACAATTACATCAGCATCCAGCGGCATACAAAATACCCCAATTGGTGGTACTACTCGAGCAGCAGGAGCATTTACTACATTAGCAGCTAACTCAACAATTACAATGTCGGGTGCAGCTACTTTTTCTAGTACTATCATTGTACCTGAACCATCAAGTTCAACTCACGCAGCATCTAAAAACTATGTTGATACTAAAATTTCTTGGTCAACACCTTCAACAATTTATCTTACTAAAACGACTGGTTCAATGTCCTATGCTTTTGCAGCGGGCAACATTGCTGGAGATTCAGTTTCATATAGTTTAATATCTGGTTCAGTACCAGCAGGCATGAGCCTAGCATCAAATGGTCTTCTTAGTGGGACTCCGTCTGCAACATCAAATACTACTTACACGTTTACTTTACGAGCAACTGGCGGATCGCCTACGCAAAACGTTGATAGGGCATTTACCTTTTATCTTATAATACCGCCTCCAGTAGGCCAAATTTTGTATGAAGGATCTCAAAGCGGTACCAATGGCGGTGTAACAGCATATACATGGGTTGCACCTGCTGGTGTTTCCACAGTGAGTGTGGCTGTAATTGGCGCAGGCGGTGGCGGCTATTATGGGTGGGCTGTGTGCGGCGGATCAGGCGGCGGCATGGCATGGGGAGCAGGAATACCTGTCACCCCAGGGTCCAGTTACACAGTTCAAGTTGGAGACGGTGGCTGCTGGAGCGGCAACGGTGGCGGATATTCATGTTTTCCAAACTTTATGGGCGGCGGCGGTCGTTGCGGATGTTGCCAAGGATGTTGCGCCTATGGCGGTTCGTACACTGCTGCCTGCGGTAGTAGTGGTATGGTAGCGTATCCAGATACAGCCGGAGGTGGCGGTGGCGCTGGCGGTTATGGCCCAACTAACTGTAATGCAGCCACTTCTGGATATCGAGGATGCTACGGCGGTGGTGGCAGCGCAACCAGCCACCACTCATCAACTCACGGCACAGGAGGCGGTGGCGGCACAGGCATCCTTGGCCAAGGTACAGACGGTGCATGTGGCAATCCCGGCACAGGCCATGGTACATCAGGCGGTGCCGGCCAAGGTGGATCCGGCGGAACTTGTGGCAAATACGGAGAACCATATTCAAACGGTCAGGGTAACGGATTTGCCTGCGGTGGCAACTATGGTGGCGGCGGAGGCGGAGGCGGAACCGGCCAAGGCGGCGGCTGGGGCGGCAAAGGTGCAGTCCGTATCATTTGGGGACCGGGCCGATCATATCCAAGCACTGGTACAGCTAATCAATAATAGAATAACGAGGATAATTACTAATGAAAATATATGTAAAGATTGATGAGAATGGAGATCCTGCATCATACCCAATAACCCAAGAAAATTTAAATCATGTCTTTGGAATGGGTACCGACTGGGATGACGAATTTGCCTTGACGCAAGGGTTTTCTGTAGTTAATAATTCTGAAATGCCCGCACTTGAAACATACACCGAAGTTACAAAAGGTGAAATTGTTAAAAACGCCCAAGGTAAAATTGAGCAGATGTGGTCTGTTACGGAAATTTCACGAGAAGAAAAAATAAGAAGATGGATTCTAGGCCCACGAGAATATTACTTAATATCTTGCGACTGGACTCAACTCCCTGATGCTCCAATTAGTGATGAAGAAAGGGCACAATGGACAATTTATCGAGCAGCTCTCAGGAACATTACCGATACTACTGATATTGATATCTTAAAAGATAGAATTGATGTACCCTGGCCAGAGCCGCCGACAAAACCGTCAAAAGATACCAAGTATGCAATAGCTCCACCACCGCTACCAAGATTGGATCCACTTGCACTAATAATACCACCAGTAGAACCGGTATAATTATTAATAAAAAACGGACTGTATAGTCCGTTTTTTTATGATCAAGAAAAATATTTGTACCCTAAATTTTTATCCCAGTTAATCCAGTGTCTAATGTACCATCTTGCAACAGACCTTTCTTGAATAATTTTTCCATTAGAAATACATGATTTTATATCTTTAACAGTCTCAGCCCATCGTTGATCAGTTTGCAATTTATTAGTAGTAGTAGCAACCGTAGTTTTCCAAAATTCACTATCAAAAGTTGAGCCACCGTGATATGCAAAATTAATAAAATTTTCAATATCCTGTGCAGCTTCAGTTAGTCTATAGTTAACATCATCTATTGAACATTGCCCATAAATGTAATCAGTTAAGTTTCTCATAACTGTACTGTAAAAATAGCCGGATAGCGCCTCCATCGGTTCAAAGAACAATGCGGCATTACCATTTTTAATTATGCGTCCATTAAAAAAACTTTTTGCATAGTAGCTGTTAAATTTAAACTCTTTTAGATTTAAATCTGTAGTATTAAAGATTTTTTCAATATCCGCTACTGCATCTTCTCTTGAAGTAATTTTATCGTTATACAAGTAACCCCAACCTTGTCTAGTAGTTAACGGAATACCAAACATCCAACCGTTGGCATGTGCTTGATGAATTGTAGTTCCCCATGTGCCTGGTTCATTTATGACGTTTACTAAGCAGTGATTAACAGGATCATTAATGACATTGTAATCTGTTAGGTCTTTTGGAGTTCCTCTACAGTCGATTACAAAATCAAAATGGTGGCTGACATTGTCAACAGTAACAGTTGCTAGATTAACAGTACTAGTAAGATCAGTAACTGATCCTTCTATTGTTTTAAATCTATCGCCCCATATTTTTTTAAATCGACCAAAACAAAAATTTTTTAATTTACCATTGTTAAAATGCATAGCATATTGCGGTGGATGCATTAGGGAAGTAAAGTCTGTATCTCTCCAATTCTTCCAAGTAACTCCTAATTTTAGTGTAGCATCTAGCTTGTCTGCATCTTCTAGTAGTGTAAAGCCAGCGCCTTCGAACAGCACTGTAGGAAATCCTGGATCCATCGATTCACCTATTTCTAGAATTTTTACATTCGGATCGTATATTGCAGTAACAGTGTCATCCTCATTACCTAGCCAACGAAGTGCATGACTCAATGAGGTTATACCAGCAGTACCTACACCTATAACAGCTATTTTCATAATTCTTTTCCAGTTGGGTTATCAAAGATTACATAATTATGCCACTCGGGGTGATCATTATGCTCAAACAAATTAACAAATTCTGACAGAGAAATATCGAAAGCAAGGGTAATTCGTTCGGAGTTAGTTGTACTATGATGCGGAGTAGTGTAGTGCGGAATATTATGTTGAAATAGTGTAATTTTTCCTATCCGATTATAACTAACATATATTTCTGGATCGTTAATTTGATTTATTGGATTTATATAAACTGTACTAGTATCTTCACATTGCACTGTCACGTGCCCGCCTAAATATGACCATTCATCGGTTGAGTGGATATGCGGACACATTTCTTCACTTTCTCGCATTACATTGGCCCAGCATTGTATCATAACATTTGATCTAGGCACATTATATGCTTGAAGAAATTCTAAATATTTCTCATGTATTTGAACTTTTAATTTTTCTATCTCTGGTTCTGTCCATGAAAACACATTAAATGACTTCCAGCGCGAGGTTAAACTATCATTACCTAATCCGGTATACGCAGCAGTTGTTGGCGGAGTTGTGTTAATAATTATCTTTTCTTTTTCTAAGATTATATTTGCAATTTTTTTAAAATCTATACCCTCAATAAAGTTTTCAGCAAATATATAATGGTAAATTGGGGCAAACGGACTCTTAGGAGGTTTGCTTTTAAATTCTGAGAATTTCCAATTACTATCTCGTACAGTACCATTCATAATAACGTAGCCTTGTTGTACAGTTACTTATCAGGAATTCTCACTCCTTGTTAACATCGTGATAAGTAACTGCATAGAGGAATACAAATGCCTAAAAAAATCGAAAATATTGTAGTAGTTGGCGGCGGCAGCGCAGGTTGGATGACTGCTGCCACCTTAATTAACTTTTTTCCAAATAAGAAAATAACAGTAATAGAAAGTCCAGATGTTCCAATTGTAGGTGTTGGTGAAAGCACACTAGGCGGTATTAGGCATTGGATGCATGCCTTAGGAATAGACGAACAAGATTTTATGAAGTATACTAACGCTTCTTATAAAATGAGCATTAAATTTACCGATTTTTATAATAAGGATGCAGGGTCATTTCACTACCCGTTTGGTACTCCTGTGGGAGATGACGTAGGAGGCGGTGTAAAAGATTGGCAGGCTAAAAAGGTATTTTATCCTGAAACCCCAGTTGAAGATTATTGCAGAACGTATTTTTCAACAATGCCAATCATAGAAAATAATAAATTTACTAATGATCCCACCGGCTTTGATAATTATAGACCTGACACAGATGTAGCATATCATTTTGAATCAGTTCTATTTGGTAAATGGTTATGTGATCATTATTGTATTCCCCGCGGCGTAATCCGTATTCAAGATACTGTTTCCAACATTAAAACTTCAGACTCTGGCATAGAAAAATTAATTATGGAGAATGGTGACGAAATAGTTGCTGATTTGTTTGTTGACTGCACTGGATGGAAAAGTATGCTATTAGGCGAAGCACTAGCGGAACCTTTTATTTCTTATGCAGATATGTTACCTAACAATCGTGCATGGGCTGTGCAAGTTCCCTACGTAGAAATTGAAAAAGAATTAGAACCCTACACAAATTGTACGGCTATCAATAACGGATGGTGTTGGAATATTCCGTTATGGAGTAGACTTGGTACCGGGTATGTTTACAGTGATAAATTTGTTAGCCCTGAAGATGCTAAGGAAGAATTTAAACAGTATCTAATGAGCGACAAAATGACTGTGCCACGAACTAAAGAGCAGGTAGAAGCGTTAACTTATAAAGATATTACTATGCGTATTGGAATCCACGAACGCACTTGGGTTAAAAATGTAGTTGCAATTGGATTAAGTGCAGGGTTTATTGAACCTCTTGAAAGTAACGGATTATTTACTGTACATGAATTCCTATTTAAAGTAGTTGCAACATTGGATCGAGAAGGATACGTAACACAATGGGATCGAGATGTATATAATTCTGCAACCTTGGAATTATATAACAATTTTGCAGAATTTGTAGCAATGCATTATGCATTAAGTATTAGAGATGATACAGAATATTGGAGAACAATTTCCAATAAAACATTTAGTCCAAAGATGACAAAACTAATACCAACTCTTGGAAAAGGGTTCCATGATCTAGCAAATAGAAAAATGTTTTATTTCAATCATGGAGATTTTGGCGGAATACATTGTGTAGCAACTGGTATGCATTTTTTTGTTATGAGTAAACTTAATACTATTTTTGCATCACATGTTTTTAGAACTGATGTTAAATCACAAGTAGATACCTTTGTTTCTAGACGACGCAATCTTCAGACAAAATGGCAAGATGTTGCAAAAAATCTGCCTTCGTTATTTCAATATTTAAAAACAAACATACATAATGAGTGAAATAATTCCGTTATTTTCAGTTCCTGTATATACAACAACTCTTGATATTCCGGAGCAGAAATTTCAGCACGTTCTTAATTATTGTAAAGAATTAAAATTTTATCAAAACGCCGGCCACAATTTTGCAAGCCACAATCGAGACATTTTGTCTGAACCAATGTTTGCAGAAATTAGGGAGTTGATACAAACCGAAATTAATCATTATACTAAAAATATAATGATGTGGGATTCTAACGAATTTTATATTACACAGTCGTGGGTTAATGTTAACCCAAAAGATACCGAACATCATATACATTACCACTATAATAGCATTATTAGTGGCACATTTTATTTACAAACTAGCGATAATGACAATATTGTTTTTCATAGAAGATCTGAAGTGGCCCTATTAAATATGGAGAGAAGTTCTTTCAACATATGGAATAGTGACTTTTGGAAAGTGCAGGTAAAAAATAACTCAATTGTGTTATTTCCGTCGCCGCTCTATCATAGTGTTGATAAGAATGAAACTGAATACGAACGAGTAAGTATTGCGTTTAATGTATTTGCTCGCGGTGAATTTGGAACTGAAAAAGGTTTGACCTATTTAAAACTATAATTATATGAAACGATCAACAGTATTTTTAATTAATGGAGGTGCAGGAAGGGTATTATGTTCAATTCCTGCATTAGAGTTATACGAACAAGAAAATCCTAACGATGATTTTGTTATAATTGTCGAACACGGGATAAATTTTTTTAAAGGACATCCAACACTATACAAGCGATGTTTTGAGTTTCATCATAAAAATTTATTTCATGATAAAATTAAAGATCGAGTCTATAAATTCCCAGAACCTTATCAAGTATGGGAATACTATAATAATTTAGCCACAATTTCGCAAGCATTTGATATTGCTATAAACAACAAGGGAGTAAGGAAGTTGTTACCACCTACTATTGTATTATCTAATAGTGAACTAACTGGGTCTATAGAAACAATTAATCTTATTAAAAAAGACAAAGGAAATAAAAAAACAATAGTATTTCAGCCATTTGGTAGAGGCACAAATCTGCACAATACTGGCATAGGTGTAGATACTTTTGGAAAATCATTTTTCATAGGAGATGTAGCAACAATTATTAGATCGTTGCAACAACAGTATATAGTTGTGTTGATGTGTGAGCACGACATTAACTTTAAAGAAGCAGGTTACGAAAATGTAGATACAGCCCAGATTACAGGGTTATCATTGCGTCAGTGGTTTGCCATTATTAATGCATCGGATTATTTTTTAGGATGCGATAGTGTGGGACAACATGCGGCATTTGGTCTAAATAAAAAAGCAACAGTTATACTAGGCAGCACATTTAAAGAAAATGTATCATATCCTGATTACGGCGGGTTTGATATTTTAGATTTTGGAGAAGGTAAAAAAACTTACTCTCCTATAAGATTGTGCAATGATGAAGTTGCAGATTTAACTAACGAATCGATTATGAAATTAACTACTGATCAACTTAACCAAGTTGTACAATCTGTTAAAACAAATATAGAGGAATAACATATGGACTATGAAATATTTCCACTCTTTCCGTCAGTAATATATAAAAAAAATCTTGCATTTGAACTTACACAGCCAGAATTAAATGCTATTTACTCAACCGATATGCATTTACAGGCATTGGGTAATAATACATCATTTGATAGTAGATTATTAGATAATCCAGTATTTTCTAGGTTGAAGAAAGTTTGTTTAGATCATGCTCAAATATATTACACCGAAGTTATGAAATACGATTATAAATTGCATATGACAAACTCTTGGTTAAATGTAACGCAAGAAAATCAATCTCACAATGCACATAATCATAATAACAGCATAGTGTCCGGAGTATTGTACATAAAAACTAAAGATAGTACTCCGTCAATTACATTTTGTAGATTAACTCCGCCATTACTACTAAATGTAAACGCAAGCGAATACAATTTTTTTAATTCATTAGAATGGGAATTACCTGTTGAAGATAATTGTATTGTTATTTTTCCATCACAATGTTTTCACTATGTGAAAAAAAATGTAACTTTGAATGAACGAATTTCTATTGCATTTAATACATTTGTTAAAGGCAATATTAGAGCTGAATGGTCTGGCGCAGATTTAGAGTTAGGATAAAATATGAATAAACAACCAGTATGGATTGCAGGATTTGCCAGAGGACATAACGCCGGGGTGTGTTTGTTAAAAGATGGTGAAATTGTATTTTCTGTAGAAGAAGAAAGGCTTACTAGATGCAAATACGACGGAGGTCCGTTTGCTAGTATACTTAAAATTTTAGAGTACACTGATAAACTTGATTATATGGTGTTTTCTCACACTACTCCCTTAGACACCGCAGGTAATATAGAATTTACTGGGGATAATATATATGTTGGGTTTGCTAGAAAACTAGGATTAATTAGCAGGGCACATAATTTTGGTAAACATCCTCAAGTTATTGACATGTGTAATATACATCATAAATTACATGCTGCATGTGCATTTTATCGATCTGGATGGGAGTCTGCCACTGCATTAGTAGTAGACGGCGCTGGAACATTTTTCCCTACAGTTATTGATAATATAGATATTACCACTTGGGAAACAGAATCAATTTTTAGTTGTAAGTATCCTGCAGAAATTAAAACGCACTACAAACACCATGCTACTAAATTTAACATTATTCCAAAATTAGAACCTGCAATGGACAGTGAGTGGATTAGCGAGCCCGGAAATACATACGAGGCATTGTTTTCAGACAGGGCAGGTATTGTAAAAGTGTACGAGGCTGCATCGCTGTATTGCGGATTTCAAGAAATTGAAGCTGGAAAAACTATGGGGTTATTTCCATACGGACAGCCATCTACTGAAATTCCTGCACTATTTATTGATGAAGGCCCTAGGTCATTATCTAATAGAAATTTAGTTATACCAACTTATCCGGCCGGAGCAAAAATTAATAAACTTGCAGCCCCTTATTTAGACAACATAGCTGTTGCAGACGAAGATGTTAGTTTACTTCAAAATAGACGAGATGTGGCATATGCTACACAAATTCAAACTCAAGCTGAAGTTGTTAAGCTAATTAAGAAAGCAGTTAGTATGACAGGTAATAAGCGTGTAGTAATCAGTGGCGGCTACGGCTTAAACTGTGTTGCTAACTATCACTATCTTGATGCACTAAAAGATGATGGTATCGAAATTTATGTAGAGCCAATTAGCAATGATGCTGGCACTGCAATGGGTGCTGCTATGTTTTTATGGCGCCATGTAAGCCAAGATACGACTATTAGAAAATTTGAAACTTTATACTTAGGACCTAAACATAATTATACTGTTGATTATGTTATAGACACAGCACATGCTAGTGATGTAGAAATTATTGATGCGTATTATAGTGATGTAGTTAATCTATTAATTAACAAAAATATTGTAACAATTTATCAAGGGCAATCTGAAAACGGCCCACGTGCGCTAGGTAATCGAAGTGTGCTATTTGATCCGCGATTTGTTGACGGTAAAGACTATGTTAATGAAGTTAAACATAGAGAATACTTCCGTCCTTTTGCTGGCAGTATTTTACATGAATACGCACACGAGTGGTTTGATCTAAGAGGTATGGATAGCAGCCCACATATGATGTATGCAGTAAATTGTCGACCTGGCATTGCAGAAAAGATACCTAGTATTATTCATGTTGACGGTAGTTGCCGCATACAAACTGTTACAGAACAACAAAATTTTCATTACTATAATTTAATTAAAGAATTCTATAATCAAACTGGATGTCCTATTATATTTAATACTAGTTTTAACTTAGGAGGAGAGCCATTAGTTGAAACACTAGAAGATGCTATTTGGACATTACAAAATTCTGATATTGAATATTTGTTTCTGCCAGAATTTAATAAATTAATTACAGTAAAAATAAATCACAGGAAAGAGAATAACTATGTCAGATAATATGTCTAAGGTAAGATATAACGAACTTCCAAATATTGGTGTGTTGTCGGATCAAGTTCCGACTGATATGCTAGCCATGTTAAATTTAGAAATACAAGAACTAATCACAAGTGATTTTAAATCACAGCAACAATTCAACCATAAGTTGCTCGGCCATATGAAACATGAATACGATCTATCTAATTGTATTTCTAGAATTGAACCTTATATTTTAAATTTAGTTAATATGTATGATCAACAATGGAATTTGCTTGAACATTACGACGACTCTGGCAGTAGCATAGTTAAGTATCTAAAATTAACAGATTTATGGGTAAACATTCAAAAAAAACACGAATTTAATCCTCCCCATGAGCATACGGGCATTGCAAGTTTTGTTATATGGATCAATATTCCATATGACTTAGCAGCTGAAGAAGCATATTTTCCTATAGTTAGCGGCGGCCCCAACGCTAATAGAACATCTAAATTTACATTTCATTATTCAAATTTAATGGGGCAACACCGACATTTTATGATTGAAGTAGATAAGAATCACGAAGGGACAATTATATTATTCCCGTCAAAATTAAATCACAGTGTAAATCCTTTTTACACAAGTGACGGTTACAGGATATCCGTGGCCGGAAATGTTAGGTCGGTGCTACCATGAAAATAATAGACAACGCACTTTCCCTGTCAGTTCTTAATTTATTAGAAAATAAAATTTTAGAATATGACTTTCCTTGGCACTATAGTCCAATTACGTATCCTTTTGGAAAACTTACTAGTACCAATCCTCACCCTTTTAATTTTACAAATTATCCAATTATTGACGGACAAACTCAGAATGACATCGGAGTATTACTACAACCTATACTGTTTGACTGTATAGATAAAATAGGGCAACCTGCAGATCAAATATTTAGAGTGCGAGTAGTACTACAGCCGCGTACTTGCGGCCAATATACTAACGATCCGCATATTGATCTACCATTTCCTCATCGAGTGGGAATATTATATCTAACTGATTCAAATTCTCCTACAGTAATATATAACGAAAAATACGATTTTAATTTAGACAAATCAAAATATGAAGATTTTGCTTCAGCAAGTTTTGAATATTTTAAAGAAAATTATCTAGGAAAGGAAACGGTATTACAAACTGTAACTCCTCAACGAAATAGATTGTTAGGGTTTGATGGCGGACACTATCATGCGAGCGCGACTCCCAACGATGTAGATCGTCGCGTAATAATAAATATTGCCTACGGAATGGCAAAGGATGCCCAATAAATGACTTATAAAATTACAGTAGTAGGCGGAGGCACCGCCGGTGTTATGGCAGCAACATATTTCAAGTCTTATTGGGGCGACCTAGTTGATGTTACTATGATATATGATCATAAGAAACCCGGAATAGGTGTTGGCGAAAGTCTGACTCCTATTTTTGACAACTATTTAAAAACAGTTGGCATAACCACCGTTGAGCTGATACAGAACTGCAATGCAACTATTAAACTAGGTTTAAAATTTAAAAACTGGACGCACGAAGGCAGCGAGTGGCATCATAGCTTTCCAATTAATCAAGCAATTAATGCTACTGATCCTACAATTGCAGACTTTAATGCAGTAGATGCGTATGATATATTGCACGACCAATATGAAAATTCATACAACTATGATAGTTTTTACTATGATAATAATTTAATATTCGGGGTAGATAATTTGTCTTATAGACATGCCATGCACATAGATGCTAATCTTGTTGGAAGATATATTGAATCAAAATTCAAAGATAAAATTAATATTGTTGACGGCATTGTGCAACAAGTTAATGTTGAACATAGAGAAATTACAAATTTAGTATTAGCATCGGGCGATACTATTACTAGTGATTTGTTCATAGATGCATCTGGTTTAGAGTATGCACTAATTAAACATTTAAATCCAGAATGGATTGACGTAACTGATCAGCTACCAACTAACCGTACAATCCCTAACCCATTGTTTAAAGATTTTGATTATATTCCCCCTTATACTACGGCTGACGCAACAAAGAACGGATGGATACTAGATGTTCCATTATCTAATAGACGAGGTACTGGATATGTATATTCGTCAGAATTTACATCCGACGAAGAGGCTAAAAAAGACTTTAACCAATGGCTATTAAAAACACACGGTACTGAATTAGCAAGTGATCGAGTTATTAAGTTTAATAACGGATACTGGAAGGAACAATGGATCGGTAACTGTATTGCTATTGGATTAGCAAGCGGATTTGTAGAACCTCTTGAAGCAACTAGTTTGCATAATACATACAGTCAATTAGATACTATAACTAGTACGCATTCATTAATTAAATGTCAAATTGATTCCGATGCTTATAATATATTTTCAACACGTATGTATGAAAACAGTGTTGAGTATATTAGGTTTTTTTATCATACAAAAAGAACCGACTCTGAATTTTGGAAATATTTAACTAACAATACACCAAAATGGTTACAAGATTTAGATACTAAGTTATTAAATGCATTTCCGGGGCCCCGAGATTTCCCTAAGATAGGAATGTTTGGTTCTAGCAGCTATACATCTATTGGGTACGGCCACGGAAGATTTACGAAACAAGGAATTGAAAGATATCTAACGTCTAAACACATGATGCAACATGCTAAACATGCATCGGAACAAATAAAGAAAATTAAATTAGATTTAAGAAAACACGCAGTTAATCACAAACAATGGATTGATTACATTAAATCAAGTCAATGATATCAGTAACTGTTTGTATCTTGCTTTGAATAATTCGATTTCGCAAACTAAGATCTAGTCCTTTATGCACAGGTTTAGGTAAACTTTCTAAATTAAACCATCCCCATGCAACGTGCTCGTCGCTGAGTTTGGGGATAAATTCTTCATCTACAATACAGAAGTATGTGTGAAAATTAAACATACTATCATTGCTAACAAATCGTTCAAGTGGAATAGTCTTTTTAATATCAGGCATTGCACCTAATTCTTCTTCAATTTCTCGTTGTAGACCCTGCCACGCAGATTCGTTAGAATGATTAGTACCCCCGACTAACCCCCAACGTCCTGCATGTTTACCTTCAGACTTTTGCAGCAATAAAAATCTTTTTGTTGTTCGTGCGCAAATTAACGCACCGGAACAATCAATTAGTTCGTTTATAATTCTAACCTCCAACTTCCGCGTCTGTAGTCACCGTCAAAACTTTTCACCCAATTAACGCCATTCCATTTGTATTGTACTAGTGTATAGATGTTTGTTTGATAAATCAAGTTTTCTGAGTTTTCGCCTGCTGAAAATACTACCCACCATTTATTGCCATCCCATTCAATAATATCGTTTGCTTCTGCAATAAAGTCAGTGCCGTCATCATTTTTCCAAGCATCTGGACCGTCTTCATTTAGATTTAATACATAGGTAACTGTGCTACCTACAGGTATAAATGCAGCAAGAATAATAACATAATTACCATCTCTTTCTATAGGCGTAATCAAACCTACTTCAACTCCGTTGACGAACACATGACAATCATTTACTTTATCAAACTCAACTGATGTACTAATTCTTTGTATTTTTAATCCAGTAACAAACGTATCACGGACACCGCCACCAATATTGTCAATAATTAAGTATCTAGTACCAAGTACTAAATTGCTTGGACCTGTAGTTGTAGGGTCAATTACTGCGTCAAAACTACCCCATTGACCCGATAATCTAGTAGGGCCAGCAACCATGTCATTAGTGGGAAATGTGCCGTCATCCCAGTTAACTATCATTTCAGATTCATCTAACGGATTTATACTTAGGTAGCCAACAACTTCACTGCCGTCAGGTTGCAACAAATAAATCTTTGCTAGTCCAGCAGTATATTTTCCAGGATGCTGTTGTAGTATCACCTGCCAATTTAACCATACTCCGGGTTGCGTACTACTGACTAATTTAATTTTGCCTTCTGATACAACAATGTCAAAGTTACCCAGTGTAGTCTTTGCACTTGCAATAGAGTTTGCTGGATATGATTGCCCTGCATCAACATACACACCTAATCCGTCAATGTATGAATCGCTCATTCCAGAACTATCAAATGTGCTTGAAATAATATTAGTAACAACGCCTAACTTCTTAACTTTTGCAGGAGGAGTAATCCATATAGGAGTAGTAAGTGTTAGTGTAGCAACATCAATCTGCGTAGCAGTACCCATCGGAACTGTGCGACTACTAAAACTAACATCACCAAGGTCAACAACGGTTAATGATGTCCAGTCAACAAAGTTATCAGTTGTTTGTATTTCTAAACTCGGATTAAACAATACTAGGATTTGTTCAAGAATTTGTAATTTTTGTTCTGTACTAGTTGACCAGATGTCTGCTTTAACTGATAACTTAAATGGAGTTGGCATTAGTCGTTCAACAGTATAGTTTTGTCCTTGGGTGCTAGTATAGTTTCCATTTTCGTCAATGTCGCGTTCACGAATATGCATCTTACTAACCAGTGTTGCATCTCCTAAACGAGTATTGTCAAGATCAAGATCAGTAATGTATATTGCAATCCTCGGAGCACTTTGTAAAGTATTTTCTGAGTTTTGATTAACAATAGTCGCTGCTTGACGGTCCTGGTCGCCATACATAACCGGCACACGCACTAGTGTACCATCTCCGTATCTAACAACAAAATTGCTTAGTAGTCTAACTATCTGTAATAAGTATCGGCGTATCTGGCCGTCATAAAAATATTGCATTATAAATCTGCCTTAGGTTTAAGTGCTTTACTCAATGCTTGACGTTCTGCAACATTCTCACCAGCGATGTTATCAGTTGCTGTATTATTAATAAACCCAGTTCTGAAAGTTTGTTTAGTATCGGTATTTGACAAGGTAGTACGAATCGCATCTTCACGTTTAACCCAACGTGATCCGTCATATCTAAATAATCTATTGGGTAAAAAGTCAGTTCTTAAGAAGAAGTCGCCGTCAATAGCACCTGCAGGAAAGGCAATTCCGTGCCCAAAATCAACACCATTAGGGGGAATGCCATCACCTAACAAGTATCCGCTATAGCCAGTACGATTTGGTCTAGCCCCGATTCTACTTGCATCCATCTGCATACTAGAAGCATCTGGCGGAGTTGTTGCATCGTCTACTGTGATAAGTGCAGGGTTACCAAACTCGTCAGCAGATAGTGAATAAAATTGTTGGGTTTCATAACCACTCTTAGGAGCATTGGCTTCTGCTTGGTCAAGAATAGCATCATTGATCTCAAGACTTTTTGTCTGTGTACTTAAAATGCTTTGTATAGTGGCGCCAGAGTATACACTAAAGTAACTGGCATTTGGCGGAGCTCTGCCTGTAGTAGCTGCGGTAACTTGATACAGTGTGCCTTGATAGCGAATAATTTCTCCAACTGCATATGTTGTTGTTGGACTATAATCTCCTGTAAAGTTAGCATCTTTATCTGTAGGAGTTTTAAGAATGTCTGAGTACTGTTGTTGATCAGCAATCTTGCCTAATTTTAATCTGTATAGGTGTGGGTACCATGTGCGACTAAATCCTTCGGCGGCACGTCCAACTTCACTAACAACAAAGAATCTCGGAAGGGCTTGGTCAGCATCATTAAGTGCAAACTCATCGCGTAAGTGCGGCAGTTCTACCACATCACCTGCTAGCGGTTTACGTCCCACTAACTTGATAAAATCATTAATATGCACAGTCATAAAAACTGTGTCATTGTCAATGAACAAACCAAACTGACTTAGGTTAAAGTCAATGTCAGATACGTTATAAACGCCACGTACTGTATAAATTGAGCTGTCATACTTTCTATCACGATTTTCAAGGAACAATAAATCTTGTATATTTGTTTCTTTTACAGCATCGTACATAGGCATATCCGCAGTACTTTCACCTGTTAGGGGATTTTTAGGTCCTAAGTATTTGTGCAGATATATGTCAGTACCGCCTACCTGAAACATCTCAGATATACTGCGATCGTGAAATTTGTAATCATTGCCTTTCTCGGGCTTGTAAAGGGATAAACGTGGCATAGTACAATATTTAGCGATAAATAAGATGGGAGATACAAATGTCAGACAATCCACAACAGGTTAAACAGCAAGTTTTTGATTATTGCCGCGCCATGCTAGGTGACGGTATGATTGACGTTGAGCTTGATCCAATTCATTATGAAACAGCATTAGATCGTGCGCTAACACGATTCCGCCAACGTAGTCCAAATGCAGTAGAAGAAAGCTACAGTTTCTTAACACTTGAGAAAGATAAAAATGATTACATACTGCCTGCAGAAATTATTAATGTTCAGTCTGTTTTTAGAAGAACATTGGGATCAAGAACTGGAGGTGGAACTGGAACAAACTTTGAGCCTTTCAATCTTGCGTACACTAACACGTATCTGTTAAACAGCACCATGCTGGGTGGTATTGCTACCTACTTTATGTTTGCTAGTTATCAAGAAATGATTGGTAAAATGTTCGGAGCATACATTGAATTCCAATGGATTCCTACAAGCCGCACACTAAGAATACTACAACGTCCATTTAGTGAAGGCGAAGTAATAGGTCTACGCACACAGAATTTTAGACCAGATTATCTTATCATTGACGACATTTATGCTAAACAATGGATACGTGACTATTCACTAGCTAACTGTAAAATGATGTTAGGTGAGGCACGCTCTAAATTTGCATCTATCGCTGGACCACAAGGTGGCGGTGCGCTAAATGGTAATGACTTAAAGTCGGCTGGTAAAGAAGAACTAGCCGCATTAGACAAAGAATTAGAAACCTTAATCAGTGGTGGCACTGGTTATGCTTTTATTATAGGTTAATTATGAAAGTATACGAAATTATTTCAGAGTCAGCTGCGTGGAGACGCAAAGAAGGCAAGAGTAAAAAGGGTGGACTTAATGCCAAAGGTGTAGCCAGCTATCGTCGTGAGAACCCAGGTAGCAAACTACAGACAGCAGTTACTACTAAACCTAGTAAATTAAAAGCAGGCAGCAAAGCAGCCAAACGTCGTAAATCATTCTGTGCTAGAATGGGAGGTGTTGACGGTCCAATGAAAAAGCCCAACGGCAAACCAACTCGTAAAGCACTGGCACTAAGAAAATGGAATTGTGAAGAATGAAAGTCTACGACATTATTACAGAAGTAGCTCAACCTAAGCCAACTAAACGTCAAAGTCAGTCTAGTAAAGGTATGAATATCTACGGCGATAAAGAAAAGGCTGACAGCACCTATGTGTCATTTAAATTAGGGCAAGCAATGGCCTGCACCGACGGCAAAACTAAGCCAGACATCGATGCCAAAAGTTGGTTTGGTAAAAAGAAAACAGTACATCCATATACCAAAGAAGAGCAAGATATGTTTGTTCAAGCTGCTAAAGCAGTGGGCGCAGACTACACTGATTTAAATCACGGTGACATGCAAAGCAGAGAATTGGACAGCACTAATAAAACTAGTCCAGTTGCTAAGATTAAAACGAACAAATACGGCGTATAAATCTCTTGACCATGTAATCTATTTGTTATATAATAGATTATGAGACAAATAATTGATAATTTTTTGCCAACTGATGAATTCAAAGCATTTCAATCAGAGATAATAAGTGATTTTTTCCCGTGGCATCTAGACACGGTATTGAACTACGATATTCCTAAATTAGTTGACGTTTTAGACAACTGGCAACTAGTACATTCGTTTTATCATCCACGGCATTACTCACCTTCATTTAGATTGATAGAACCAATTATAGCTAGACTTCAACCGGATCTCCGTGTACTGTTAAAAGCAAAAGTAAATTTAAATCCACGAGCCGAAAAAATTAAAATACATGGGTATCACTGTGACGTACCGTGGTCTGACGTGACTGCGATATCAAAAACTGCTGTGTTATATATTAACAGCAACAATGGCTTTACTATATTCGAAAAAGACGGTGAAAAAATTAATAGTGTGGCTAATCGAATGGTAATATTCTCAGCAGATGATCGACACAGCGGTACTACCTGTACTGATCAACAATTTCGTGTTGTATTAAATTTAAATTTTATTTAAGGACTTTTATGATTATAGGTGTATGCGGATTTATCGGGTCTGGCAAAGATACGGTTGCTGACTATCTTACAAATTTTCATGGCTTCCGACGAGAATCATTTGCCAACAGTTTAAAAGATGCGGTAGCCCATGTGTTTGGTTGGGATCGAACCATGTTAGAAGGCCGCACTAAATCTGCACGTGAATGGCGCGAACAAGTAGATCCGTGGTGGAGTGAACGTTTAAATATGCCTAATCTTACTCCGCGTTGGGTATTGCAGTATTGGGGTACAGAAGTGTGCCGCAAAAGTTTCCATGACGATATATGGATTGCTTCGCTAGAAAATAAACTACGTAATAGTACCGACGATATTGTTATTAGCGATTGCCGCTTTCCTAACGAAATTAAATCAATTAAAGATGCAGGTGGTATTGTAGTACGTGTTCATCGAGGTCCAGAGCCAGAATGGTATCAAGATGCAATAAACGTAAACGAAGGCCGTGGCAATATGAGTTGGTTATTAAGCACCGACAAACTTAAAAGATTAGGCATTCATGCTAGCGAAACTGCCTGGGTTGGAACTAAGTTTGACCTAGTACTTGATAACAATGCTACTATTGATGACTTGTTTGCACAGGTTAAAAGTCTGGTTTTAGAGAACCCTGCTTCCACTGAAACCCTTCCTTGTGAAGAGTCCTCTGACAGTTTGCACACACTGTCTTGAGATTAGCAGGGCGGGAGTTGTTTAGATTTCCGTCCACATGGAATACGTTAAACTGTTCTCGGTGTTTGCTTTTATATCCACACTTATCACAGTCTGACTTCATTCGATAACCGTCCCTATACCACTTAGGTTCTCCACTGCGTATTCCGCCGTGATGCAGACATGCTTCGCATCGTTTACGATAATATATACGTCCGTTCTTAACATAGTTAACGGCAGCGGGTCTTAAACCGCAAATACACAGAGGTCTTGTCATACACATATTTATACCGGACCTTTTTGCCCCCTTTTCTTAGGTGTATTAGCAGCTATTTTTAACCAAATGCTATAAATACATGTAGAACAAGAACCTTAGGAGATTCCAAAATGGCATTAAGTTCACCAGGCGTACAAGTCAGCGTAATTGACGAATCATTTTATACACCAGCAGAACCTGGCACAGTCCCATTGATTGTGGTAGCGACAGCTGAGAACAAACAAAACGGCGGAGGCACCGGCATCGCCCCGGGAACACAAGTTGCCAACGACGGAACAGTGTATTTGCTAACAAGTCAGAAAGACCTAGCAGATACTTTTGGAGACCCAGTTTTCAAGACTGACTCTAATAACAATCCTATCCATGCAGGCGAGCAAAACGAATACGGTTTGCAAGCAGCCTACAGTTTACTAGGTGTTAGCAATCGTGCATTTGTAGTGCGAGCAAATGTTGATCTTGATCAACTAAATGCCAGCGCAGATGCACCGTCAGCTAATCCAGCAAACGGTACATATTGGTTAGATACACAAAATACAGCATTTGGTATTTTTGAATGGAACGATGCCGCAGCAACTGCTGGCGGTCAGATGTTTGTTGCAAAAACACCGATTGTTATTACTGATCAAAATCAAATTAGTGGATACGGCACTGCGGGACAATTACCAAAAACGTCAGTTGGTGCAATTGGTAACTATGCAATAGATGCAACAGCTACTCCGGTCTCTGCATTCTACAAAAACACAGCAGGCGATTGGGTCAAAGTTGGTAGCAACGACTGGCAAGAAAGCATACCTACAGTAACAGGTGACGCTTTTGTATCAGCTACAAATACTGAAACATTCCTTATCAATACTAACAGCATTGCAATTAGCGCAGGCGGTGCAAGCGGTATTGATGGCGTAATTGAAGACATCAACAATGCAGCCATTGCTGGTATCAGTGCAGTTAAATCAACAACTGGTAATAGAATTCAAATTTATTCAACAGGTGTAGCAGTGACGATTGCAGCCGGTACAGCAACATTAGCTAATCTTGGACTAACTGCTGGAGTGTATCAAGCACCTAAGTTAGCAATTGACAAGCATACAGCAGTTCCGCAGTGGAAACATGCATCTAATGCGGCAAACGTTGCAGCAACAGGTTCTGTATGGATCAAGACAACTGAGCCGAACGCAGGCGCACGTTGGAGAGTCAAACGTTTCAACGCAGGTACAGCATTATGGGAAGCAGCTGAAGCTCCAATCTACGGAACGGCAGCATCAGCATTGAAGGGATTAGACACAGCTGGCGGCGGTTTAAACCTAGCCGTTGGTACATTGTTTACTAAATCCAATTCAACTGACATCAGTACTTCAGAAGCTGATTTTGTAGTATACCGTCGTAAAGCAGGCGGTGCAACTACAATTACTTCAGCAGTTATTACTAGCACCACTTTTGACGCTACTCCTGACTATACATTTACCCTACGGGAAAGTATTGTAGGTCAAGAAGCAATTTCAGCTGCATCTGCCACTATAACAGTTAACTGTGCTGGTGCAGCAGGCGATGCAGATGTATTTGCCGCAGCAATTAACACTGCCGGCCTAGTAAATGTTCAAGCATCAGTTGATGCAAGCAACCGAGTGGTAATTACTCACACTAAAGGTGGCGACATTCAAATTGATCAAACTGCTGGTACTATTTTTGCCGATGCTGGATTCACAACTAATTTTTATGCGTCTCCAACAGAGTCAACTACACACGATTATGTAGCCAGTAACTGGGAACCACTAAGTTATACAGCAGGTGCAGATGCTCCTATGGCATTGGCAGCAGACGGCGCACTATGGTATAGTTCAGTAATTGATGAAATTGATATCATGGTTCACAATGGTACAACATGGGTTGGCTACGCTAGTGTTACTGGCACAGATCCAGCAGGTCCGTTAGTTAGTGCAACTGCACCAGAAACACAAAGCGATGACTCAACATTAGTTACTGGCGATCTATGGATTGACACTAGCGACATTGAAAACTTCCCAACAATTTACAAATACAACGCAGACTTAGCAGTAGGTCAACGTTGGGTATTAGTTGATAAGACTGATCAATCAACAGAAGATGGCATCTTATTTGCAGATGCTCGCGCAGGCGCCAACGGTGGCTCAGCTACTGCATATCCTGACTCAACTATTATTGAATTGCTAGATAGCGCCTTCTTAGACTTTGATGCTCCAGATCCTGCACTATATCCACGTGGTATGTTGTTATGGAACCTACGCCGTAGTGGATTCAACGTTAAGAAATTTGTACGTAACTACGTTGACCTAGCTGGCGACAACGGTCGTCAAGGTGGCGCATCAATGGCTGCTTACTACCCACATCGTTGGGTAACTGAAAGTGCTAACCAAGCTGACGGTTCTGGTACATTTGGTCGCAAGGCACAGCGTGCAGTAGTTGTACAAGCTCTACAAGCCACAGTTAACAGCAACCAAGACATCCGTGACGAAGAAAGCCGTGTGTTCAACTTGATTGCTTGCCCAGGATATCCTGAACTAATTGGTGAGTTAATCACATTAAACTATGATCGTGGTTTAACAGCGTTTGTAGTTGGTGATACACCTGCTCGTTTAACAGCTGATGCAACTAGCTTATTAGCATGGGGCAACAACTTAAATGGCGCATTAGAAGATAATGATATTGGTGCTGCTAGCTTTGACGAATACATGGGTATGTTCTATCCATGGGGCTTTTCAAGTGACAACTTTGGTAACAATGTTGCTATTCCTCCAAGCCACATGATCTTAAGAACTATTGCTCTAAACGATCAAGTTGCTTATCCATGGTTTGCACCTGCTGGTGTACGTCGTGGCGGTATTACTAACGCAACAGCAGTTGGTTATATTACAGGCGAAGGCGAATTTAAATCAGTTGCACTAAACACTGGACAACGTGATACATTGTATGAATCAAAGATCAATCCTATTACATTCTTAACAGGTACTGGCTTGGTTAACTATGGTCAAAAGACACGTGCTCGCGCAGCAAGTAGCTTGGATCGTATTAACGTAGCTCGTCTAGTTGTATACCTACGTAGACAACTAAGTGCATTAGCTAAGCCTTATATCTTTGAGCCAAACGACAAAGTAACAAGAGATCAAATCAAGAATGCAGTTGATGGATTAATGCTTGAACTAGTTGGACAACGTGCTTTATTTGATTATGTAGTAGTATGTGACGAATCTAATAACACACCTTCAAGAATTGACCGTAATGAGTTATGGATTGATATTGCTATTGAGCCAGTTAAGGCCATTGAATTTATCTACATTCCATTACGTTTGAAGAACACTGGCGAAATCGCCGCATTAGGTTAATCCTATAAATACTATACAGGAGCTATAATATGGCAATCGCAACACTAAACAAATTTTCAGTACCCCTAGCTGGTTCTCCACAGAACCAGGGTATGTTGATGCCAAAGTTAAAGTATCGCTTCCGCGTTACTTTGCAAAACTTTGGTGTTGGCGGCAATACTACTGAAATCACTAAAATGGTAGTGGACTTTACTCGTCCAACTATCACATTTGATGATATCACCCTAGACACATATAACAGCAAGATCTTCATGGCTGGCAAGCATACATGGAGTGATGCTACTCTAAACGTCCGTGATGACGCTAACGGCGGCGTAACTAAGTTAGTAGGCGAACAGCTACAGAAACAATTCGACTTCTTTGAAATGTCATCTGCAGCCAGTGCTAACGACTATAAGTTCGTTACAGTTTGTGAAATTTTAGACGGTGGCAACGGTGCATTTACACCTAATGTTCTTGAAACATGGGAACTATATGGCTGCTACTTGAAGGCTGCTAACTATAACAACGTAGCATACAATGCTAACGAAGCTGCTACTATTGCACTAACAATTAAGTTTGATAATGCACAACAAACAGCTCAAGGTACAGGCGTTGGCACTAACGTGGGCTTCTTAGGCGCACGTCCAGGCGGTTTAGCTACAGGCGCTTAATTTATTTAATAAGCACAAAAAGCAACTTCGGTTGCTTTTTTTGTGACTTGATTATCTACCCAGTTAATTTAATTGGCTAAATATTAGTATGGCAGACAAATCATTTGGTCAGTTCATTACTGACATAAGTAACCCCAAAGGCAATGTTGCAGACTTCCGTCATGCATCACGATTGTTTGTTGATGATAGTTTTAGACTGGCACCTAAAAGCAAGTTTAACTATCATGTATCTTTTAGTATTGATACAAGAGCATTAAAAAGTTTAAATTTTGATTATCGTCATAGAAACGAAATTAACATGTTGGTTAAGAAATGTGACCTACCTAAATTTACTATTGCCACAGAAACATTAAATCAATACAACAGAAAAAAGATTGTACAGAACAAAGTTGATTACACTCCTATTAATATTTCATTTCATGATGATAGATTAGGAGTTACACGTCAGCTATGGGAAAATTATTTTGCGTATTATTACGCAGACTCTACAGTAGCAAAGCAAGCAGGCTCATACAACAGAACAGCAATGGCAGGTTCGTCTTTTATTAAAACACCTTACGGGTTTGACAATAATAGCAGTATACCATTTTTTCAAAAGATTACAATTTATCAAATGGCTAACAAGCAATATGCCAGCTATACATTAGTCAATCCAGTTATTACAGCATGGAATCATGACACCTTAGATTATGGATCAAGCATACCTGCTGAACAATCTATGACTGTGGCATACGAAGCAGTAACATACGGTACTGGATATGTGCGTCAAGGCGATCCTCCAGGCTTTGCTGAAGATCATTATGATACATTGCCAAGTCCGTTAAAGTTAGCAGGTGGCTCCAGTAATAATTTATTTGGCCCAGCAGGTGTGTTAGCCGGCGCCGAGTCAGTATTTGGTGCAGTATCGAGCATGTTGGCAGATCCGAGTAATATTACTATTAACGATATATTACGAACTGGTACACAGGCTATTAACACGTACAACAGTGCAAGAAATCTTAACGCCGCCGGTGTAAGGAATGAATTAAGCACCGCTGGATACAATGCAGCCGTTACTGGTGCTAGAACTATTGTAAACCAACCAATTAGCGGATTAACTAATTTTTCATTCCCAGTTAACAATGGTGGTGCTGTAAATACTGTAGCAACACCGAGAAATCTAGGACCATAATGAGTACTACATTAAATTTACCTAAAGTAACCACCAGTAATGACAGTGCCGATCAAGTTAAAAATTTCTTTGATCGATATTTTCAGCATCAAGTTACTTTTCCTAGCAATCAAATTGATGCAGTATTAGGATACTTTTTAAAACGTGGCTTTCAAGAAGAAGCTGCAAAAAGTACAAGTATTGTTTTACTAAATCAAGCTCGTATTGACAACATTCCAGTATTTCAATTGTTAGATACCTTAAAGGGACTGACTGATGTCCAGCTAAGCCAAGTGGTTACTGAAGTACTAAACATATACCGAGAAAAATCTTCGGCGCTGGGTTTCAAAATTATACAAATAGAAGAAACTATAGAAAGTCGAAATATTAAACCGTAATGAGTCGCTTTGCTCAAGGTAAATTTACACTAACCAACCCAGACAAGTATGTAGGAAATAAACTTCCAACATATCGTAGCTCTTGGGAATGGCACTTTATGCGATTCTGTGACCAAGATCCTCGCATAATGAAATGGGCCAGTGAAGCCATTAAAATCCCCTACAAAGATCCCTTTACCGGCAAAGGTACAGTGTATGTTCCTGACTTCTTTATACAATACGCAGATGCCAAGGGTAAAATGCAAGTTGAACTGATTGAAGTAAAGCCGCAAAATCAAACAGTATTTGAGAAAGTGGGAAAGAATCGACATAACCAATTACAGTATGCTAAGAATCAAGTCAAGTGGCGAGCAGCATACGCCTGGTGTGCTAAACAAGGTATAAAATTTAGAGTATTAAATGAACAAGACTTATTTCACAATGGCAAAGTGAGATAAGTATTATTATGAAAAAACTTGAAGAAATCCTAAATTTGCCTGAAAGCAAAAAGACTATCAAAAAAGCTGAAAAGGAAAAGGCAGCAGAAGTTGCACAACCTTTTCTTCGCGACATGTCAGAATTTGACAAAATAGCGGCTGCACTACCTGCAGTTAAAGGTCTTGGCGATGCTAGTGACAGTGAGTTTGATGCGCTCGCACAACGAGCAACTGATGCCTATGACGACCTAATGGACCTAGGCATGAACGTAGAAGCACGATACAGTGGACGTATTTTTGAAGTAGCAGGCGGCATGTTAAAAAATGCTATTGATGCCAAAGCTGCCAAAATTGATAAGAAACTTAAGATGATTGAACTACAGCTTAAGAAACAAAAACTTGATCAAGATGCCGGGCATGACGACAACGGAATAGATGTTACTGGTACAGGTGTAATTGTATCAGACCGCAATAGTTTGATCGAAAAACTAAAAAATATGAATAAATAATACATCGGGACTAGACTATGAAATCGTTTACAGAATACTTAATGGAAAGCAAAGAAGAGAAGAAATACTCTTTTAAAATTAAAATCGCCGGAGATCTTCCAGAGAACTGTGAAGATGTTATGGAAACTGCTTTACAAAAATACCAAGTAGCTAAGTTTGTTAAAACTAAGACTACACCTATACAGGCTAAACTACGTGACTTTCCTACTATGGAAAACTCACAAGTTAGCATCTTTGATATTGAACTAGAATACCCAACTACCAGCGCAGTACTTACAAGTTACATGTTAGAGCAAACTGGTCTAACTGCTGAACGCATCAAAGTGCGTAGCCCTGCAGAAGACGCGGAAGCAGAATTAAATGCAGAACATATTGACGAAGATGATGCTAAAGCATTATTGACTCAAGAATACAAAAAAGAAAATAATCAAAATATTGTAGGTGACAAAGGCATTAGCAACTTCCTAAAAGATCTAGCTAAGGTTAGAAAAGAACATGTACAGTACAAAGGTGTGAATGATGCTATCCTAGCAAAGAAAGCCCCTAAAGAAAAATCACAAGAACAAGCTAAACCTGTTGCTGGCAAAAGTCCAATTGGTTCTGCTAAAGGAAAATAATTATGAACTTTAACGAACTATTCCAAAAAATGAGAGAGCTCGACGCTCCTGTTGCAGAAGAATTAAAAGGCGGCCAAAAGAATCTTGATGTTGACAAAGATGGCGACATCGAAGCTGATGATCTAAAAGATCTACGTGATAAGAAAGTTGATGAAGAACTTGTCGGAGAGTGCGGAGACATGCCCAATGGTATGATGGGTATGAGAAATCCTGCACAACAAGATTCTATCAGTGCAAACATCAGTATGAATGCCAGTGGCACTGGTGGTATACGTGACCTTATGTCAATCTTACGTAACATTGAAAATGGTGATAGTACACCTGGCAGTGATGAACACGACATGGCCATTGCAATTGGCGGAATGGACAAACCAGAACCATTACTTGGTATGGACGAGGCAGAAGCTGGCGGATTTGATCAAGCTAGTACAACTCCTGATCCACAGATAGCTCCGGCAAGTGCAGCCTTTCCACAAGGCAATGACATACACAGCAAAGGTGGTAATGAAAGACCTAAAGTAAATGGTGGCGGAAATCCTTATGCCTTAGCCGCGGAAAGTTTAATTCCAAGACTTAGTTCTTTGTATCAAGAAGTTAAAAGTCGTTAATCAGCTATAAGCTACTCAAAGAGGCCCTGGTGGCCTCTTTTTTATTGTAAATAACATTATGGCAACTAAATCACTAGACGGCGTCCTTACCAAAAAGGCGCATACTCGAGAAACCTTCACTGAGCGACACATTGAAGATTTAATCGCATGTTCTGACCCCACTACAGGATATCATTATTTCTGTAAGAACTATTTTTACATACAGCATCCGGTTAAAGGTAAAATGTTGTTTGCACCATTTGATTTCCAAACTAGACTGTTAGATGCATATCATAATCATCGATTTAATGTAAACATGTTGCCTCGTCAGATGGGTAAGACTACCTGTGCCGCTGGCTATTTACTATGGTTTGCCATGTTTCATCCAGACCAAACTATTCTTATTTCAGCGCATAAATTTACTGGCTCACAGGAAATTATGCAGCGTATTCGATACGCATATGAACTATGTCCTGATCATATTCGTTCAGGAGTGGTAAACTATAACAAGGGCTCTATTGAGTTTGATAATGGATCACGTATTGTCTCTACAACTACTACTGGCAACACAGGTCGTGGTATGTCTATTTCCCTACTATACTGTGACGAGTTTGCTTTCGTACCTCCAAATATCGCCGATGAGTTTTGGACTTCAATTTCCCCGACACTAGCAACTGGTGGTCGAGCAATTCTAACATCAACACCTAACAGTGATGAAGATACATTTGCTATTATATGGAAAGAAGCCAATAAGAAGTTTGATGAGTTTGGCAATGAACAACTAACAGGTATCAATGGTTTCTTCCCCTTTACCTGTGCGTGGAGTGAACATCCGGACCGTGATGATGTATGGGCAACAACTGAACGTGGGCGTATTGGAGAAGAACGATTCCGTCGTGAATACAACTGTGAATTCTTAGTCTATGATGAAACACTAATCAACAGTATTCACCTTGCCGGAATGGAAGGCAAGCAACCTATAATGAACATGGGGCAAACTCGCTGGTACAAAGAACTCAGTAAAGATAACATTTATGCTATTAGTCTTGATCCTAGTCTAGGTACAGGTGGCAACTCGGCAGCTATACAAATATTTGAATTACCTTCGTTTACGCAAGTAGGCGAATGGCATCATAATTTAACTCCTATACAAGGACAAATTCGAATTCTAAAAGAAATACTAACCTATATACAAGAGTGCATAGGCAGTGACAACAGCGGAAATATATACTGGTCTGTTGAAAATAATAACATAGGTGAAGCAGGACTAGTTTGTATTCGAGACATTGGGGAAGATCAATTTCCAGGACTATTTGTAAGCGAGCCAATTAGAAAAGGCCATGTGCGTAAATTCCGTAAGGGATTTAATACTACACACAAGACTAAAATATCAGCGGCTGCTAGATTAAAACACCTAATCGAATCTAACAAAATGAAGATTAGCAGTAAACCCCTAATATCAGAGCTTAAGGCATTCATTGTTACAGGTGTTAGCTTCAAAGCAAAAAGCGGAGAAGAGGACGATCTAGTCAGTGCATTATTACTGATAGTCCGTATGAGTCAAGTGCTTGCAGACTGGGATTCAAGGGTATTTGATAGTTTTAGTAGTAATGATGACGCAGGTAATGAAGACTACGAACTGCCAATGCCTATCTTTGTTTCAACTAATTAAAGATAAATATCAATATGGACAAGAATCTCGAACCAATCGCTAAAGAACTATTTGGAAAAATTCGCACACAATTTCCAAAAATTAAACTTGGTGATGCAAATAGTGACGTAACTGATCGCCCTAACGACGCTCGTTTTTTCGAATTTGATTTTGTAAAAAACGGAAAGAATTTAGGATCTATCAGCATCAGCATTGCCGATGCTGAAAGTGAGGCGGCTGAAGACGACCTAGCTGACAATGACGGAATGGTTGTTATGTACAGTAATGACATAACTGACGATCAACCCGATAGTGTAAAAAGACAATGGTTTAATTTTTTAAGGGAACTTAGAGAATTTGCCAAACAAAAGATGATGCATTTTTCTATACGTGACATCACAAAAAAGAATTTAGATAAACGAGATTATCAACATTTAGCCAAGAATAACGGAGACGGCAGTATGACTGAAAGTAAACTATGGGGCACATCTAAGACTAGTTATCAACAGATGGGCGAAGCTAAACTAATTGTTAGACACACCCAACCTGTAAACTATGCCCATGCAGCTGGTCGTACACTACACATTGAAAGCATCCATGTTGAGAACAGTCAGGGTGAACGTTTTAAATATCCAGTGAAGCATTTGAATGGTGCTCGCGCCCTAGCTACTCATGTAGCACACGGTGGTACACCATATGATGGTATTGGTCAGCACATTACTGGTCTAAGTGAAGAACTAAACAAACTACGCATGTTCAAAGGCTATGTTGATCGCAACTCTATGGTTAGCGAAGCAATGGGCACGATACAAACTAAGGTATACGAGCGTATTGATCAAGTTAAGAAAGAAATCCGTAGCTTACAAAATCAAAGCTATTACGAATCATTTGCAGAATCGTTTGTGGTTAATGAAGCACAAGAGATTCCAGAAGATGTAGTTAATGATTGGATTGATCGTTTAACTATTCGCAGTTTTAATGAAGAACTAAAAAATGTATTCCCATACATTTACAAACTAGTAGGCGAAGAAGTTGATGTTATCAAAGAACTAACAGCAGATGATTTACTTGATGAAGTTTTTGACGGCGATAAAGAAACTGGTACTACACACAAAGGCGGTAAGGTTACTAAGACTGCTCACGGTGTTAAGCATGAAAAGACTGATTACGATGACGGTGAAAAAGTTGCGTTTAGACACAAAGACGAAAAGAGTCGTTATAAAAAGTATGCCAACTTAGATCAAGAAGATCAATTCGAAGCATTCTTAAATAATCTAGTCAGTGAAGAAAGTGATTTGTTTAACACTGACGAAGAAAGTCAAAGTGCATCAATACAAACATTAAATCAACTAATTGCACAAGAATTCCCAGCAGGTGTAGATGGTACCAATGCTATTCAAAGTTTGCAAGGTGTAATTGACGATCAAGAATTTGTCGATGCAATTAAACAACTAGGTAAGGTAAATCCAGAAATGGACATTAGAGAATTCCTAAAGAGTTACCTAGAGAAGCACGACGAAGAAAACGGTACAGACATTGCCAGTAAGATTAATTTTGATTCTACTACTCCTGCACCCACTGAGCCTGCTCCGGCAGCACCTCCAGCCGAACCTGTTGCGTCAGCGCCTGCTCCAGTAGCGACCCCAGTTGATCCAGCAGCAGTACCTGCGGCACCTGCACCAGTAGCTGAAGAAAAAGAAGATCCTCCTTTTGATGGTCCTTACAAAAAGCCAGGCGACAACAAAGATCAGTTTGGTAATGTTGTTAAGAATCCTGCTCGCCACGCTGCTAAGAAAGGTATGGCCGCCGCTATCGCTAAAGCCAAGAAAGCTGGTGCCACTGCTGAGACTATGGTTAACTTTGGTTCAGGTGAAATGAGCCTAGGTGAAGCTATTGCTAAGGCTGGAATGGATGTTGAAGAATTCTTTGAAGGCGCTGGTAAACAAAACGAAGTAATTGAATTTGTTAAATCAATGTATGATGAGACAACTGGTAATTTTCCAAAGGGAGAAACTGGTGTATTATTAGCAGTTGAAAAACAATTTGGTGAAGATGCAGCCAAGATGGCACACAGTGTAATCAGTGAGCTATCACAAGTATACGAATCAAAACGTATGCGCCAACTTGCTGGCATTACTGAGCATGGACTACAAAAGCCACAAGCTGATGTTTCTGAAATGTTCAAACGCTTCAATTCTATGTTTAGATAATTGGCAAAAATAAATCACATTTAAGCAAGATATCTCTTGCAATGATAAATAAAAGTGCGTATAATAACATATATGCACTTTTTACTTTACAATGGTGTAAAGTAGATATAGGCAAAACTAGCAGAAATGCAAAACAACTTAGGCTAACAATAGGAGATAATCATGGCATCATTAGCTGAAATCAGAGCAAAGCTCAAAGAGCAAGAAGGTAATTCAAAGGGTGGCGGTGAACGTACCGGTGGAGATAATTCCATTTACCCTTTCTGGAACTTAAAAGAAGGTTCCGAATCAACAGTCCGTTTTTTACCTGACGGAAATCCCGACAATACATTTTTCTGGGTCGAACGTGCAATGATCAAATTGCCATTCGCCGGCGTTAAAGGTTCTACTGACTCCAAGTCTGTAACCGTCAATGTCCCCTGCATGGAAATGTATGGCGAAGCTTGTCCAATCTTGAGCGAAGTACGTGGTTGGTTTAAAGATCCAGCATTGGAAGATATGGGTCGTAAGTATTGGAAGAAACGTAGCTACATCTTCCAAGGATACGTTGTTGAAGACGGTCTTAAAGAAGAAAATCGTCCGGAAAATGCAAATCGTCGATTTATTATCGGACCACAGATCTTCCAATTGATCAAGGGTGCATTGCTTGATCCAGAAATGGATGACATGCCAACTGATCCAGTCAACGGTGTTGACTTCAAGTTGATCAAAACTTCAAAAGGTGGTTATGCTGACTACTCTACTAGCAAGTGGAGCCGCCGTACTCGTCCATTGGATAGTACAGAAACTGCTAACTTGGAAACACATGGCTTGTTCAATCTTAAAGATTACTTGCCTAAGAAGCCAACTGACGTTGAAGTCAAAGTTATGAAAGAAATGTTTGAAGCAAGTGTTGATGGCGAGCCGTTTGATATGGATCGCTGGGGACAGTACTTTAAGCCAGCAGGTATGGGCCAGGCAACTGGTGATCCTAACTCTGCGCCTAAGGCAACTCCTGTTGCTCGTCCTGCACCAGTAGCAGCACCTGCCGCAGAAGATGCAGCACCTTGGGAAGAAGAAGTTGCTACAGCTGAGAAATCATTCTCAGCACCTAAGCAAGAATCAGCACCAGCTGCCAGTGGCGGTCGTGCAGAAGACATTCTTGCTATGATTCGCAATCGTAACAAGCAGTAAGCGTTAGAGTAAGTACAGGGTTTGCGCCCTGTACTTCTCGCCACTATTAGGAGAATAACTATGGCTAAACTAAACAAACTCGCAAAAGTAAATGAAAATATCAGTCTTAATCGTTATGACAACGGCTTCATGATAGAAGTTAGTGGTCGCGATAAGAAAGAAGAATGGAAGACCGCTAAGGTCATGTGCAATACAGAAGAAGAACTTATTGCAGTGATCAAAGAGTGGGTCGCAATGGACTTGGATAATTAATCATGGCAACAAAAGCATTTGACTTATCTAAATTCCGCAAAACCCTAACCAAGAGCATCGATGGCTTAGGTGTTGGCTTTAATGATCCTACAGATTGGATCTCAACAGGCAACTATGCTCTAAACTATTTGATTAGTTCAGATTTTAACAAAGGTGTGCCACTTGGTAAAGTGACAGTCCTTGCAGGTGAATCAGGAGCAGGTAAGAGTTATATCTGTTCTGGCAATCTTATCAAAGCCGCTCAACAACAAGGCATTTATGTAGTGTTAGTTGACAGTGAAAATGCTCTTGATGAGAAATGGCTTCATGCACTTGGCGTAGATACAAGTGAACAAAAATTGTTAAAACTCAATATGGCCATGATTGACGACGTGGCAAAGACCATTAGTGAATTCATGAAAGAGTACAAAACAATGGATGAAGCAACTCGTCCTAAAGTATTGTTTGTCATTGACTCATTAGGTATGTTGTTAACTCCAACAGACGTTAATCAGTTTGAAGCAGGCGAAATGAAAGGTGACATGGGCCGTAAGCCTAAGGCACTTACTTCATTAGTTCGTAATTGTGTAAACATGTTTGGCAGCTACAATGTTGGATTGGTTTGTACAAATCACACCTACGCAAGTCAAGACATGTTTGATCCAGATGACAAAATTTCAGGTGGACAAGGTTTCATTTATGCAAGTAGTATTGTTATTGCCATGCGTAAACTGAAATTGAAAACTGATGCCGATGGCAACAAGACTACCACAGTAAATGGTATCCGTGCCGCTTGTAAGATCATGAAAACACGCTATGCAAAGCCATTTGAATCAGTACAAGTTGAGATTCCTTATGCAACAGGCATGAGTCCATACAGTGGTCTTACTGATCTGTGTGAGGCAAAAGGTTTGCTTACAAAAGATGGCAACAGACTTAAATACGTTTCTACAGATGGTACAGAGATTAAATTGTATCGTAAGGAATGGGAACGTAATGAAGATGGATGTCTTGATAAAGTCATGCTTGAATTTAATAATGTTCGCCCAGTTCCTACAGTACAACTTGCTATTGATGAAGAAACTGGAGAAATTATAGAATGAACGAAAATCATATTGGTGATATTTGGATGTTGTTTAAAGAGTACGTTGACAAAAAAGTACTTGACGTATTAGCAGAACGATATGTTGATTTGTTAGCAGATCACGGTGTCAGCGATAAGGTTATGGCTGGCGCCTCTGGTGTTGACGATGACCTTGATAATGCTATTGACTTTTATCTAGATGAAACAAGTGACGAGGAAGAACTCGACGACGAAGATTTAGATTCTTATGAAGATGATGAATAATCTATGACTTGGTATACAAAAGTTTCAAAAGATATTTCGTATATTCCCGATGCTGTAGCACACTATGAACTTGAATTACAGGCAGCAAAGACAGATGCTCGCATAGCGGGGAACATTGAAAAGGCCGCTGCCAGGATGCCAGGCATTGTGGAAGAACGATTTGGTCAGCTACAAGAAATTGAAGCAATTTTGGAATATTTGAATATTGAACTTAGACGACTTAAGAGTCAACACTTCCGTAAATATTTAGAAAACTATCAAAGGGCTCTGTCATCAAGAGATTGTGAAAAATTTGTTGAAGGCGAGTCTGATGTGGTTGACTTTGAAAAAATTATCAATGAGTTTGCCCTGCTGAGAAACAAGTGGCTAGGCATTACTAAAGCATTAGATCAAAAACAATGGCAATTAACCAACATTGTTAAACTTAGAGTAGCTGGCATGGAAGATGCCACGTTATAATCATAAAACTTGACTTTTAACTTATACTCTAGTATAATCTAACTATGATAACAGTAGACACATTGCTCATAGAGCTGTCCCGTCAAGGCATTGAAACCTTAAGTTCTCAGATTGCCAACAGAGATAAAAAAGTTTTAATCAGTCTTGCTAGGCAAATTACATCGGGTCAATTTTTGACTGAAAATCAGTCAAAATTACTGATAAAAATTCTCAAAGAAAACGATCAACATATTTTTGATCCAACGTCTACCACTCGCACTGTTGTTGATAATCCCACATGGACACACCCCTTTAGAGTGATTGAACAGGTTAGAAAAATTTTCTTATCCAAAGACCACGATGGCCGAATCATAGTGGAATTTACCCATAATAAACGTCTACGACAGCAAATCACTGACCTCAATAAAATCATCGAAGGTCAGATGCTGTCGATTAATAACAGGCAGTATAGTGTACCACTAACTGAAAAAAATCTCTACCAGATAGTCGCAGTGTTCAAATCACATGGGTTCGAAGTAGATCCAATTATTATGAAATTTTACCAAGAAATTTCAGAAATTCGCTCAAGAAAGTCAACCCAGTTTGATGTGTTTAATTTAACTAATGAAAAATTAATTACCGCGGTGCATAATGAAATTGGTCAGATATCAGACGACAATTTGATTATGTTAAACGATCGAAGCTTGAAATTTCAATTCACAATTTTTCCAAAAAATCCAGAAATTTCACTGAAAAATTCACTGGCTAACAGGCCGTCACCTCGAGTATGGATTGATAGTAACACTACCCCACTTGATGAGTTAGTTACGGCACTATACAAATTAAATCGATTACCTGTACTATTTGTGTTCAACGGTCATGACTCTAAAGAGTGTTTACAAAACCTCAAAAAATTGGAAAAATCACTGAAAAATAGTGACCTTGATAAGATCGGGATTTATTTTAGATTTGATAGTGGCAGTGATAATAACAAAGAATTTAATTCTTTAATTTCACAATTAGATTACAACTCTAAATTAAATCAACAGACACAGGTAGCAGGTATTGCAAATAATAAATTACCAAAATTCATGCTAAAAAATGGTTGGTATCCATCAAGTGTAGTATCATTCTCAAATAATTTTAAAAGCAATAAAACCAGTGTCTATTGCAATTCAGTTGATTTGATAGTATACTACAATGATAAACGTCCCTTAGGAGGGGTAGATGCCATCGTGTAAATTGATCATTCAAGATGAGGTAAATCTTAAGGTAGAAGGACTTCCTGTTGAAATTCGACGTAAGTTAGCAAATACATTTAAGTATGAGGACCCTACTGCTCGTTATCGTCCAGCATATAAGTTAGGTAGGTGGGATGGAGCAATTACATTATTTGGATTAGGTGGTAACGGCTACCTAAGCCAGCTGCCAAAGATCTTAGAAGTACTGGAAAAAAGCGGCGTTGAGATAACAGAAATTATCGACAATCGTGCAGCCATTAATTTGCAGTTTCCTAAAGTAGAAGCAGACTTTTGGGGAGATCAATGCTGGCCTGTTGGACACAGATTTGCAGGTCAGCCAATTAGACTGCGTGAAGATCAAGTTGAAGTAGTAAATAAATTTCTTGAAAATCCTCAGTGTTTACAGGAAATTGCCACTGGCTTTGGCAAGACAATAACCACAGCAACATTAGCAAAGATTTGTGAACCTTACGGTCGAACATTTACTATTGTACCTAATAAAAGTCTTGTTGAACAAACAGAAGAAGATTTTATCAACTGCGGCCTTGATGTAGGTGTGTACTATGGTGATCGCAAAGATCTCTATAAAACTCACACTATTGCCACTTGGCAGAGTCTTAATATACTCGACAAGAAAAGTAAAAATCACGAGCAAGACATATTAACACTTGCAGAATTTCTTGACGGTGTTACTACAATTATGGTAGACGAGGTACACATGGCTAAAGCTACTGTGTTGAGAAATTTGCTGACACAGAACTTTAACAATGCTCCTATTCGTTGGGGTTTAACTGGCACTGTACCTAAAGAAGATTTTGAAGCACAGCAAATTTTTGTAAGTCTTGGACCCTGTGTACACGAAGTTCACGCACATGAATTACAAGCACAAGGTGTTTTAAGTGACTGCCATGTAAACATAACACAACTTATTGACTTACCTGAATTTAAGTCATATGCAGAAGAATACAAGTATCTTGTCACTGATGAAGACAGGATGATTTTTATATCAAAACTAGTAAATGGCATTAGTAATAGTGGTAATACCCTTGTACTGGTAAATCGAATAGAGACAGGTAAATTCATTGTTAACGAAATTCCAGATAGTGTCTTTATTTCAGGTGAAGTAAAAACTAAAGATAGAAAGAGTGAATACGATGAAATTAAAACTGTTGATAACAAGATTATTGTGGCGACTTACGGTGTGGCCGCTGTGGGTATTAATATCCCCCGTATTTTTAATCTGGTTATGGTGGAGTCCGGAAAGAGCTTTACAAGGGTTATACAAAGCATTGGGCGAGGCATTAGACGTGCAGACGACAAAGACTTTGTCCAAATCTGGGACGTTACAAGTACCTGCAAATACGCCAAGCGCCATCTCACGCAACGTAAGAAGTTTTACAAGGACGCTAAGTACCCGTTCACGATCGAGAAAATAGACTGGAAATAATAACAAAAATATGCAAATACTAACCTTAGACAATCAAGCATTTGACTTGAATAATTTACCTGATGAGGTAGATGACAGCATGAGATTTGCTGTATTAGATAACAGTGATGCACAAAGTCCTGACTTTTTCTTTCAGCCATTAATTTTCTTAGAAAGTTTTAATAGTCCAGCAATGGTACTTAAAATTGGTAACGATGAAGTTACTATGCCCATTGATTGGTCGATTGCAGTCGGCGATAGTTCTACTGCGAGTGATATTGAAATACTGCCACTTACTAGCTTAAACGATCGCGGATTTGAAGCATTCTGTTTTAACCCATTAAGTAGTTTTAGATTAGAATTTAAGAAGATCGAAATTGTAAATTTTTATAATGATGTTAAATGGTATTTTCCAAAAATGAAAAATAATCAATTGCTTGCAGTACCGTTAAATAATGAACCAAAGACGTTATGTGCATATTTTGTTAAAGAAATATCACGTCAAAGTGAAATAATTTTATTAGATAGACTATTGTAATATGGGAAAACTTACACCAGGTGCAACGTACATTTACGAACGCAACGCTGGCGAAGTATATGCCAGAGAAGTTGGGGCTGACCCAAGTACACGAAAATTAATTGGATACAATTGGGATCCTGTCAGCGGCAAGCGGAGCACACACGACCATATAATAGAAGACAAAATGTGGGGTGAAATTCGTCGAATGGCTCCTACCAATCCCGCTTTACAAAAGGCACTGGACCGTGCTATAATGATATATAGACTAAGCAAGGACAAACCATTATGAGTACAGACGCAGATAAATTTAATCATAGCAAACGTCTTCAACGGAACGAAAACGCTGTAAAGAAACAAGTAAAAATTGCTAAAGCACACGGTCTAACTGATAAAGATAAAGCAGTTAAGGAACCGCACCGCTTAGAAAAACACCATGCTATGGACTGCGGTAATCCCGGATGTATGCTATGTGGTAATCCTCGTAAGCTATGGCACGAATTAACTGCACAAGAAAAACGCATGTTCCAAGAAACAGAAATTCGTCGTATGCGCCATAGTAATGGTACAATTCCAGAGGATGATAATGAGTGAAAAGGTTGAACTAAAAGATAAACTTGCAGCCGTTGATATGAACTACAAAGGCCTGTGGGACGAGTTAGATGCTGAACAACAGAAGGCACTTAAGAGTGAGTTGTTTATTTTAAATCGATACATTAGCAATGCCCAAGGCAATCGAGAAATTCAGGAACATTTTATTTTAACTGTTAATGAATACTTTAACAAGCACTGGAATATTCTACAGAAGCATCCAAAATTGTTATGGCAATTGCTTTGTATGTGCGGGCATGAAAGTCAAAAGATATTTTTTCATCAATGGATTGGCTTTAAGAAAAAACAAGGCAATAACAAACTATCTAAGTTTTTATTAGAAATATACCCAAACAAAAAACAAGATGAAATTGAAATGATGAGTCAATTAATGACTACTGCTGACGCTAAAAAATTAGCACAAACACATGGTTTTGATGATAAACAAATTGCTAAAATGTTTTAACTATGTTAGAATTAAGTGTGAATAAACCTTACGCCTGTCAGTTTTGCAAATCAAAATTTATGCAAGAAAGAACTCTTGCAGTACACATGTGCGAGCAGAAAAGACGTTACTTGGCCAAGGATGAAAAACATGTTTTTATAGGATATCAAACCTATAATAAATTTTATAGAATTACGCAACAACTAGGTGTTGACAAAACCTATGACGACTTTGCACGTAGCCCATATTATAATGCTATGGTAAAGTTTGGAAGTTTTGTTAATAACACAAAGCCCCTATACCCTGACAAATTTATCGACTATGTAGTACGCAGTGGTGTTAAATTAGATCACTGGTGTAGAGATGAATTATATGAGAAATATGTTATTAACTTAATTCATACTGAATCTGTCGAGACCGCATTAGAGAGAAGTGTTGCACACATGCAATCCTGGGCCACTGATAATAATGCCCTGTGGAATCATTACTTTAAGTATGTTAGTACTAATCGAGCTGTATTTGATGTCAAGGATGGTAAAGTGAGCCCGTGGCTAATTCTTAACTGTGCTAGTGGCAAAGCTATGCTGGGCAATTTCCGTGATGATCAGTTGAGTGCCATTGGCAATGTTATTGATCCGCAGGTATGGGTTAAGAAGTTTAAAACTCAAAAGTTTGACATGGAACTTGTGAGAACTATTGTTAAAGAATCGAGCCTATAATGCCAGATATTGATATTGACTTTGCTGACAGAGATCACGCCCTTAAATTTATCAAACATATACCTGCGGCTATTAAGGATACAACTGGTACTTTTAAAAAGCACAATACTGGCGTATATTGTACACCTATCCCGTACAATCCTGTAAATAACTTATCCAACGTAGACTACAAAGAAGCAGAAGAAAGAGGCTATTTTAAACTAGACTTTCTAAATGTTAGTATCTATAAAGATGTACGGGATGAAGAGCATCTCAAAACTTTAATGGAGACTGAACCACTATGGGACCTTTTAGCGCAGGACGATTTCAGCAGTTTACTATTTCACGTCAACGGACACGGAAGCATTTTGAGACAGATGAAGCCGACGAGTATACTCCAACTAGCGGCCGTTTTGGCTATGATAAGACCCGCAAAGAGGCATTTGATTGGAGAGACCTGGACGACGGTGATGGAGACGATTTGGACAAAGCCCGAGGATGGTGAGTACTACTTTAAGAAAGCTCATGCGGTAGCATACGCAATGGCAGTGGTAGTACAGATGAATTTAATCTGTGAAAGTATCAGTTACGGATATACATGACTATAGAATATTTTGAAACTCCAGTGCCCCATATAATTGTTAGAAACATATTTAATACTAATGATTTAGAAAATGTTTGGAAAGAATTAGCATTCTTAACACATCCAGACAAACTGTTATCACCAACAATTACACAATCGGCAATATCACCTAACGGCAATACGGTTAAAAACAACCACGGAGTTTTCTTACATGATATATACCAAACTCCTAATATTTCAGATATCTATCGATCAATGACTAATGTGTTTACTAGACAATTCTGTGAAGAAGTAGCTTCTAAACATATGATATTTAAATGGTTTACTGAGCTTACTGATGAATCTTTTTTGTTAAGTTATTATGATGATAATGATAATTACCTTCCACATAAAGATGTGTCTATATATACAGTACTAGTTAACCTATATAAAGACCCTAAAGCATTTGTCGGTGGAGATTTGTTGTTGGGTGAAGATGGCTATACAATTCCGTTAGAAAATAATAGGATGATTATTTTTCCAAGTTGGGCAGTACATGGAGTTACCCCTGTTAAATTTTTAAATACAACAGAAAAATTCTCAGGATGGGGAAGATATACTATTAGTAATTTTCGAATGTACTTACGACAATAAGGTACAGATTTAGTTAATTCTTAGGTATAGGTCGAACCAATTGTACACTTTTACGTTTGACTCTTTTTAACGTTAAGTTCATTAAATTAACAACTGGTCCTAATAGTATTCGAACATCCTTACTATTAAATGTCTTTATTGCATACTTAAACGGCGAAATTTCTGTGCGCAGAAAGATATTGATAGGTATCTGTCTATTTGATTCCCACCACCAAGTCTCTCCAATATCTAAAAATATCGTCTTTTCTTCGGGTGTTTTAATAATAGATAAGTCGTAGAAGCTAGTTACGAACTGATCTTGATTTATAATAATACCTACGAATTCGGCCTCGCCGTAGTGTAATACGCTTATAAACGGTAAGTGTTCTTGTATGTTATCTCTTAATTTAACCATATAAATAGTAGTGAGGCCTTTAAACCAAATGCAAAAAATTTCAAGTTATTTATATTCAAACAGAATCCAAGCAGTTGTCAATCTGGCTGCATCACCTTTGGAGTGGAGAATCGTGTATCAACGTAAATTTAAAATCTATCAAGGCCTAGACAATGTACTAGAACTTGATGTAAAAAATGCCGAACAAAAACGTATCGACATTACTACTTATGCATTGAAGTTCGTCATTATGGATCAACTTAATCAAGAAGTATATGCAGGTAATGTTAACACTGCAACAGGTAAAAAAGGCATTGGATTGATGGTTATCCCGGCGCTGGCCTTAGATACTATTACCCCTCAATTCCTAAAATACACAGTATACATCCTTAATCAAGATACTACTAAAACTCCTGTATACGGTGATACTCAGTTTGGTGTTACGGGAACTATGGATTTGTTAGGCGGCGCAATGCCAACCGGTCTGCCTGTTAAAATCATAAAAACTTTTATATATGAAATTGATGTAAATGACCCTACTTGGCAAACTCGAAATTATTACAGCGAATCAATCGAAATCAATCCAGTAAATGACGGCGTTGGATCTGGAGAAGTTGAGTTAACGTTTTCTTTTAGTTCATTGGCTGCGCCTATTACTGTACAAACTACCACTGGCGATATAGTAAGTACTGCTACTAATTGGACTAGTGTAGAAACATTTAATGTAACCACAGCAACCACTACTGTAACAAAAACATACACTATTGACCCTGATACAAATTGGCTGAGAATCTCCTACACGGCCCAGGCAAATACTACCGGAACAATTGACAAAGTAACAGCAATACTGTAAAATGTAACTATGAGTTTAATCATAGATACAGTACAGTCATACCTCCCTGCAAAACGTAAAGTAACCCCGAGTGGTTGGGTCAGCTTCAATGCGGTATGCTGTCACCATAACGGGACATCAGCTGACAATAGACAGCGTGGCGGCATTATGGTTAATGAAGGTGTTAGCTATCATTGCTTTAACTGTGGATTCAAAGCCAGTTGGCAACCAGGTCGCAAAGTATCGGTTAAATTAAAACGTCTTATGCAATGGCTAGGTGTTGCAGACGATACCATTACCAAATGTAGTCTAGAGGCTATGCGCATCGAAGAAGACAGTTCATACAAAGGTGAGCAAGGTCTTATACCCACATTTATTGACAAAGCCTTGCCTATTGGCACTAAGCCTTTAACAGAATGGATTAAACATCCCTCAGACGAGCTAGTACCAGTATTGGAATACCTAGCCAGCCGCAACCTATACGTAGATGATTATCCTTGGCATTGGACTGATGAAGATGGATTTAGCAATAGACTAATTATTCCTTTTTATCACGAACATAGGCTAGTTGGATATACTGCCCGTAAGATTACAACTGGTAAACCCAAGTACATAAGTGAACAACAGCCCGGATATGTGTTTAATTTAGACAGACAACATTACGAACGTAAATATGTCATAGTAACAGAAGGCCCTATTGATGCTATCTGTATAGACGGTGTTGCTGTAATGAGTGCTGAGATCGGCGTAAGCCAACATGCACTAATTAGTCAACTACAGCGTGAAGTTATAGTGGTAGCAGATAGAGATGACGCTGGTTATAGGATGGTTGAACAGGCACTAGAATATGGATGGAGTGTAGCTTTTCCTGAATGGACCGAAGGCGTTAAAGACGTAAATGACGCAGTTATCAAATACGGAAAATTATATACACTATACAGTATCATAAGCTCAAAAGAATCTAACAATTTAAAAATACAGTTACAAGCACGTAAATGGTTTAAGAAGGAAGAAGAATGAAATTTATTAATTGGCTACTAACGCCCTACAGACGCTGGCAGGAACGCAAAGCATTTAATAAGCGTCTTGAAGAACTGCGTAAACGCGATCCATTTATTTACAAATGATACAGTGGGGAATAAACGCTCTCAATCACGGCAGTAGTCTAGCGGTGTTTAAGGATAGCGAACTACTATCATGGGTTACGTGTAAAGATAACGAAATAGACACATTACTTATTACTGATGCACTACATCGAGGTGCTCCGGATCGTATTTTTTGGTATGAACGTCCTTGGCTTAAAAAAGCAAGACAAGTATATGCTGGGCAATATGCGACAGCATTAGACATGTCGGTGTTACCTAAACGATATTTGAATAAAATAAGAGTTCACTATGCCCCAGTTACTTACACGCCGCACCATGCAAGTCATGCTGCCGCTGGGTACTACTCTAGTCCGTTTAATCACTGTGCCATTGTTGTACTAGATGCAATAGGTGAATTTGAATCGGCTACCATATGGGAAGCCAAGTACGGTGAAATGAAGAAAGTATGGAGCAGAAGTTATCCACATAGTTTAGGCTTGTTCTATTCAGCATTTACAAAATTAATTGGACTTACTCCAATTAAAGATGAATACCTATTACAGAAGATGGCAGCACAGGGCGACAAACAACGGTATTTTAAAGAAGTTAATAACTATGTCAGCAACACAGTTAATCTAAAATACAACCTACATCGAGGTGTATTAAACTGGCCTTACCCGATTGAAACACTGCAAGATCAATGTGACATTGCGGCCGCAGTACAAGATGCATTTGAAGGTCAAATTGGTATGGTTATGCTAGAAGCTAGAAAATTAATCAACACCGATTGCCTAGTTTATATGGGCGGCTGTGCTATGAATTCGGATGCTAACAAACGGTTTGTAGAACCCGCATTTAAGTATCGCTGGTCATTGCCAAATCCGGGTGATCCGAGTAGTAGCATAGGGGCAGTTGCTTATCACAATAAACAACGGATATACCGCAACTGGTCACCAGTCAAACACATTGCAATTAACGTATAAAGAGAGTATAATAGATAATGTCTAAAACTTTATGGATATTTGGGGACAGTTATGCTGATACAAGTCTATTTGATCACGATCGGGTATGGATTAATCAGTTAGCCAAAAAACTTAATTATAAATTAAAAAATATAAGTATGTTAGGTTGTAGTCAAGATTTCCCTTGCCAGATGCTAGCAGATCATGCCAGCGACATCTCCCAAGACGACCAAGTTATAATTGTGTCAACTAGTCCTGGCAGATTTTGGTTTTTTGAAGATCTACCAGAGATAACAAACCCTAATGTCATTTTTACCAATACGAAAAACACAGAAAAACTTATTGGAAAAGATAGAGCTAGGGTTGCAGAAATGTATTTTAAATACCTACAACGACCTCAGCTAGATATTTTACATTCTACATTAAGATTAGGATGGCTAAATCATATGGCTGTAACGCACGGCTGGAAACCTCCTTTAATAATTTTTGGATTTTTTCAATTTACATTAAGTTGTAGCAAGTATCCTAATTTAATTCTCAGTAACGGTAATCTTACAGATAATATAAGTGAACCTGAAGTAGAACCAAATGGACATCTTTTCAAAGGATCAGATCCAAGGTATAATCATTTGTGCCTTAGAAATCACGATGTTTTAAGCAACAAAATATATAATACGTTAGTAGACAACCAGAGTCTAGATCTTACTCAAGGTTTTCATACAAAACTAATATCAAAAAAATCATTGCACGACAATGAATGGGCAAATGAAGAATTGTGTGTACCAGCATACTTAAAGTTTAAAAATGGATACAAGTAATAAATGAACGATTATAATAACGATAAAGCAAGACAAAACGTAGACTACGGGTACGATATACAACGTCTTTATTTAGAAATGATGCTATCTGATGCAGAAACATTTGTACGCTGCCAAAGCATCTTTGATCACGAACTATTTGATCGCAAGCTACAAGCAAGTGCCAAGTTCTTAAATGACTATGTAGTAGATCATAATGTACTGCCCACATATGACATTGTTAATGCGGCCACTGGATCAACCTTTAAAGAAACTACAGATCTTAAAGATGCACACTATGATTGGCTACTCAGTGACTTTGAAACATTTATTCGACACAAAGGTCTTGAGAGAGCTATTCTAGCCTCAGCTGACTTGTTGGAAAAAGGTGAGTACGGTCCTGTAGAAGAACTAGTTAAGAAGGCAGTGCAAGTTGGCTTAACCAAAGATCTAGGCACTGACTACTTTGCAGATCCACGTGGTCGCTTGATGAAGATCAAAAGCAACAACGGGCAGTTAAAGACTGGCTGGGACACTGTGGACAAACGATTGTTTGGGGGGTTTAACCGAGGAGAGCTGAATATCTTTGCAGGCGGTTCGGGTGCGGGCAAGAGTCTATTCCTAGCAAACTTAGGAGTCAACTGGGCACTACAGGGATTTAATGTAGTGTATCTAACTCTAGAATTAAGTGAAGAACTAGTATCAATGCGTGTGGATAGTATGATAACTGATATACCTAGCAGAGACATTTTTAAGAATATTGATGATGTTGAGATGAAGGTTAAGGTAATTGGCAAGAAGAGCGGCACATATCAAGTCAAGTACATGCCATCGGGTAAAACATCTAATGATGTGCGTAGTTACTTGAAAGAGTATGAGATTAAACTAGGACGTAAAGTAGACATCTTGTTAGTAGACTACTTGGACTTGCTGATGCCAATCTCCAAGAAGATTTCAGCGGAGAACCTGTTTATTAAGGACAAGTACGTAAGTGAAGAATTGCGTAACCTAGCAGTGGAGAAGCAGTGTGTCTTGGTAACGGCTGCACAGTTGAATCGTGGTGCTGTGGAAGAAGTTGAGTTTGATCACAGTCACATTTCGGGTGGATTAAGTAAGATACAGACTGCGGACAACGTGTTTGGTATCTTTACATCAAGGGCCATGCGTGAACGTGGCAAGTATCAAATCCAGCTGATGAAAACTCGTAGTAGTTCGGGTGTGGGCATGAAGATTGATTTGGACTTTAACATTGATACTCTACGTATTACAGATCCAGGAGAAGAAGGGCAGGGCGAGTATGGTAATGATTCAGGCGGTGCTCCAGTGAGCAAGGGCAATCAAATCCTTAACAGTCTCCAGAGATCTAGTACTACAGGTGGAACTAGCACAGAAGGTTGGGCACGTGGACAACCCCGAGAAGGACATGATCCACTAGCGGGCATTGCCATTAAGAAGAATACCGCACAGGTAGAGTCAAGTAAACTTAGACAACTGCTGAATCAACTACCTTCGGACGACATTTAATCTTACTGTAACATGATTTTTATCAATAAAAGATAAGTACGTGTATATAAAACTCAACAAGGTAGCGAATCATGTTAAAAGTAATCCAAGATCTCCACGATCCACTTATCGACTTGGTCAAGGATGACCCTGTACGTCCGGCCATTCCCACTGCTAGTCGCATACATGATCACGCTGAAATACTAGTATTGATGGAAGATGACAAGCCAGCCGCAGTGGTATGTGTGGCCTACTTAGATGCTGTGCCCACTACGGAAACTGAACTGGGAAAAACTGGGGACAATGTGGCTGCATTCTATACCATATGGTCATACCAAACGGGTGCGGGACGCAGAATGATTCGAGCTGCTCGCATACACATAGCACAGAACCGCCCCACTATCAAGACCTATGTGACCTTGAGCCCCAAGACTGAAATGGCTCGTAGATTCCACATGAGTAACGGTGCTAGCATGTTAGCTGATAACGAGACCACAGTGAACTACCTCTACGAATAACGGCCACCAGAGTCGTAGCCGCGAAGCGGCGCAGCGCCAAAACAGATTTTTAAATCAATTATGTTAGCAGTTAATCTCTGTACCGTTGGGTATTTTAGTCATAGTTAGCTCCTGTTAGTATGCATA